TAAGCATTGTAGGGATGAATACCAAAAAATATATAGAGAGAAAAATTTAGATAAATCAAGAGAATCTCAAAGACAATGGAAACAAAGAAATAAAGAAAGAGAATCAACTAAAGATGAATTGTGGAGAAAAAATAATAAAAAACACATCTTAGAATATACCAAAGAGTATCAAAAACAACATCGTGATAAAGTTAATGAATATAGTAAAAAAAGAAGAAACAAAAATCATAAAATAAATAATAAAGAATGGAAATATTGCTTAGATTATTTTAATCATGAATGTGCTTATTGTGGAACTAGCGAACAAGACCACAAAGAAAAATATAGACAACAATTACATAAAGAACATGTAATACACAATGGAGTTAATACAATAAATAATTGCGTTCCATCATGTAAAGGGTGTAATAGTAGTAAAAGACAGTTAGATATAGAAGCTTGGCTTAGATCCAAAGATTTCTTCTCAGAAGAAAAGCTTATAAAAATAAAGCAGTGGTTAAAAGAAGCTGAAAATTTAAATCAATTATAATAATCTAAAATATAAAACAAATGGAGTACACGTGTAATTAATGGTAGCTACCCTCCTGACGGGGAGGATATAATTGGAAAACATAACACATAAATACAAGTATAATATTAATGATGTAATCAATGGTAATATAAAAATATTAAACCTAATTAGGATTAACCATGGGAAACATACTATTAAAGGCTATAAATATGAATGTTTGCAATGTAAATATATAGGGAAAATGGATGAATATCATTTAAAAGCCAATCGTAAATGTCCTATATGCTCTAACAAAAAAGTTAAAATAGGAATTAATGATATGTGGACAACTAATCCTAGTTTAGCTAATTTGCTGCATGATAAAAATGATGGGTTTAAATATACTCAAGCAAGTAGTGTATTTGTGAATTGGAAATGCGACAAATGCGAAAATATAATAATAAACAAATCAATAAATAATATTAGTAAACGAGGTTTGTCTTGCCCTAAGTGTTCTGACGGGGTGAGTTATGCCCAGAAATTTATGTATAATGTTTTAATTCAGTTAGGTATTGAATTCACAACAGAACATGTTTTTAGCTGGAGTAAAAACATTGAACATACAAATACAAAGCTTAATGGTACTAAGATATACGATTTTTATATTGAAAATAAAAATATTATAATTGAGGTACACGGCAACCAACATTATGAAAAAAGTTTTCCTAATTCATTAAGGACTCTAAAAGAAGAACGAGAAAATGATGAAATAAAAGAATGTATTGCCAAAATAAACGGAATTACAAATTATATAATTATTGATGCACAGTCGCCTAATTTACAATACATAAAAACTAATATATTAGATAGTGAAATAATAAATATATTTGATTTATCAAGAATTGATTGGATAAGGTGTCATGAATTTGCTTGTAATTCGTTAGTGAAATCGGTCTGTGATTTATGGAATAGTGGTATGAATAATACTTTAGATATTAGCAAAGAAATAAAATTAAGTAGAAAAACTATTACTAAATATTTAAAACAAGGTGATGAATTAGATTGGTGTAAATATAAAAAATTCGATCAACAATCAAACCCAGTAGTACAATTAAATATAAATACAGGTGAAATAATTAATAAGTATGACAGTGTTGGAAAAGCAAAAAGTGAAACTGGAGCATATCATATTTCGGAAGTTTGTAAAGGCGAATATAAACAGTCTGGTGGATATAAATGGATGTATAAAAAAGATTGGGAAATACAACAAAGTTTCAATAAAAAATCACTTTTAATCAAAATATAAACTATGAGAAAGGATAATAGCAATGGATAGAGACGAATTAGTTCAATATTACATAATAAATTCAGAATTAAATATGTCTGTCGGTAAAATAGCTGGTCAAGTGGCTCATGTTGCGACCATTATTTCACTTGATAGTTTGTGCTTTCAAGAAAATAAACTATGGGTGGAAAGAAAGAAAACATTTATAGAGTGGTATACAAACCACAACCAAAAGAAAATTATATTAAGAGGTAAGACTAAAGATTTATTAAAACTTAAAGAAGAGGGATTTTACTATATTGAAGATTTAGGATTGACTGAAATACCTACTGGAAGTTTAACATGTGTCGGGTTAGGAGTAATGCGGAAGTCAGAAACGCAACAGTATATTAAAAGACTACAATTATTATAAAGATGATTATAGTCTTGATTTAAGGGGAGAAGTTACATGAATAAGAATCAATTAAAACAACAAAAGCAATGTTCTCATTTTGAATTAGATGATTGGGGAGTATGTAAACATCAATATGATTGGAATGAAGATATATGTAAAGATAATTGTATAAGTAACCATGATAAAAATATAGAGAAGGAAAATATAAAAGGAGAATAAAACAGTATGCCAATCTTAGGAAATAGTGATGATATTCATGTTGAATATCAAATACCAAAAAACATTAAACAGTTAATTACATATGATTTTTTAAAGGAATTTAGAAATCAACTTATTCGTATTCATGAGTACTGGAGCATAGACACATTTGCTGAGGATGGTATTCCGATGAATACGAGTACAAGTGGTTGGTATGCAGCCTTTGGAAAAGCATGTATTATCACAAACAGTAAAGAATTATATAATTATTGGAAAACTCTTCCTTGGTATGATTCAGATATTTTTGATGGAGAATTAGCAGAAATACTCATCGAGAAACATTTAATATTAGGTGATATATCAAAAGTAATTGAGCAACAACTAGGAATAAAGGAAGATGAACTTAGGTGTTGTTGTACCTGTGGCAAACTTTATACTTCTGATATGATAATAGAGTTATCAGAAAAAGAAGTTGAAGAAGAAATGGGGTATTATAGATGCTTATGTTGTAACGATATTAAAAATACTAGTGATGGGAATAAAAATGCAACGAGTTATTATAGAAATTGTTTAAAAGAAATAAAAGAATATGAATGGCAATAAAAAGATGAAAGATTTAGCAGACAGTTAAACAAAATATAAAATAAGAAAGGGATAATATGAACGATAATAATGAGCTGATACAATATTTTATAGTTAATAAAGACTTAAATATGTCGGCAGGAAAAATTGCAGCACAAGTAAGTCATGCAGCTATGTTAATTGCGTTACGTGACCAACATGAAGAAAAGTTTAAACAATGGCTAAAAATAGCGATTAAAAAAGTAGTACTTAAAGCAAATGAAAATGAAATAATTAAAGTATATGAAAAATTGCCGAATGCTAAACTAATTATAGATAATGGACATACAGAGGTACCGCCACAATCTAAAACTGTATTAGGATTTCCTATAATGTCAAGAGAAGAAGCACACCCATACGTAAAAAGATTCAGGCTACTTTAACTAAAATATAAATTTAAAGGATAAATGTATGATTAATTATGATAGGATTAGAGAGATATGCGAGTATTTAGATGTAGAAATCTATGGTAAGGATTGTAATTTTATTGATGAAGATAGCGTTACATTTTACAGTAGAGATTATTGTCACAGTATATCTTTTGAAGAGCTAATAAAATGGTATATTAAAAGAATTGATATCATTGATGTTGATGAAGATTGTGACGCAAATATTGTAGTTGATAAAGTAGATAAAAATATAGAATATTTAATGGAATTAATAAAAATTTATTCAATTTATAATGTGATTAATCAATTAAAATACAAATTTATAGAGATAGGAGAAAAACATGGAGAGTTTCGAATTACAATGTAATTGCGGCAGTTGTAACACAGGCATATTTAGTTGTACAAAAAGAGGAACCAATGCGGTAATTATAACTTACATTTGTAATTCATGTGGCAATATGGAGGAAGTAGTCCAGTATTTGTATAAAGATAAATATTTAAATGAGAGATATTGTACCGTAGCAGAATCGTTGGAAGAATCTTTAAAAGAAATGCAATTAATGAGACGGGGTAAATTACCTAAAAAATCTTTAAAAGAATCTAAACAAGAATGGGATATATGGGTAGAAGAAACGGAAGAAGAATTGAAACAACAATAATTTAAAATATAAAAGGAGAGGAGTGTATTGCAATATGATAGATAAAAAATTGCTTGAAAGACAATTGAGTTTTTATAGAGAGAAAGATATGCTTTTAAAACCAGAAGTGTTTAATAAAAATGTTCTACCTAGCTTATTAAAAAAGTTTACCAACTATGGCATGACCGAAAATTTTTATTGTTGCAATGGAGATGAACTTTGTTGTTGGCAAGAAATCGTTGAACAGGGTAATTGGAACTTAACATTGGAAAGTGTTAAGGAAAATATAAAAAGGAATGTTAAGTTCACGAAAAAATATTTATATAACCAAAGTAAATATGGTAAAAGACTCTATAAATATGAAGATGAATACGGTTGCCACATTTATATTTATCTAAGAGATATATTTAAAGTAGACTACGCAATCTGGTTCAATAATGAAAAAGAATAAATCTAAAATATAAAATAGTGAGGTAAAAATGAGAGTAATTTCGTTCGACCAGTCAACCAACAAAACAGGATATTCGGTATTCGATAATGAGAATTTAATTAATCACGGAGTTTTAGATTTTAGTGAGATCGAAAATTCAGATGAGAGAATATTTAAACTAAAAACTGAAGCTAACAACCTAATTAAAAATCAAAAAGCTGAAATTGTAGCAATAGAACAAATACAATATCAAGGTAATTTACAGGGGTATAAGCCTCTAGCAGAACTATTAGGAGTTATGAAAAACAATCTATATGAACAAGAGCTGCTGTACTTTATCATAGAACCTTCAAAATGGAAGTCTACATGTGGAGTTAAAGGAAAAAAAAGAGTGGATCAAAAAGCCAATGCTCAAAATTTTGTCAAAGAACAATTTGATATAGATGCTTCTGAAGATGAGGCGGATGCTATTTGCATTGGATGGCACATGGTTCAAAAAGAAGTAAAAAAAGTAATTATTTAAGCTTGTTTTAAATATACATAATAATGAAACGTGAAAGGGTTATAATTTATGGTAGAACCTATTATTAAAAAACACACTAAAGACAAAATAGATAAAAAAGATCAATCTCTGCCACCTTTCCCTAATGAAATTAAAAAAGAGTTGTTTTTAATTATGAGCAGAAGAGCATTTGAGGCAGGATTAGTAAGTAACGATGTATATCAAAAAGTTAAAGCTGATATTGAAAAGCTTTAACTTTCTTTTTTATAATATCTAAATATTGACGCAACATGTATTAATAGTATATTATTATAACTATCAAACTCATATTATACATATGGTAACAGAGGTGAAGAATGGACTTATATACAATTAGAAATACTTTGAATCTAGGCAAATCTATCTACGACTTACAGTTAAGAGTTACATATTATACTAGGGTATCAACTTCTACCTTAGATCAATTAAACTCTCTCAAGAATCAAATTAATTATTTTGAAGAACATATTAAAAGTTGTAATAATTGGACTCTCGTAGAAGGATACATCGATGAAGGTATTACAGGCACATCAATCAATAAAAGAGAAGCATTTAACCAAATGATTGAAGACGGAAGAAATAAGAAATTTGATTTAGTTATAACTAAAGAAGTAAGTAGATTTGCTAGAAATACAATTGATAGCTTGTTTTATACTAGAGAATTATTAAAATACGGTATAGGAGTGCTATTTCAAAATGATGGAATAAATACCTTGATGCCAGATTCGGAGGTTAAACTTGCCATAATGTCTAGTTTAGCTCAAGAAGAAAGTAGAAAGATATCAGATAGAGTTAAATGGGGGCATAAACGTTCAATCGATTCGGGAAAAGTGTTGGGGAATAATAAAATATGGGGATATAATAAAGAAAATGGCAAACTAGTAATAGAGAAAGAAGAAGCTGAAATTGTATGTCAAATCTTCGATTTATATGCAAATCAAAATAAAGGAATAAGGACAGTATCCGATATGCTGTCTCAAAAAGAAATTGTAAATAGAAACGGAAACCCCATTACGTTTAATACTATAAAATCTATTATTACTAATCCAAAATATAAGGGATATTATTGTGGTAAAAAATCAACAACAATAGATTTTATTACAAAAGAGCGAGAGTTTTTTAATTCAGATAAATGGATAACATATAAAGATTATGAAAGCGTTCCACCAATTGTTTCCGAGGAAATATGGGAAAAGGCAAACAATATCTTAAAACAAAGAAGTGAAAAAATGACATCCGAAGATAAGACATCGTATCAAAATAAATTCTTATATTCTGGAAAAATAATTTGCTCAGAACACAAAACATCATATTGGAGAAATTTTTATAAATACGACACTATAGAATCAAAAGAAGTATGGCAATGTAAAATTTATAGAAAAAAAGGTAAAAAATTTTGCGATAGTCCAATGATGTATAAAAATGAGTTGGATGATATTATGAAACACGTACTACATATGTATTCTAAGTATAAAAACGTTTTTAGCAAAGAATTAACTGAACTACATTCTAAATATTTAAAAGAAGTTAATTATGACAAAGATATTAAAGAGTTGATGAACAATATAAATGAAAATAAAGTATTAAAGAAAAATCTTTTACGGTTATATGCGGGAGGAAATGTAGCGGACAACGATTATCAAGAACAAATTAAAGATTTAAATGATGAAATTGAGGGTTATGAAAAACGAATAAAAAATTATGAAAAATTAAACGATGCAAAGTATGATGTAGCATCACAAGTAAAATCATTAAAAGAATTCTTTAATTTTGATTTTGATATTAACAGTGAACTAGACGAAGAAACAATGGATAAATTTTTGGAAAAAATTGAAGTATCAAAAGGGAAAGAAAAAAATGAAATATGCATTAATGTTGTATTAAAAGCGGGTCTGGGTGAAATACCAGTTTACTTCATAAGAGATATGCATTTGATGTTTATCACACATATAGAAGATAACAAACGCATGTTTAAATTTTTTAGAAAGAAAAACGCTAGAGATACACATCCTGTAGAGGTTAATTACATTATAGATTTACAATTTGAACTTGCTTCTTAACCAATAATATTATAGAATAAAGCATATTATAAGTATGCTTTTATTTTTTGGAGGTAATCAATGTTATTCAGTTCACTAATCCATTGTCAAAATTGCAACCACACATATAAAGGTAGGAAAGAACGTAATCAAATAAATTATCGCTGCAACAACCGTTTAAAAAATGGCACACAAGCATGTATAAATAAAAGCTTCATAAACGAAGAAGAATTAGCTTCAGTAGTTTTAAAACAATGTAATATATCAAATACTCAATTTATTAAAGATAATAAGTTCATGAGAGAGCTAATTAGCGAGGTAATAATAAATTCCGACGGATCATACACAATTAACTATAAAGACCCGAATTTCAAGCCTACATTCATTTCTGACACAAAATTGTCTTGGGGTACAACAAACTGACCCCGTAACCATTGCGAGAGTAGGGCTAAAAACCCAATAAAATCAACCTTTTATACAATCAATGGGGTACAACAAAAATAGGCAAAAAAATAGTGGGGAAGAGGTAACCGAAGTCACATCTTCCCCTAAAAGTATTCATCTATTTCTTTTCTAACTTATCAATCAACCTCCCAATTGCTGGTTTAAAAAATATTTCAATTCGCTCTCTAGTAAAAAATTCTCTAACATCTTCTGGTAAATTATTAACTTTAAGCATGATAATATCAATTATTTCTATTATAAATAACGTTCTATCTTTTTTAGAATTGTATAATTTTATTAACTCATCAATAGTTTCATAACCAATTTTTGATATTTTATTCCAACCATCTTCTGTGAACTTTCCATCACTAGATTTCACAAGTTTAATAATTTCTAGAACTGCTAATATAGATGTGATTGCGAATAATATATAAAATATGTAATCCATAAATAATACCTCCTTATTGTTTGATTAGGTAAATTTTATCCCCCTGAACCACTTTAATTGACTTAACTCTGGCAGATAATATATCTCTAAGATTCACATATGTGCTACCATCAATCTTATAATTATCAACCTTTACTGGAGTTCCATCAGAATAAAAAAGCTTCATAGTATTATGTTCCACGTTATCATCTCCTTCTTTTGGAATAGTAGGAACTTTTCCCGATTTCAAATCGGATAAACTTAATCCGCCAGTCCACTGAAGGTGCGGATAGTCCTTAAAACTAGTCCAATCACCTCCATAACTATCAAATCCAACAGAAAGACCAATTTTCCCGATTTTTTTAAATAATGCAATATCATTCCAATCAATTTTACCATTAACTATTGGAGCAAAGTCAACAGCCAGACCGTAGTTGTGCATTGAGTTACCACCTTTGGCTTGAGTCACAATATTTCCAGAAGTAGTTCTTCCTTGAGCATACAATGCGTTTTGTTCTGCTATTGTTCGTAAACCTTGTGTAATAGTTACATTAATATTTTGTTTTTTACACTCAGCTAAAAACTTTTCAGTAAGAATTTTTACATATGGATTTAACTTATTTAAATCTATCATAAGTAATCACCTTCCATTCTTTTATATTTTTTATTCAACAGGAGTATCATTTCTTTCAATATTCTCACCCACTAATTCATCTCTTTTCTTATTGAAGAATTGCAATATAGGCTTAAACCGTTTAAACCCAAGGTCTATAGAGTTTTCAAGAATTGAAGAAAATTCGATTACAACAATCATACTATACAAAAATGTGCTGATTGCTTGACCACAAATAACTTCTGGAATAATGCTAGTTTGATTAGCAACATATAAGAAAACTCCATAAAAGAATATTTTTGCAAATAGACCATATTTAAGTTTCTTGCTTGATAGGGTTTTGTCTTCTCCCTTCCATGAAATTACAAAATAATATAAGCTTATAGTTTTATATTTTTTATAAACTTCTGCCATCATTCTGCTGATTACGTCAGCAATTACTAAAACAAAAATAAAAACGATTATTTCTTTTGGATATCCTATTGCACTTAAAAACGTAGTCAATATCAAACTGACCAACCAAACCATTTCATTTTTTAAGATTTTTAAGAATCCTAGTAAATGACTAATCACCTCGCTCATTTTATTTCCCCCTTGAAATTTGAATAATAAAAAAGAGACACTCATAACTGAATGTCTCTAACCTCTATATTAACTTGCTCTCACAAGTAATTTTAAAAAGAAAGAGGTAATAACCTCTATTTTGAGAATACCCCAACTAACCAATCCTTATTCGTCTTTTCAATTAAAATAATGGTTTCATCAAGTAAAAATGGGAAATCATTTTATATTTTTGATTAAAAGTTTTGTTTTATATTACTTACTCAATTCCATCCTATATAATTCTGGGACTTCATATATCGTAATCCGACCAATATCAATTAAAAATCTATATAATCTTAACTTTCTTTCATCAATATTCAAATTACAGCACCTCCGCTTCTATCAATAGACTTGTGGCATCGTTTAACAAACTGGTCGCATTACTTAATTGGACTTCCAGCTCTGCTATACGTTCCTCAGGTGCCTGCTCTGGTTCTATTGGGGCATCATCAAATACTAAATAATTACCGTCATTTAAAGTTATAGCATCCTCTACTAAAAACTCCCCATTTACTGTGGCTTCGTCAATCAATTCTTGTCTATTTTCATCGGTATAGTATACTTTTCTTGACATGGTTTTCCCTCCTAATTTGTATATACAGGAACAATACTTTGAGCAGCGGCTAAAACAAAATTCTGTACTCTTGCACCAGTACTGCCTACAACTCTGCCCCATATACCTATGATATCTCCGGGGTTTACATTTATAATGTCTTCTACATAATTAGTGTAGTCAGTTGATGTTGTCGACCTTTCTGTACCCACTGGTGTGTTATTTATATATATTCTGCCGTAGGCGGTAGCTCCTGCATTTTGACTAGATAGGTCGAACTTAACCCTATAGCTACCTTTTATGTGAACTGTAGCCCCCCTTACCCTAGAATATGAAGTGCCATATGCGGTATTACTAGGCGCATAACTAAACATTGTTATATCGCCAGCGGTAACCTCTTTAGGCTCACATGTTCCTACAATACCTAATCCTGCAACATTTCCTACTTTTACTCCAGCTTTAATATTAGAAGCCCATAGGTTATCTATAATTTGAATGTGCCACTCCCCATTATATAAACCATTTGGTGTACCTAATACCAATGCTCCATCCCAAGCTCCTCCAATATTTGAGCTAGGCAATGATCCAGTATCCCCTGTTTTTGAAGGTACGTTACCAGTAATTAAACTTCCATTAACATAAGCTTTCTTACCATTTAATATATTTGATGCTACTGCATCTCCATCAGAAGTTTCCACCACACTGGATTTTCCTGCCACCCCGAAAATATTAACTCCCGCTCTAATATTTCCTGTTACTAAATCTACATCGCCCAGCACTTTTCCATCTGCTGCCAAACCCCCATAATATCCTTGTGCTATAGCTTGGTCTACCGTGGATGGAGTAATCACGGTTGCACTACCAATCTTACTTATCATATTGCCTGTTTTTTTACTGCCGCCCTGATAGAATGTCTCCCCAGCTAATACATGAGATGCTACAGCATTTGCATCATCTGATATATCAGCTATCTTGGTTGCTAGTTGTAAAAAAGTATCGCTTCCACTTGCAGATTGTCCCATGCCAGCAATAGCCGATGCAATTGCGGTTTTCCCATTACTGGCAGACGTAAAAAGTTCGTCTAACGCTTCCTCCAACCTCTCCACCGCACTAACCGTCTCATTCACCTGTGCTTTTAAATTAGTACTATAACTATAACTCAAACTAGGTATTACGCTCAACTCTGTGCTATAGTTATAACCGTACTCGTAATACTCACCAGCCGTTGCCCCGCTAATAGTAAAACTCAATCCACCACTAGCCACTGTACAAGCTGTAATATCTACAAGCGTAAAAGTACCATTACCGACATCAATTTTATTCATAAAATCTAATGTTGCAATTGGATAATCCGTATCTGCAATAGCAATATTAGCACCATAGTAACCTACATCTGTTATGCTAGGCTCTAAATATAATGTACCACTTGGCTTGCTTGTTAGGTTGCTAGGTAGATAATTTGCGGTGGTTGGTACTGCTAGTTGGTAAAGTATTTGTGTCCCTGCTAGTGCTGCTTGTGCTGCCGCTAGGCTTGCGTATGTGCCTTTAGGAAATATAATAACGATTCTTTCGGTTTCAGAGTATACGAATTTCCAATGTGAGTCTGCACTGTCAAAAAGAGCAATAGTTGTTTCTGGATAATTACCTACTTTTATTATATTTTGCACAGTTCCATTAGATGGTTTAGCCAAAGGTAAAAAACTAACGTTAGTTTGAATATAATCAGCATTTACTCCTGTTGTAATTAGCGCTGTTATATCACTTGCCTGTAAACTATACCAATCACTAATATTCTTAGCATACTTCCCCGTCAGCAAATCCACTGTATCTGCTACTGTGCCTACTCTACGTAACTCTGGTGTTGTGTACGCTGTGGATTCTGTGTAGGGTTCGTATGTTGTTGCGGATGAGCCGAGTTCGAGTTGTGCGGTATCTAAATTAGCAACCAGTACGGATGATATAGCATATATCGCATTTGCAGGAACTGTAAAAGGATTTGTATACACTTCGGATATGAATATTTTGCTTTTATCATAAAACGCTACTGTACTAGCAAAATTCGTCTTGCAATAAGTACTAGATGGATTTACCCGCATATAGCCAGTTACGTTATACGTCACATCTGTTGTTGTTGCACCATTTGCAGTTCCAGATAAGCGTTTGCCATAAATTAATATATCGTTTTTATCAAACAAATTCTTCCCAACACTCTTAACTCTCTGCGGTGCAATGGATTTAGTAGTATCAAACCAGTTAGCAAAACGTGCGTTCATCTGGTCTGCTGTAAGATTGTAAAGTGGATTGGTGCTGTCTACGCCCATATCGATTGCCATTACTTCTTTGACTTCCATTACTTTTCCGCTTGCTGTGGCGGCGTCTACGTAGGTATGCATTAAATACACTCTAAAATTTCCGCTCAGTGACGCTTGACAAGTTGCTATTGCCGAAAATGTATACCACGTATTTGGCACTGGAGCAGCTACAACCGCAGGAGAACCTGTTATAGTAGTTCCAGTGCCATCAGATATTTTTATGTATAAATATTGGCAATTTGCGTTTGTAACCCTAGCTCTCCCTGTGATGTACATTTTTTTGCCAGTTACTACTGGAATAATTGACTGTTGATAGGTTTGAGGAGAGCTACTGCTGCCACTGCCTGTAAGGTTCAGTACATTATTTGCTGCACTTACTGTAGCACCTACGGTTAGTGTCCACCCAGCAGTACTTGTAAAATTACTATTTGTGACTATATTAGTATTAGTATTACCTTCTAACTCTGCTGATGCAAAAGGTGATTTCATTGCTGTGGATGGTAGAGAGGTTACTTGTTGTGTTGTTGTTGCTTCTGCTGTGTATGTGGCGTTTTCGATTAATTGTGTTGTTCTAAGTGGAGTCATGAATACAGTATTTGACGTTCCAGCTTCTGCTTCTGCTTCTGTAGCTATTTTTAAATTAGCCGACTTTTCTTCTATCTTTCTGTCCAACCTCTCCACCGCACTAACCGTCTCATTCACCTGTGCTTTTAAGTTAGTGCTATAGCTATAAGCCAAACTAGGTATTACGCTTAATGCCGTACTGTAGTTATATGCATACTCGTAACACTCATCGACCGTAGCTGTCGAAATTGTAAAACTCAATCCACCACTCGCAACGGTACATGTTGCAATATCCACAGGTATAAACGCTCCAGTATCAACATCAATTTTATTAATCCAATCTAAACTGCTTATAGGATAATCCGTGTCAGCAACAGCAATATTTGTACCGTAATAACCTACATCAGTTATGCTAGGTTCTGTGTATATTGTTCCGTTTGGTTCGCTTATTAAAGTACTAGGGAGGTAATTTGTCGTAGTTGGTGTTGCTAGTTGATACAGTATTTGTGTCCCTGCAAGTGCTGTTTGTGCTGCTGCTAGGCTTGCGTACGTACCTTTTGCAATTACTAAAACTAAATTTGCGTTTATGCTTGCACTATAAACATATTGACCTATATATTGAATGTCATCTATTATAGTTGACAAAGTAGAGGCATTAAAATTTGGCACTTTAAAAACATTTTGCGTAGCCCCTGTAATTGCTGCTTTAGCAAGTGGTAACGCTACTATAAGCGTATCTACGTTCGTTCTTGTTGTTCCAAGCGTAGTTATATCACTTGCCTGTAAACTATGCCAATCACTAATATATTTAGTATGCCTCCCACTAAGCAAATCCACCGTATCTGCTACTGTGCCTACTCTACGTAACTCTGGTGTTGTGTACGCTGTGGATTCTGTGTAGGGTTCGTAAACTCTAGTAGCATAAGTTACCGTTGAGCTTTCTTCGATTTGAATAGTATTATCAACAATTATAGAGTTCGCTGAAAAACTAGATATATTTAAAGTAGCTTTATATGTTGTATTAGGTTTTAATTTCAGCCTATAATAAAGTTTAGCATCTTGTGCATTCCCATTTATACCAAATACAAGTCTGTAAAAAGTTTCGTTTGTAGTAGTAGTTGTTACTGTTTTGTTTCCAGCAGATGAATAATAATCACTTGTACTAACAACAGTATTATAATCACTCAATCCTGAATATATTTTAAAATATAGACTACCAGATGCATTACCTGTTGTGGTAAATGCTATTTCGTCAACAGTTATAACTTTTATACCTGTTGACGATTTTGTATTATAACTATTTACGTCAAACAAATTCTTCCCAACACTCTTTACTCTCTGCATTCCAACGCTTTTAGTGCTATCAAACCAGTTAGCGAACCGTGCGTTCATCTGGTCTGCTGTAAGATTGTAAAGTGGATTGGTGCTATCTGCACCCATATCTATTGCTAATACTTCTTGTACTTCCATAACTTTTCCAGTTGCTGTTGTGGCATCTGCGTAAAACTGTACTGGTCGTATTTGCACCTTGCCAAGATTAAAGCTTGTTAAAGTTGCTATTCCAAATAATTCATAAACCTGATTAATTGTTGGCGTGGTTTGCTGTGCGATTTGAATAGTACCGCCTAAACTCCCCAATAAACGTAAGTCTATTAAAGTTGAATTGCTGTTTGTAACACTTAATTTAACTCTAGCGAAAACTTTTTTACCTTCTACGCAATCTATGTTTGTATTTTGGTAAGTCGAAGCTGCTGAATTGATACCATTACCCGTTACAGATAATATATTGTTTATTGTCGAAAGAGTTGAAAATTGTGGTGTCCACCCAGTAGTACCGTCAGCAAAATTACTATTTGTGACTATATTAGTATTAGTGTTACCTTCTAACTCTGCCGCGGCGAAAGGTGATTTCATTGCGGTGGATGGCAGAGAGGTTACTTGTTGTGTTGTTGTTGCTTCTGCTGTGTAGATTGGATTTTCTATTAATTGTGTTGTACGCAACGGAGTCATGAATGTTGTGTTTGATGTGCTAGATTCTGCTTCTTCTTGAGTTGCTATAACTATACTATTTAGTTTAGTCTTTTCTGTTGCCGTATATGTTTTATTAGTAGTTCCATCTACTATAATATCTGCACTATGAGTTGACGGATGAGTATAAACAGTTTTCTCTATTCCATCTACTTTGATATTTCCATTAGTAGAGCTTGATTCAGTTTTATTCGCTCCAGTTGATATACCGTCTAATTTAGTTTCATCTGCTGTTAAAAAACTAGCGGTTGTATTATCTAATATTGTTTGATTTACATGACTATGTTTCTTAGTTACTGCATCGTCAATATTAGCTACGCTTGAAGTTGGTCTGCCAACTATATTAGTCCAATCGAGGCTTATATTAGCCCAATCCGCATCAGCCATTAATACCCATGTAGAACCATTGTAAATATATGAATCTCCATTACTTGTTAAATAACAAGTATCACCACTTACTAATCCTGTAAGAGCATTCCTTGCTGTTAAATCTGTAACAACATAAGTTTGTTGTTTAGCTATATCTGGGATAACTGCCAAAGGTATTTTCCCATTACTATCTAATTTAACTATCTGATAAGCACCAGTACCTGAATTTAATGTTAATAAAACTTCTCCAGTAGGATTCCCTACAGCAATATCGCTATTAGTTGAATTAATATTCATTACTGCACCAGTTCCATCTACTCCTTTTGCACAAATCAACATGAAATAACTATTATTTGAGGGAAGTATATTAGTACAAGTAGATAGACAAATATAGCTACTACCATTCCATGAAACCTTATTTAATGGATAATATGTATGAGTAGAATTATACGCTTCCCAAACAATAAAACTGTCATTTGTAGTATTTAGTTCACTTATTGAAGTATTTGCTGTAACAATTGTTCCATCTAATGTGCCGTTGAGTGTTGTAGCTGTAGAAATAGAACCATCTAAATTTGTTTTAGTAGTATTGCCACCAGATATAGAATTTCCTAAATTGGTATTAAGAGTAGTTCCTGTGGAAATATTTGAATCTAAGTTTGTTTTTAAAGCATTTCCAGTTCCTATACTTAAATCTAAAGCGGTTTTACTATTATCAGCATTTGCTTTGCTAATATCTAAAGCAGTCTTGCTATTATTAGCGTTAGAAATACTAGCATCTAAATCACTCTTTTTGGTTGTTGCTGTTGATATGCTAGAATCCAAATCTGCTTTCTTAGTTATAGACGTAGAAATGCTTAAATCCAAATTAGACTTACTTGTATTACCTAAAATAACACTCGCATCTAAATTTGTTTTTGATGCATCTCCTGCAAGTATACTACTATCTAGATTTGTCTTAGTATTGTTAGCCGTTGTATTAGATAAATCTAGTGCTGTTTTTGTTGCTAGTGCAGTAGTATTACTATTATCTAAATTAGTTTTCGTGGTATTGGCAGTAGTATTAGATGCATCTAAAGCTGATTTAGTTACCAATGCAGTTGTGTTACTTCCATCTAAATTAGCCTTAGTTGTGGTAGCTGTAGATATAGAACCATCAAGGTCGCTTTTTTTCGTCGTAGCTGTGGCAATATCTGCTTCTAAACTTGATTCTTTGCTTGTAGCTGTAACGATATCTGCCTCTAAACTGGCTTCATGCAATGTAGCAGAAGATATTACGCTCTCTAATCCGCCCATAGCCACAAGTGCTTGCTCTCCGTCGTCAATCATATCTTGTAAGGTTATAGTTGCATCTGGATTATCATTATGCAAATATACTTTATCTGCACTTATCAATATATTCCCAAGTCCCCAATAGCTAATACTTGGTATTACTACTCCTTCTTTTAGTGGATTAAAAGTTAGATAATCATTAGTATAATCACATTTAAATTGATTTTCCGTGGGTACGCTATTATCAAATATCTCAGTATATCCACTAATTTGAACATGATGTATAATATCTGGCTTTTCTTCCAAAGGGATTCTATTGTTTATTATTTTTTTATTTATATCTGTTCTTTGAACGGCAAAATCTCTAACATCAAATACTGTTGGATCTCTAAATTCTCTATTGTTAGGTAAGTAAGACATAATAAACCTCCTTTTTTGATATAAAAAAGAGAGGTATATTTACCTCTCTCGTATTTTTATGTTAAACTATTAATCTTCTTTTATATTTTGGTTTTTAATAGGATTATTAATTATCTGAACTATGCCCAAAATACTATTCATATTGCCAATCCCTTTAATTTCAATCGTATTCAATAAGTCTAGTATGTTCTGAACTTGTTCTTGAGTATATTTAAATTCCATAAAATCCTCCTTTTATTTTATATTTTAATTCTTAACTAAATTAACTGTTATCATATCAGTCGAATAACTTCTTGCTATTGATTGAAAAGTATAAACATTTGAATTTAATAATTCTATATCACCATTAGGCTCTATAATCTCTCCAGTTGTGGTATTTGCTATAGACTGCGTTTCAGTGTTAATTTTATTGATAATCATAGGATTTAAATTATTTTCTTGTAAAAATTTTCCTTGTAATTCTTGAGAAGTTAAATTACAATTATTTATAATAATATTAAGATTATATCTAACTAAATCTCCATTATTATAAATATTTTCTTGTGCATCAGCAATTTCAATTTCCTCACCATTTGCGAATTTTAATTTTAACATATATACACCCTTTCTAATTTAAGTAATTGAATTTAACCTGCTTGTTAATATTGTAAAATCACTTGCGTATAAAGTATCTCCTGTGTTTTTATCTAAAATCCCTGTAGCATTCTTGCTCCCTATAGCATTTTTAGCTTCATTAAATCTAGTGGCATAAAATAATCCAGATACAACATTCGTTAAAGGGAATCCTGAAAGACTCCATCCCTTAAAACTATAAACATCTCTAATGTTTTGTAAAAAATTATTCCATTCAGTAGCGGGCATATTAAAAGTAGCTCCCGAATAAACACCAGAACTCCAATTAAAACTAGGTGGTCTATCACTAACTGTTAGAGAGAAATACCCACTTCCTCCGCTATAATATATCCATATATTAGTTGTGCCAACTCCTACTGCTGATATTAACCCCGTAGCAGATACTGTGGCTATAGAAGTATTTCCTGAAGAATAAGTAGCACCATTAGTTGTTACATCTACTTGAGAACCATCATCATAATTAGCTTTTACTGTTAATTGAAATGTTTGCCCAAGATTTAATTGCCCGTTATAAGGATACCAGTATGTAAAAGTACCAGTATATTCTCTATAATCGGTTGTTACATAAGCTGGCTTAACTACATATAATATTCCATCATATTGAACTTCTCCTGTTAAAGTATAGTCAGTACTTCCAGTTAAACTTCCGTAAGTACAATTGGGGCTATCATAACCAGTGTATCCAGAATCAACAGAAATTGGATAGTAATATCCCCACCCCTCTCGACTAAATCTAAATGCTTCATATTGATTTTGTGGATTAGATAAATTAGCGATATCTGCAACTAATGTTGTTTCATATATGCTGATAGGTCTAACATAAGCTGTAGCTGAAGAGGTACTAATGCTTCTGGTATCCGCCCTATACCAAATTCCATTCCATTTTGCCCAAGCTTCAAATGTGTATGTTATTCCTTTGCTTAAATTAGAATAGCGATATAGTGGAGATGTATAACTACTATCTGTTCCCACATTTATTACATGAATCAAACCATCATCATAAATAGGATCATCTATATGTACAAAACCAAAATTATCATATTGATTTTCTGGATTCTCTAAACCATCGATATATAAATCAATATAAGTATCTGCTATTCTAAAAATTTCTATGGTTGCCATTAATAATTCACCTCTATTTCCCATTGTGTGCAAAATAAAAAGACCTCCGATTAGGAAGTCTCAAATAATATTTAATCTATTTTTAGTTACTTAATATTCAATTTGCATTTTTCACATTCATATACTAAATGTGTTTCATGTGTCAGGTTAGGTAGTTTATATTTGGGATTATTGCATTTTTCACAACTCATGTTTTCACCTCCATATATATCAATCTTAAAATTCAAAACAAAAAAGACACTCTTCCGAATGTCCATTTTCAAATAAAACACTCCTTTCGTGCAAACAAAAAGACCTCTCTAACCAGAGGTCTTAAATATTAAAACATACTATTTTTTACCACAACATTTCTTATATTTTTTCCCAGTACCACACGGGCAAAGTTCATTTGCTCCTATTTTGGGTGCTTTTTTTGATGGGATTGTAGAATTATATAATTTAACATAATTAGTTTCAGACACAGAAGGCATTCTAAAAGAAAAAATAGTTTTCCCATTATAATTAGAAACAGCAAAATCTCCCTTGTTCATAACATCCATTCCTATTAACAAGTCTGCTCCACTAAATGAGCCTTCTGTAACTCTTAAATTTTTAATAACAATTTTATTAGGCAACCACAAATCTACAATATATTGATTCGTGAGATATTCACCATTGGCAGCAATAACTTTTTGAATACCTATAGGCAAAAGATTACATTCTTTTACTATTTTATTTGTAATACAACTTGCAGTAGCCCCAGTATCCCATATTCCTTCATATTTATTAGTTAAAACATTTGATTTTGCGATTATAGAATTAGAAATCAAGATTTCATTTTTTAGCACATTTGCCATTCCGTTATTTGTAGTGGTAAAACAACTAACTGCAACCCCATTCATCTACATTTACCTCGAATTTATTTAAGTTATTTTATCGGATGTTCAAATACAACCCTTGAGTGATAAGTTTGCGTATAATTTTCTTCATTCAATTCACATTTTTGAACAAGAAAAGTACCCATTTCTTCTGTTTTATTAGTTTCAGAAATGGCTTCTTCTATAGTATTATAAGCACCCAATACAATATCGTTTTTGATTACGATATACTTGCCCTCGTATTTTTTTACCAATTCTTTTAAGTTATTGATAAAATAATTGAACTCTTTTTCAAGTTTTATCATATAATACCATCCTTTGCCTTTTTATTTTACAATTATATATTTGTAAAGTCAACAGTTAAAACTTTTATTATAGTATATGTATAGTGTGCATAAACGTTATATATTATATCTAATAAATTAATATTATATGATGTATTAAATCTTCATTATATTCATCGGCATTATGTGAAACATCTTGAAGTGAAAAATAGGGACATTAATGTCCCATTTAAAATAAAGTAAAATATAATACTAATACTATATCATATTATAGTGGATTGTGGAATATTTTGAAGATAATAATTTCAATAAAAGTACCATTTGATATGCAAAAAGACCTCTCTAGCCAGAGGTCTTTTCAGCAAAAATTATAATATGTTTAATTTAACTTTTAATGTATCCCCGTTTTTTATTATAATTTCATTTGTTTTAATTAAGTCTCCACGTATAATTTTTGTATTTGTTTCAACTGCACTATTACCAGATGAATAACCCAAATATTGTTGTAAATAAACAGTATTATCAATGTTCAATGAACTATTATAAATAGTATTTGACAATTGAATTCACCTCCATTTTACTATTCTACTAACATTTTATCCACCCTTGATCAAAATCATTCCTGCGAATACCAATGTTTTTATAAACATTGCCTTGTTGCGTAGATATCATTTCTAAAGCAGGCTCAAGAGTGATTGTCTTTTTGTATTCATATTTTATATCGGCACTTTGTATTGTTGCAATAATACCTTCTACATCTATTTTATCACTATTCATATCATTTTGTGAATAGAATGGCTTGAAATTTTTACATTTTAAACTCAAGTCTAAATATTCACTAATTTTCATATTATTTTTATATTCATTAAATAATTGCCATATAAAATTTTCCAGTTCATTATCTGGAATTTCTATAATTTTCTCACTCAATATCTCCAAGGCTTCGTTACGATTTATGAGATGACCATGATTATATAATTTTTGAGTAAGACTATCAATGATTTCATTTATTAATAAATAATCATCCTTCTGGTTTAGGTGTAGTTTTAATAACTTTAGTGCTAATGTTCTTATTTGGTTATAAGATCTATGTACCGCACCTAAGGCTAGTGGATTTATATTGGTCGATAATAATTCAAAAGCTTTTAATAAACTCGACTCTTCTTTAAGGTTCATTGTACTTTTGGCTAATTCGTAATAACTCATCACATCTTCTACACTTAATCCTATTCTTGCCCTTAAATCATTTTCTTGCCCTGGTATAGAAGGATTAAATGGAGTAGTTATTGTTGGATCTATAGGACTTATATCACCCATCTTACCCATAATTATTTTATCTGCGCCCAGAGAAATCAAGGTTGCAGCACTATTTGCGTGATAAGGTATTAATACCGTAAACTTCTTAGCATACTGCCTTATCATATTAACTAACTTCCAAGGCACTAAAGTATTTCCACCCATACTGAATAAAAATAAATCAATTCTTTCTTGCTCACCGATATTTAATAATATTTCTTGAAAATATAAATAAATATCACTTTCAATTCTTGCAGAAAAATTAGAATTGTCATTCGTAAGATAGCAAATAACCTTTGATTTATTATGTTCTTCTATACTGTTTATTAGATTTTTAATATCCAAAACCATACCTCCTCATTAAACATTTCTCACATTATAACATATTTTGGAGGATTGTGGGAGGTTTTAAGAAATAAGTAACCTAGTCGATTATCGACTACCTTTAAAACAACTTACAAAACAATTGTTGTAAAAATATCTTAAATATTGTAATATAATGAAAGTAGGTTGTACTAGTGCATCTTAATTCAAATGTATTGGGAAAGTCTTTGGAGATGGGCTTCATGCCTAATACAAGAGAAAAGAGAGGTAATAATTATGACGGTTATTATAACTGTCTTGTGTATCATCTACTATGCTGAGTGTATAGTAGAGAAGTACATAAAGATAAAGAACGCCCTGCACAAGCGTTCTTAACCTGCCGACTAGGGTTTCCCCTAGTCTTTTTATTTTGTTGCGTTTCTTAACCTGAAATAAGTATATCACTTGTTAATACAATGTCAATACATTATTTTTAAACATTTGTCAATACAAAATAAAAGTTTTATTGGGAAGAGGTAGTAATAACTTCTACCTCTATAAAAATTTGTGTCATAGTTGTAATTTTAAGTAATATATATTATTATATAGCTACATTATTTTTATTGAGGGCTAAACTGTTTCCGCAGAAGCCTTTTTCTTTTAGCAATTTCTGTATGAAATCTAATCCTTTAGCAGCGACCAAACATTGGCATCCATTATACTCATAATTTCCACGGATAAAATGAACTTCTCTAACTGTAAAATACTTGCTATCACAAAATCTTTGATATGGTAAATTATTGGACATTAATACATCGTTCTGTCTCAAAAATTTGAATAATTTGTTGCGTCCAATTTTTAGCACCTTGGCACACTCGTTCATCGTCTGAGCATTTTTAGCACTCAGAAAATCATCATATCCTTCAGCTTTAGGAATAAGTACTTTATTTTGTTCCTCTATCTTTTCTTTTTCCTCAACCACTGTAAGTAATTGTATTAGTGCTTCTTTGTATGTAGTTGGTAAGTTATATTGTCCATGTATAAATGCATTTGCTAATACATCTTTTGCTTTCAACTGATAATCAACAAGTTTGTTTACCACTGCTGGATTATCTTTTATCATCTTTGGAGTGATAGAAATTTTAGCCAACCATAATGGAAGAAAATCTAATTCTATACCTAAAACTTCTTGATTGCCACCATTTGTAGGGAGGATCAAATTTCGTCCCCCTTTAGAAAGAACTAAGTCTTCTTGTATTTTCTTTCTTTCATTCTTCATTTGTCCTTCAGATAACCCTATACCATTACAAATATAACTTACGCCAACATATATTTTATTATCGTTGTTTTTAACTGCTAATAAATTATCACCGTTAAAATTTACTTCTTTTATTATTAAATTATTCATTTTCAACGTCCCCCTGTAGATTTATTTCTAATCCATTCTTCAGGAATATATGTGTATCTTTAAGGTTGGATATTCTTTTATCTTGAACAATACAATCTATTGCAGATTTTTTAATACTGATATTACTTTCATCCTCACAATCGCATAATGTAATTTTATCTCCACATTGTCGAATATCAAAACTATCAATCAGTTTTAAAAAAGTTACATCTCCTAAGATGTCCACACAAACAGATTTACCCTTCAACTTTTTAAATTCATTTTCAAACTCATTATTGCTTATTTCTTTTATTTCTCTAGACATTACAAGACCTCCTATACATTATTTTTGTAAGGTAAAATTTACCTCGCATCCATAGTATATGATGGCTTTATCAAATTGTCAATATAATATTGATATAAAACAAATTTATTTTAATTATTTTTCCAATGTGAAAGTATATAATTCTTTCACATCGCATTCTAATAATAATGAGAACTTTATCAATGTTTCAATAGTAGGATTAATTGCACGAAAAACATTATGCAAATTTTGATTACTCATGCTTAATTGTTTTGCAATCCAAGTTTTTGTCGCTCCCGTCCGTGCCTGATAATTTTTAACTTGTTCTTCTATTTTATTTTTAACAATAATTTGCATAATGTTTCCTCATCAATATTTTTATTTTGATTATATCACAAAAATTATCAATATAAAATTTCTTTCTATATTGATAATATCAATAAAACTAATATATGTCAAGAGGAAATATTAATATGATTAATAAATATTTAAATTATTAATAAATAAAAAAAAGACCCCTTTTAGTAGAGGTCTAAGTTCTAAAACATAATTTCTAAAGATTTCAAGTCATCATATTTCTTGATAATTGTCTTACCATTACTGGTATCGTTCAATGTAATGGTCGAATTCTTCTCTTTTCCCGCTAAAATATACCCTAGCACATTTGAACCAGATTCTTGAATTTTCAATAGTTCTTGAAATTCAGTTAAATCTTGAGTAAAGTTTGTACCATCTGCAAAATTTAGTGATAATTTCATATTTTTCCTCCTTATTGATGTTGTTTTTCCGATAATATCATTTTATAACAATATATACAAGTTATTTGGTTTAGTTTGTTATGGTGAACTAAAGTTATTGATACACATTATGTTATTTAAAAAATAATCTTATGTTTTGTAATCTCAATAGGCTGTTCTATAAATATTACTTCGGGTTGTTCATCATTTTGGACAACCTTTATTTTATTTTCTTCCATGAAATCATCATCCTTTCTTTTTTATATATTTTTATTTACCTATTATTGAAATTGTGGTACAATTAACCATCGGGATTAATCTTACAAAAGGAGGCGAACCAATGGATTTTAAAAAATTTAAAACTGACATGGAAAATAAAGCATTGAGTCAAATTAAAACAGGATGGCAAGACTCTGATAAAATTATGGCAAATACGCAAAAAGAATCTGCAAAACAATCTGTTTCAATTTTTTGCGATATGATTCAAGAATACGAAAAAAGAAAATCAGAAGAGGGAATTTAACCCCTCTTTTCTAATTCTGTGATTCTTTCTTCTAATTCTTTAACTTTCTCAAAAGACTTAAAAACTTTATTGAAAAATTCTCTCATATAAGGAGCGTCATATACTGATTCATTTTTATCTATTTTATTTTCTTCCATACTATCACTTCCTTTCATATTATATTTTAGTTTTATGTGTTTACAAATTCCACCAAAAAGAGTATAATGTAATTAGAAATAGGTTAAACTATAACCATACAATTTTGGAGGAATTATAATGAAGAAATATAAACAATTTATCTTAGGATTAGTGACTGGAGCAATGTTATTTTCTGGAGCAGTATTTGCTGCTAATGAATTAAATATTAAATCAAACCCATATCCTGTACTTATTAATGGACAAACAGCGGCGGTTAGTGGATATAATATTGATGGATTTACTTATTTAAAACTTGCAGATTTTAAAAAAGCAGGACTAAAAGTTGTATTTAATGAAACAGATAGTCAGATCGAGATTACCTCTGTAACTCAGGGTGCAAATGACAATACTACTGTCAGTGGTGATGTATACAACACCCCACCATCCGTCAATAAAAACAATTTACCAAAAGTTACTTATGTAATGTATGAAATCAACGGAAATCCATTTGAGCTTATTGAATATGAAGACAAAACATACATTACACCTATTGATATTAATAGATATGCGAGGGTGTCAAAATACAATAAACAAACTGTAGATCCATCAAGATTTAGCGAAGGATTATTTTACAAAGGAACAAACGAAGAAGTAATATTCGATAAATCTCAACTAATTAAAATTGAGAGAAAATTAGTTTTTGAATATAAATATTTTAAAAATATATTTATACCAAGTTTAAAAGATAAAAATTAAGCAAATTTAGCATAAACTCCCTGAACGGTGGCTCCTGAAAAATCCACCGTTCCATTGAAAATTACTTTTTTCCCTGTAGCAGTAGCCCATATTGTAATATTCCCTCCACCAGTACCATCAGATAGATGTGTTGTTTGTATATCAATATTTCCACCAGAATGGAAATTTACATCATAATTATTATGGTAGTTCATTGTATTCAAACTATCTAAATAAATCCATCCCAAAGAAGTATCTCCATTCATAAAGTCTAAAGAATTATTGTTGTCACTATCACCTATAACTAACCTTGCTCCAGTTGCTCCAGTCTGTAATATTCCACCTGTAATGACTCCACCTGTAATACTAGGGCTTTCAATGGTAGTAGATGTTATCTTTGTTGATGTAATATAATTTGGCAATGTTGGAATAGTTGGTTTGCTTGTCACTTGCGACCACGATATTGTTGCATTTGCACCCATAATTACATTACTACCTACCACTAAGGTTTCTATATAATTAGATAAAATTTTATTATCACCCAAGATACTTGTTCCATTTATTTTGAAATCTTGAGCATCTATTATCCCATTAATAACAAGTTTTTGAGCCGTAGAATCATAGTAAAATCTCTTCGTCCACGTACTTCCATTATCTGAACTTGTTTCAAATTTTAAATCGGTTGCATTAAATGTTCCTTTGAATTTATTATCATTTCTTGTTACAGTAATACCATCTACGCTATCGAACTTCAAGTTATTATACACTTGACCTAGTTGCACTGCATTAGTAATGCTAGTAGATAAGCCAGATGAAAGTTGAGAGGATTGTAAGCCTCCGACAATTTCCAAGGATCCGTTGGAAATCCGAATGCCTCGTTTGTTAGTAGAGTCCTGCCCAATATAGTTACCTACTTCTACATCAAGTAAATTCGTAGTAGGATTGTACATTTCGATTTTATTGAATTTTCCTGAATTTCCAACAATTTTGTAACATTTTTCTGAAATACTATATTTATATGATTTAATAGACTTGCCATCTCTGAGTACATATAATATTAAATCTCCACCTATATATTCATTTGAGCAAAAATTGTATATATCCTTATATAAATCTATAAGGTTTGAATTATTAATATTTTTATTATAATAATCAATTGCCTTTTCTGTTTCAATGCCCCCAAAGAAATTAGACATATAATTGTCTTCTGGAATACTTCTAATTATTTTATATTTATTGTATGTGGCAATATTATATAAGACATAACTATTATTCTCATAAGCAAGCCATGACAACTCTATAAAATAATTATCTTTATCAACATTATACTCGTTATCCAGCTGATTACAGATATTATATAATTCAGCATAGTCATAATCAGCTTTATTAATCAAGCCAATAAGAATATTTGTAGCAAAATAATCTCCACCAAAAGTAAATACTTTATTGTGTTTACTAATAATCTTACAAGCATTATCATGAATTTTATAATATGAATTATCTTTTAAACCGCAGAGTCTTGTATCTGCACCGATAATGGCAAAGTCTTTGGTGTAATTATAAACATATAAGCTCATCTAGCCCACCTCCTTTAATAAGTTGCTTGATAGTATGTCTTCTATATTATCAAAATCCCAATACGGTATTTCTAACAATTTTATATTATTGTTATTACAATAGTCTCTCTTAATTTGATCTTTAATTTGGTTTATTTTAAACTGTTCGTTAGCCCACTCTTCTCCTTTCCCTGCAAAATCAACAGGAAAATAATGTTGTTTACCCTGATATTCTATTAAAACATTATGTTCTGGTAAATAAAAATCAAAACGTAACGGTTGAATATATCTACAATCTAAAAATATTTTTTCTATTTTAAGCTGAACATTATTTAAAGATAAATATTCTTCAATTCTTTTTTCGCCACGGGTTTCTTTACAAAATGGGCATCTGTTTCCTTTCTGAATGTCCTCCCAAATTACTTCATATATGTGTCCTTTGTCGCATTGAACCTCTAATTTAGTTCCAGAATTTATGTATGTATCTGATAATAATTTATATCCTTTTATATTTTCTATAAAGTTTTTAACGAAATCATATGGCAGTCTTGAACCATCTGCTCTTAAAATATCACCACATTCATTACATTGGCGTTTAGTTTTATGTAAAAATGATTGGAATTTAGTTTCAAAAACATTCCCACATTTACATCTAATTTTTATTTTATTATTAGTGTTAACGTAATCTTTTTCTTCAGTTAATAATACACAGTCGCTATTACTGTAAAATTCTATGAAGTTTCTTATATCTTCATAAGGGTATAAGAATGTTTTAATTTGTTCTTTTTTACTACATTTATTACAAACATATTGCCCCTTTTTAAAGTTACTTAGGCTTTTAGAAAATATATTCCCACACCTACATAATAATTTTAAATGTCTTCCAGAATTTATATACTCTTCAGACAATAATTTACACATAGAGTTGCTTTCTATTTCAATATAGTTTTTAACATCATCATATTTTAATCTATATCTTTCACTTATTAACGATCTAGAACATTTGTTACATTGTCTTTTATTTGCTCGTTTAAAACTATCTAAAGTTGTTTCAAATTGTTCGCCACAAGCACATTCAATAATTATCTTTTTGGATGATTTTATATATTCCTTACTAATTAATTTACAATTTGATTGGCTTTCTATTTCAATAAAGTTTTTTACTTCAGTATATGTAAAGTATTTTCCCATTTAGATTTCCTCCCTGTTAGTGTTTTCACCCTGTTTTTAAACATAAAAAGAAGAGTAGGCACAGGGAGTCCCACTCTTATCAATTGAGTTAATTACGCTCAATCTATCTCTTTAAAATTTTTATATTTTATATTTTATATTTAATTGATGAAAATTTACCCTTGGATTTTAGGTAAATTTTTCCAGAAACTACTTCTCCGTGGATGACGCCCTTACTAGCGCCAACGGAGAATGAGTTCCCAAAATCCTCGCTGAGACCCCAAGAGCCACATACGAATCTCTGTACATACTGAGGCTCAGTAGGATCAATAATAGTTATACCTCTGTTGTTAATTTGAACTTCATTATTAACTCCAGCAGTTATCATGTGCTTAGTAGCATCCATACTATTATTCAAATAATCTGATATTAAATCATTAGCTGCACCGCCATTAGACCAAGAATCAGAATTTAATGATAAAAAAGCACTGGTGGTAGAAACATTTTTCAATATATCTTTTATGAGAGTGAACCCGTTCTTAATACTTTTCTCATTAGCAATCTTTATTGTAATCTTATAGTTAAAATAATCACGTTCTATTTCTATAATCTTACAAACTAAATCTATATTCAATTTTGAATGTCTAACCAATACTATACTGCCAATTTTCAATCTATCTTTTTCAGAAATATCAACATTTACTGCCTGACAAAAATCCACCAAATCAATACTAGCATTAAATCTAGGTTGATTTTGTAATGATAATTGCTTTTGAGCTTCGGTTAATAGTTGCTGCAAAACATCTAATGAATCCCCTTGTTCTGTAATACTATTATCTGTATAAACTTTTTCAACAGTCCAATCATTTAATTCCTTTAATTGATTGGAAGTTAAATAGGTTGAAATATCAATAGAATTTCTAAGTATTAAAATATTATCATTAATATCATCAATTTGTGATTCAAGTGAATCAACTTCAGATTGAATTGTGTTAACTATATTCTGCCTTCTAGTTTCTTCAGCTAAAATAGAAGAATTAGTGATATTATACATTGAAGTATTGTCAGGTATTGTAGCCCAAATAGTATTTACCGTTATAGTATTACTACTTGCCACATAATCGGTAATAGTTTTAGTTTGTCCTACTCCAGTTCCAGAAGTAATGGTTATACTGCAATTATTATAATAATCATTTCTATCACTCAATGTATTAGTGCTTAATACAGCAGTATTTGAAGTAGCTGATTGTAATAATCCACTCTCAATTGTAGTTTGAGTAGCGTTTATATCTTGACCATTACTAATTGCAATATCTTTGGCTTGTTGTATTGCGTTAAGTCCTAATGTTGAATCTGTTTTATAAACATCTAATTCATGCTCTTTATCTAGAAGTTGAGTTTGTAAAATTGTTTTTTGAGAAACATAATTCTGAAACGCTGTTTGGTTATTACTTATGGCTGTTTCATAATTATTGAGAGCAGTTTTCAAACCCGAAGTCATATACCCATCTTGCTTAAAATAACTGAAATCACTAATATAATTTTGACCACTTGGATTCACTTGATTTATACTTATATTATTTTTCCCGAAAACTTTAAGCTTAGTACAAATTGAATCTTCTTCCATCTCAAACTGAATATTTTTCAGATACTTATTTTCAGATATATATAATCCTAAATCGACACCATCGGTTTTATAATCAACAAATGATATCTTTCTAGTTTCTGTCGAAAATTTAGGAACACAATCCCATTTAATACATACATCGTTAATTATTGCATCTAATACTGATTTATCAGATATCTCAATCGCTCTGTATAGTAAATCTAAAGAAGTATCTACGTGGTCTACTATCCAGTTCGTATTGACTAATAATAAATTCATTGTGTCTGTTAAGTTTTTTACTGGATTGCCAACAACGCCAGTTTTAAAAGCTCTAATGTTTTTATTTTTTAGTTCATATCCTAAAGAATAAGTTCTTATATTAAGAACACTTTTATCATCTGATATCTTATCAACCTTATCTATGATGAACCATTCGCCATCATATTTTACTAAATAAAAAGGTTTAATTAGACTAACCACTGGATTATCAATCGTTTCGTGTGTTAAAAAATCAGAACAAACAAAAGGAATACTAAAATTTAGAGTATTGATACCTCCATAAACTTCTGTATATACTGGATTTATTATATCATAAAGGTTATACACCATTGTTCGGTCACGCTTATGTAGGGTAATTTTTACATTTTCCAAAACTAGCACCTCCTTAGATTAAATATTTGTACTGATAATACATTGTGATTACAACTTTTCCAGATACATTTATATTGTTATTGCCTCTTACTAAACCAAAGAATTCAGAACCACTCAATAAGTTGCTATATCTATATAATCCTAATTGGTCAGTTGATATAATTTCGGAATCTAAATTTATTTCAATATTTTCATTTGCGACTAATGGGTTACTAGAATTCGTTCCTAATGATATGAATTTTCCACCATTCGTTGTATTGGTTAGTACTATAGAACTATTGCTTTCTGTTATGTTTAATTTAAGATATGGATAGATTTCAATGTCACCTAGATTTTCAACAGTTATTTGTTGGGTTGTAATACTAGCTGATAAATCAAAAACCTGTGTATACCAATTACTATAAGAAAAACTATCTTGAGTAGTTACATCAAATGATATAATTCCATCTTTTCCGTTAGTTATAAATTCAGGCTCTCCAGTTACTAATATGTAATAAACTCTATTAGTATCTGTAGGAATAAATGGTTTATAATCTTGCTGGTCAAAAAACCATCTAGCTATTTCACGTTGTTTATCATCGTCTAAATTTTCGTGGTATAATTCAATTTTAAATGTGTGTGGATTTTTATTTATTTTATAGAGATAGTTTTGAGACTTGTTATTATGTTGAATTGTTTCAGATACAATATCTCTGCTAGATACAAAAATATCTTTTATAGATTGATCTAAATATTTGCAGAAAGTTACTCCCATAGATTCACTTGTAATATCTGCAAAAGTAAAAAAGGTTGTTCCATGCATTATTTGCACCTCCTTATTTTATTTTTATATGTTAAATTTATTATTTTCAAAGGGAATAGCCCACCTAAATTAATAAGTGGACTATATAGGTTAAATTCCTTCTGTAGCTAATTTTCTACTCATATCAGTCCAAACTTCGGATTTTATACGCTTAACTAATCCATCCATGCTTTCTGATGGAATTCCATTAACATGTATAGTTGATTGAACTGTTACGTTTTTATTAGAGTTGTTATTAACTAAATTAGGTATGTTGGAATTGAGCATGGGCATTATGGTTTTTGTGATATCTACAATTTTGAGTAAATTTTTAAAATCCATAGCATTTAAAATATATTCTGGACTAACGGTACTACCATGAACTATAGCACCACCAGTAAAATCAATTAGTCCACCTTTTTCATATACTCTTCCAGCACTCACAAGGGATTCTTTATACTTCTTTAACTGTTCAGTATTTAACAATGATGTTTGTTGAGCTACGTCGGATGGTAATTGAGTTCTTATAGATTCAGCTTGACTATGTATTGATGCACGTTGAGATGCAGTAGTAGCTTTACCATATTGTTCTTTTAGACTAATCATATTGTCAAGCAATGTGCCTCTTACATCTTTCCCAGAAGCTTCATTATAGTCTTTTGTAATATCAATTGGATTACGGTAAGCTGAATTTTCATTATTGACAACACTTTTAGCTGCTGAAACTGCATTGAAAAACTTAGCTTTTTCTATCATTGTGTCATAATTTCCACCGATAGCTTTTGCCATTTTTTCGTATTCATCAATTATTTGACCTACTGTTGATGTAGTTAATTCTACTTGAACTGTGTTGAATAGTTTAGCATCACTTAATTTTTCATCAATCGCTGTTTTTTCAACTTCGACTTTTTTACTTTCTACGTCCTTGAGATTCTGCAAAGACTTCTTTTCTTCGTCCCTTTTATGTTTATTAATATCATCATATTTTTTAGATTTTAAATCCGCTAAGTCCATTTCTAGTTGAGCTTTTCGGGCTAATCCTTCGGTAGAATTATCGAGAGCTAATGCGTCAATCTCTGCTTGCTTTTTGTTTATGTCTTTATCTTGATTTTGAATACTAGTATCGTAATTTTCTTTATCAATTAATTCATCGAGAAGTTTTATTCTTTTATCTATGTTGTCTTCGTATGTTTTTAAATTTTTGTCTAGGATTTTCTTCTCTTCTTCGCCAGCTTTTTTACGCATATCCATCATTGCGTTTTGAGCATCTTCTACGTATTTGAGTTCATCTTCCTGACGTTTTCTTATCAATGAATTTATATTTTGTTCTTTATCCCACCAACCACTAGACCTAGCATCAATTTTCTGTTGAATTTGAGTACGGTTTTCTTCGGTTAAATTTTTGTTTGTTGCTAATATTTTTTTAAGTCTTTCTGCTTCGTCTTCTAATATTTTTTGCTTCTCTTTATGCAGATTAACTTGCACGTCTATTTCTTTACTGTATTCTGGAGTTCCTTCTTTTAATAATGATTGGCGACCTTGAGATTGTTTCAAAAGAAGTTCATTTTTAGCAATACGTTTAGACTGATAATCCTCGACTTGTTTAACCTGATCATCTACTAATTGTTTTCTATTAGCAAATATTTCTTTAACTGTACTAAAATAAGCATCGTCATTTTGTATAATTCCATTACTTGTTTCTTGCCAGTCCTTATACAATTCATTAAACAATTTTTTCTTATCTGTATCTTTTCCCCAAGAATCAAATACACTATTCTTTTTTGATTCTGACCAGTTTGGGTTAATTCCCATCTTGTCCATTTTTAATTCTAAATCTGATTTTTTACTTGTTAACTTTTCAGAGGATAGAGTTATTTGTTTAAGTTTATTTTTTTGTTCATCAAGAATTTCGTTAACTTTTTTATGCTTTTCTCCGTAATTGGATGTTGGAGCGTTCAGTACATCCAATTCATTTGTGAGATGCCTAATTTTGTTTGAAGATTTATCGACTTCTGCATTGTATTCTTTAACATATTTTTCATCAAAAGATTGACCAGTGGAAGAACCTTTTTTATCTTTTGATTTTGTAATAGGTCTATTTAATAAATTTGCAAAAAAATCGCCTTCAGTTTCTGCCTGTGTTTTATTCTGCAATGCAACGCCTAAATTATATAATTCTCCGTCATCATTATTTTTTATGTTTTTATTATAAAATTCATCGTATGCTTTTTTATATGCTGCTTTATCTGCCATATTTACGCCAGCAGTTTTCATCTGTGATAAAATTTGTTTATGCAACGCTGTTGATATGTTTGCATTAAATTTTTCAACATACTCAGGATCGCTAGAATCAAGTGGACTACTAATAATATTTTTTTTGAATTCGTTAATAGCCTCTACTTCAAATCCATATTTTTGTATTCTAGCGTCTACTTCTTCAAAAACCTTATTTGTTAATTCCTTTTCACTTGCTATTCTATCTAAAGCAACTTGTATAGACTTAATTCTTAAATCTTCTAATACACCTGTCTCTACGGTATACCCATCAGATGTCTCATGTATATAAGGTATTAATTCTTTGTGATTTTTAGCTAAGTTTTCAGCTTCTTCGGCAGTTAATTTTTCTCCGTCTTTCATTTTTTGAAGGAGGTCTACGTAATCTTTTTGGGAATCAAATGCTTTTTTAACAACGGTGTCCATATCTGCAATTGCGTTGGTAACATTTTTTATATCTTGATTATCGCCGATTAAATTCTTCCAATCAACATTTTTTAACTCAGGAAGTTGTTTTAATTGTACGATTAAAGAATCAAGGGTTTTACCATTAAAATTTTGAACAATATTAATAATTTTACCTAGTGCGTTTTGATATTCTAAAGGCTTAGTTACGTCAAAATTTAAAGATTTATTCAAGGTATCATAAATATTTTTTTGTTTATCATTTAAGTTAGCAAAACTACTTACTGAAGATTCTGCCAAAAGTTTAAATGCATTTTGTAGTTGCTGAGTTAAAGATTCGGATTCTTGAATTTTTGTATTAGTCTTAGTTAGTTCTTTTTGAACTTGATCTCCTAATGCAGATCTAACCTCTAATGATAAATCTTTATAATCTCCTTTAGCGTTGGTAATCAACTCTAAGGTTTCAGTTAATGATTTTTTATATTCCTTTATACCAATACCTTGTGTAAATATTCCCTTTGTAAAATCCATACTAAAAGATGCCCCAGATATTTCATTAGATGTAATTCTTAATTCAGGAGCAGCGTATTTATTACCTGATATCTTTTTTTGCTGACTTTGAGCTAAAAGCTGATTTTCAATAATAAAAGAATTTGCTTTTTCTTTATTCAATTCTCTAATTTTAGCAATATTGTCATCTATAGAACCGTTCTGTAAATCTATGCCTTTTGCACTATCACCAAATATGGTTACTAATTGTTGTTCTACTTCAAGTAATTTAGACTTTGCTGTTTCATCTGTTTTTGCAAGGTCAGCGTTTTGTTTGTAGGTATATGCTAAATTATTAACTTCAGCTTGTTGTTGCTTAAAAGCTTCTATATTTTTTTCTACTTGTTGCCTTTGTTCTTCTTGTTTTTGATCGTAAATATTCATGGCTGAAACAACAGCGGTAACTCCTATTGCTATCCACCCTAAAGGATTAGATAAAAAAACCGCTTTGATTGACATACCTAAAGACTGAAACCCTAAAGATAGCCCTTGTAAGGCAGTCGCCTCTCTGTTTGCGACCATAGTTGATGCAGTAGATATATCCTTAAATAATTGTAAACTTACGATACTACTTCGTACACTCAGTGGCAATAACGTGAAAAATTTAAGTATTTCTGCACCTTTCCATAGTGCAAAACCAGTTCCAACTAAAGTAACAACTGTTCTTAAATTTCCGAATGTTTCTATGAGCTTAGTTGCTCCTAATACAAATCCTTTAAATGCTTCGCTACTTATTGAATTTAAGTAAAACCCTTCCCAACTTGCTTTTAGTCTATTTAATGATGACTGTAGCGAATTCTGGAAAATTTCATTTTTTTGGAGGGCTACACCATTAGAATTAATAGCATATTCATTATTTTTTATAACATCTGTATAGTTCTCCATTAATGTCATGAATATATTTTTACGGTACATCAAAACTGTTACTTTCACCTTGATTTAAGGCTACTGACTATTCGCACTGAATAGCGGAAACGGTTCTTCTTTAGCTGGTCTGATTACCAGCGACCATTTCTCTATATGTCTCCATATAGATCAGACTGTATCTTCACCCTATGAAGGGGATTGGCTTGCAGTCGTTACGAGTTCTTTTATTTGAATAAATAAGCTATATCAAATAAAAGCCTTCTCTCGGTATTGCCCACCGTCCTTTACGGTTTGGGGTTTCACCGATATAGCCAATTTCTTTATATACATTACTGTATATTCGGGCATGTATGTCTACCCGCAGAATCCATTGCGATGGACTGTCTTTGTGTGTCAGAAAGTGTATCCCACTTACTTGCTAAATCAGATAATATATCACCGACTGGACGTAGAGTTTGACCATCTCCACCAATTTCTCTAATTTTAACACCAATATTATCTAATGATTTTTCAACTTTCTTAAATGACTCAGAGTCTGCATCTTCGCCAACATTTAAAATTCTTCCGAAAATTGTTCTTCATTCTATTACTTTCACCTTGATTTAAGGCTACTGACTATTCGCACTGAATAGCGGAAACGGTTCTTCTTTAGCTGGTCTGATTACCAGCGACCATTTCTCTCCCTTTTCTAAATCGGCATATGGGGGAGTTCAGACTTTCGCACATCCATTATAAATGGACTTCTCTCATTAAGTCGTTCAGCGTCTCATATTGATTAAATAATAAATCAAACCATAGGTGGTACTATGTTAAACTGCTTGATTTATTTTTTGGTTATATTCACTTTTGGAGTATATTTTAAATTTATATTGTTTTTTATAAAATTTATTATTTTTATTACTTCTATATATTGCATCATTTGCCGAACTAAATGAATTTGTAAATTTCGTTTCTACTAACCAATTCGCACACTGAGTTAGTGAACCAAATGTATTAATCAAAGTGTTTTTATTCCCATACATCTCGATAATATTTGAATTTCCTGCTGATTGTATATTTAAATCATTGATATAAAAATTAACAAAATCATTCCTATTAAGATTATAATCATAATATTCCGATGTGTTAATAGCATAAAATAATAATCCTTTATAATTAATATTTGTATCTATGTTTACACGGATAGCTTTCTTGCCTCCGTTTGGGTGATTTGTTAATCCAATTTTAGATATCCATATTCCAGCACTAGTAAACGACTCAAAACAATCAATGATATTATTATTTATATCTTTTATTAAGACGCATTTTGTATTATATCTTTTCAACCCAGTATATTTCACATTGCCTTGCCCACTGATTCTTAGTGGAATACTAAATTTCCTCAATACTCTTCCAATGCATACATCGCTTACGCCATAAGTATTGGCAATATCATAAGTTGATGCGGATTTATTACAATACATATCAATAATGTTGTCCTTATATTCTTCTATATCAAATCCATGCGTTTGCATTCTATTTTTTTTAATGTTTTCTTCGGTATGCTTATATCCACTAATTCCATCTCCACCGTCTGTAAGATTGCACAAATCATATCCAAATACAAATTTATATTCGTTTATGTACCAGCACTCATATTCCAACGCTTCTTTTTCTGATAAATTTTCAATTAAAATAGACACAGCTGTTGGTACTTTTTTATATATATTCTTAAAATAATCACTTCTGCTATTTGTTCTAAAATACCTATCTCCATGACCTTTACCTACATAAAAAGGTTCATTAGTATCTAATCTTATCCACTCGTAAACATAGTATATTTTATTTTCATTCATTGCAATTCCTCCTATAGAATATTTCTTTTCCTAAAAACAACAAAAAAAGAAAGAGTAGTTTAGGAATCTACTCTTTTTTAATGGGGCAATTACTCCCACCTATCTTTTTAAAATTTATATATTAAATTAATCAATATAAGTTCGCCCCTGTCGTCCCGCCATAGGACTTCCAAGTTAACTACAATTTTTTACCACAAAAATTGTAACCATTAGAGAGAATTTTCTATAGCAGTTTATTTATTATGCCGCTATAGCCCCAAAATTTAGGGAATTGGCTATTTCCGTACCGCTCCTTCTCGTCTTTTCAGTTAATGTTCCAAGCATAGATGATAGTAATTCAATTGGTACTTTACTTTCTTTTGCTACGCTTCCCACGGTTCGTAAACCATCACTTATTTCTTGAATTGCCCTTGGGTAATCTAACTGAAGCTGGCGGGCTGTTCCTGTAATAATATCAGCTACGTGCATAGAATCTTCTGCTTGTAAATTAAACTGGGCAAGAGTTCCCATGAGCGCATCAGCAGTTTGTTCTACATTTTGCCCTGTGATGTTGCTTAAAATTATAGCAGCTTTAGATTTCTGCAAAACTTCATCCATAGTCGATGTGTAAGTACCAAAAACAGATATTGCTTTCATTACATTAGCAGTCGTAGAACCCATTGCAACAGCATAGTCATTTGCAATTTTAGTTATATCACTAAAAACAAGTTTGGTATTTGTCATTTCCATTTGGAGATTTACAAATACTTTGTTCATATCTTCGATAAAAGAAAGTCCTTCTTGTATTTTTCTTAATGAACCGTAGATTAATTGCGTACTAATAGCCCATATGACTATTTTTTTTGCCGCTAATTCAATCATTTGAGTAAAATTATATCCATCTTTAGTTATATTTTGAAATTCTCCAGAAACTTGAGCAACCTTAGTCCGTATATTATCCATTTGTAAAGCATAAGTTTTGGCTGAAATTTCACCTCTTTTAAAAGATTGCTCCATTTGGGTTAGTTTATCTACTTCGGTAGAAACCCTTGTATCTGCAAATACTTTATCTTTATTAACCTTTAATCTAGCAAGAGAGTTATTTATTTTTTGAATTTCATTTTCAATTGCTTGAGAATTTAAAACATTTGTCTTAGTGCCTGAAGTAGAACCTTGTAAATCTTTATATTTTTTTGCCATTAAGTCTAATTCGTGATTTAATTGTCCGATTTGTGTTTTATTATTAATTAATTCGGATTTATTTATCACACCACTAGCTGTCTTATTTTTTAATTCTGTAATTTTATTTGTAATTACGTCAAATTGAGTGTTTAATTCCTGAAGTTTAAGTGGGTCACTAATACCGCTTTTAATAGAAGAATATTTCTGTTGTATTTTCTCTAATGATTGTTGTAATTTTACGACTCCAGAAACGTCTTGTGCGGTGGTAGCTTGCTTCCCCTGACTATTTTTTTGGACATTCTCAATATTCTTATATTTATTTGACAAAGAGGTTAAAGAGTTTATTTGCTTATCAATATTTCTCTTTTGTTCATCAGACATATACGCCTGAGATTTACGAACCTTCTCAATTTGGTTTAATATAGATGAATATTCGGTATTCAAACGGGTAAGATTAGTTTGATCCTTTACACCTGCTGAGCTGGAAAAACTTTCTTTAATTTTATCAATCTTAGTTTGATATTGCTGTAATTTATTCAAAGTAGCATTTAAATTATTTCCAGCATTAGTGTCATTTAAAAGCGAATTACTTAAAACAAATCCTTTTTGAGTGCTGTTACCTGTTTTAATTTTTGCTTGATCAAATCTCAGCTTTTCAATAGTTCCGTCTAATTTTTTAACTTCAGCGTTAAATCCAGTTATTTGACCTTTAGCATTTTTGAATATGTCTACATTTACATCCCCAAGAGATTTAAAATCTTTTTTTATTCTGTTGACTATTCCATTCGCTGACATATAAAACTGTCTGCCGTCTTCTTCAAGTTTTTCTCTGTCAAATACTTTAATTTTTGATAGATTTTTCCCACTAACAGATGCTTTTTTCTGAGCTTCATTTATTTTTTCAGTAATAAACTGGATGTCTTTAGAGTCTATACTTAACTTTACTGATATTGCAGTTTTTATTTGTTTAGACAGAACTTTAATCTGTTCTTCTAGCTTTGCTACCTGAGTTGCGGAAGTATCTATCTTAGTACCTAATACAATTGACATATCATTCATAAGTGCATCATCTCCTCTCAATAAATTTCATAAAAAAATAATCTTCACTTTTCAATCCACTACAATGAACTCAAAAATGAAGATTATAAAGCCCTAGAGTGGTTGAGGCTCTAAGGCTAGATTTTGTTAAAATAAGGGTTTTATTATTTATTTTGTTTGTCTAAATGTCCTTTTAGCTTATCTAAGTCTTTCCACTTGGTTTCTTTGGCTGAAAGGTCGTTGTAGATCTTGTACATATCCGATGATGTCCAACCCATAATGGCTATAATGAAATCACTACCTAATCCAAGTCTAGTTAAGTGAGTTACGATATAATGCCTTAGGCAATGCGGATAAAAATTTACTTCAAGATGTTTCTCCCACTTCATTACCCAACTTCTTACAGTAGATTCTGTGGCTGGCTCTCCATTACTTTTAATAAAAATAAAATCATGCTCTTTATTATTCTTTTTCATTATTTTTTCACGTTCTATAAGCCAATCTTTGTAATATGGTAAGAATGTGTCTTTTATCAAATATTTTATCAACATTTTGCCAGCCTTTGTTCGACCCTTCGTCTTGATCTCTTTCAATGTTTCTAAAAATATGTCATCAAAAGCCGTATTGTTTTCGTCTATAATTGATGTTGTAAATCTAAGCCATTCGGAAATTCTGGCTCCGCTACTTATTGCAATAGCAAGTAAACAAGCTTCCTGCGGCTTATTTATTTCATTTTTAAGATAGTTAAGCAATCCATTAATCTGGTCTTCAGATAAAATAGTTTTTTCTCTTTTAAGAACCTTTGGCATTAGCTCTATAGATTTTATAACTACGTTACGAAAAGCAGGATAATCTTCATCATAAAATTTTTCTATAAAAACAGATAATTGGCTTAATGCCGATCTTACTCTACCAAATCTGCTCGAACCCCATTGCAATTCATCTACGGAATAACTAAAAAAGTCAGCCATTTCTATTTTTTTAATAAATGGGAATTCTTTATTTTCATTATTTAATAGATTCCAAGTAAAGAATATGTTTAAATCACTCTCATATCCTTCTATTGTTCCATCAGCACATCTTGTATTTTTTTCTTTTAAGTATCGCTTCATTAAGTTTTTATTTACGGGATTTATTTGTTCTATTAGCTCTGGAGTAGTTATTACATTTCTAAAAGTTTTTCTTGGCATATTCCACCGCCTTTTATATTTAATATCTATATAAATTAATAATTTCCAAAACAAAAAGAGTAGAGATTTCTCCCTACTCTGTAAAAGCACATTTTATTTAAACAACTTTTACGCCATTTCTTATTAACCCTAATTTCAAAGCCCTTACATGCTGCTTATTTATCCTTAAATCTTCTCTGGTGTTTTTTATAAACGGTCTAGCTCCAATCTCTTCATCTAAATCTCTTGTGTAACCCCACGTATAACCTTTTCCGTATTCGATGACTTTTACAATATCTATCCCATCTTCTTCTCTTTCATTAGTGACTTGTAAGGTATTATTATTAATCATTTTACTTCTTATAGTATTATCTGCAATTAATTTATAAGTTCTTTTATAATGAGGCGTTACACCACCTTTTGAATAAGGAATATATGTATTATAAACATCTTTTTGTATATGGTCTTGCATTGTCTTTCTAACTGTTTCTGCAACTTCTTTCTGCATTGCATCTTGTATTTTAAGCTGTATATGCTTTTCTATTAACTTCAACTGCTCTGCAATTGTAGCCATTTTATCACCACTTTCCAAAAACCAAACTCACTCATACTCACTATAGCTCGCTTATGCTCCGTTTTTCAAATCCTAAATTTTAATAAAATATCTGTTTCATTAATTTGTTATTTTGCAGCTTTTATCATGTCATTCATTGCTTGCATTTTATTAGGGTTAAAGTTATCAAATTCTTTCTTCACTTTCTTCATTAATTTCTGGATTTCTTTTTCATCAGGGATCATTTTGGATATATTCTGAATAGCGTCAAATATTATATTTTTGATACTATTTTTTTCTTTTATTTTATATTTAATATCATCAATAGAATCCTCAATTTTACGATTAATGTCACTTCTTATGTTGTAAGGTATCGCATCGTAAATTAAATCATACAATCCACTTCCAACTATATTATCATAAAGGTCTGACATTATCATATCATCTGAAATTTCTATATTGGTCATATATTTAATTATGCAATAAAAATAAGAATTATCTTTTTCAAAATCAGAAGTCCCAATTATTTCTTCAGCAACCTCATCTTTAATGAAATATTTTTCAACACATATGTTCACAAAAACACGTTTGTCTAATAGTGAAATATGTTGATTCACCAGTATTTGTTCATCTTGGAAATTTATTTCGATAGGTTTGATTTGTTCAAATATTTTCATAATTTTCTCCTTTAATTCATTATTAATTAATTTTAACGTGTTCAAATAAAACCGATATTTTAAATAAAAGCAGAGATTAAATATTACATCAATCTCTGCTTGTGTATGTTTCTTAGTTCGTTATGTTGTTCTATTGTTTACTCCTCTGTTAAAATTTCTATGACAAATTCCGTTTTCGTATCTCCTAATACTTGATTATGTAATTCATTACTACATAAGGTTGTAAGTTGTTATGTGCTTGTCCTCCACCAGTTGAACTTGTTGTTTCCCATCTTTCTGTCTCATCACAAGCGTTTGCATTATTAAATACACCCTCTAAATTTTGTACCCCATATGTGTCATTATATTGATGCGTATGAGATGGCATTTGATCTACTGTTAATGTATGTGTCTTAGCGCCACCTGTCTCACCTAATGTGTCAAATTCAGATTGTGTCGAATCTAGTCCTACAGGTATCTTGCCTTTTAAATTAGGTATATTAAATGTAGTTGAGCCATCGCCTGCACCGTAGGAAGTTCCGCAAATGTTAAATAAATCTATATAAGTTGAGCGTGATATAGCCGAACCATTACAAAGCAAATACCCCGAAGGAGCAGAAGCACCAGCATATGCTTTTATTTCTCCAACAATCCCCGTTGGTGGCGCTACAACAGCAGGGGCAAATAAAGTTGTAAACGCACTATCAATTTGAGTTGCCATACTAGCACCTTTTAGTACAACTATTTTGCCAACCAACATTGTATTGGTAGATGCGCCTATCCAAGTATTAGGCGGCTGTGAAGCTTTAGCTTGTTCTAAGGTATAATCTCCAGTGCCTAGATAAACAATGATAGCATTTGCATCTTTTCCCATTGCACGATATACCCAGTTTACAGCATACCTACCATCAGTCAGCGTCTGCAACATCCCAGAACCATCATTATAATGCGTGTTGTCATATTGTGTAATATCAGCACTTGCATAGCCTCCAACACCATCATCATAATATAAAAAGCATAAATCTACTGAAGAATCAACAGCATTTCGAGAATTACGAAAACTTCCTTGCCATACTGCCCCTTCTGATATTTTTATCTTCATTGTAGCTTCTTCTGATAAAGTTAACCCAGACACTCTTTCAAATCGTCTGCACTCCATATTTCTACGAAGAAGTTTATTTGCCAAGCCTAATGCTGGCTCGTCCCAATCTAAAATATCAACCGCCGCATCACCTATTCGGAAAACAGTGTAAACAGGGAAATTATTTGAAAAATTAATACTAGACAAATCAGTTGTAACATTATATCTTGGGGTGCCTGAATTATATTCAACTATTACATAGGTTGTTGTCCCATCTACCACTGCAACATTTGATTGATTAATAACATTTTCTGTAAGCGCTCCAGTATAATCAGTGGTTGAGAAAAGTCTGAACGTACCTAAACCTACAGTTACAGTGCCACCTGTGTTATATTCAATTGTTGGTTTTATTACTGTGCCAGTGCTAATGAAGCTATTTGTAATAGCTTGTTTTGCTAACGCTCTTGCAATTATATCAATTTCTATACCCATTTAATATCATCTCCTTTATGAAATATGAAGTATTATATATTTGAAATTTCTTTTATTTTATTAATAATCAAATCTTTCCAAGTTTCTTCTTTATCATCAGTCCAATAAGGTATCTCTAAATAAAAATATCCTTGCCTTTTAGCAAAGATACGTTTATATCTGTCTTTTAATTGTTGGTAATGAAGCTCATATTCTAGTGTTGTATTATTGTGATTTGATTTTTTATAATTAAAAATATTTTGTGTTTTATAATGTTGTACACCATGAACCTCAACAATTAATTTTAATTCAACAATTTCATTATCATATGGTAAAACATGTTTAGTTTTTGGGTTAACACATTTTATCTTACATTTATGTTCATGCAAAATTGTATGTTTTAAAGATTCTAAATGTAGTCTAACTTTTTCTTGTAAAAAACTTTCTTCTCGTTCACGAACACAATTTGGACAACGAAAATTATATACATTTGATTCATTTATACATCTTAAATAATCTTCATGATTTCCATCTTTACATTTAAACCAGATTTTTTTATTTGATTTTGGAGCATATTCGTATGGAGTGTCTTTATTTTTATCACTCCAAATTCCCAAAATTTTTGGATATAATATTCCCAAACTATCTTTTATATGTATATCATTACCACTACAATAAGAACATCTTTGTCCAATTGAAAAATTTTTCGAGATAATTTTATAAGAACCATGGTAATCTTTTTCTTGACATTTAATCCATATTATTTTTTTACTTCCGAATGAAATTTCCCAAGGACTAATTATATTCTTTTTATAATCCCAATATTTTTCTAAAAAATCAGAACAAATATTATCTATACCCCATTGAGCGAAAGAATTACATTGGTTACATCTAATGCTACCCTCTTGACCACCCGTAAAAGCACTAATATTTTTTAATTCACTTTTATGTATTCTATTAGGACATTTAAAATAATACTTTAATTTAGAACTATAGCATACTTTTGAAGGTTGTTTTTTATTTAATTCATAATCCCATCTATTAAATATGTCTTGCCTATCATTTTCAATGCACCATTGTTCAAACGATATAGATTTTTGTAGTTTGGTATTTAATAAACTTTCATTTTTTGTTGTTTTATAAGAACATTCATCACAATGATAAAATCCAGTATTTTTAATACACGTATTATAATTATTAAATGCAATATATTTTTCTTTATTACATAAACTACATTTAACTCTTATCTTTATATTACTATTCTCTTTTAAATCTTTAACATCAATTAAAATAGTATTAAACATTTTAGTAAAAGAATAACCTTTTGACTGATAATATATTTTATTTGATGCGTTCCATGTTGTAATTACATTATTTTGTAAAATCATAAAACTTCACTCCTTGATGTGTTATTTCCTTGTTTTAAAATATTAAAAGAAGAGTGGGGCAAGGATTCCCACTCTTATCAATTGAGTTCATGAGGCTCAATCTATCTTTTCAAATATATTTTAGTTGACAACAGTGCCTATTACACTTACCGCACCGCTGCTTATAGATAACAAGCGAATACGAAGTCTTGTTATTGCCTCAAGAGACAATTGATACTTGCCATTAGCTGTAATTGTTGTTGACATAGCGAAAGTTTCAAGATTCGGACACATTATTCCTGTATAATCATCATTATCATTTGCTTTGCCTTCTATAACCAAAATAAAATCTACTGCGTCTCCCGTAACTGCTACATTCATAAGAACATGACCTGCCCCAACATTAAGTTCGCCCCCATCTGCAATTGCTGAAGCATTAGTGTGAAATGGTAATATAATTTGTCTAACATTTCTTCCCATTTTCATTCTCCTTTCTGAATTTTGAAATTTTAAATTTAGAAATATAAAAAGGAAGCAAACCCTTCTCTTTATAATCCGATATGTTTAATATCATTTTGTTTTATATTTGAGTAAAATGAAAGCCTTGTGGCAGTAGGTGTTGAAAATTTGAAAATTTAATAAAATCTTCGTTTGATTGAATTTTAAGATTGTTTTTGAATTGTTTATATAGAAACGAGAAGAAATCTCGTTATATTCATAGGTTTTGAAATGGTTAGAAGGCTTGCACTCCTTGCGATAACCAAATTTTATATTTTAGATTTTATGCTGATTGTTTGTTATTGAATTGTTTTAAATAGTCTGTTAGAATTTCAGAAATGTTTTTCATTTCCCAATATGGAATAGTCAATAATTTTATATTGTTATTCAAACAATATTCTTTTTTAATATTATCGTTTGTTTGAATATATGCCAAATTAGAATATTTTCTATTTTTTCTTAGAATATACTCATCATAATGCTGCCTTCCCTGAAATTCTATCAAAAATGATAATTTGTCATTTGAATCAAATATAGCAAAATCAAAAGGAAGTGGGTTTTTATTTCTACATTCTTTAATTCTATATTGTGATTTTAAATTTATATTTTCATTAATTAAATACTGCTCAATTATCTTTTCACCTTTAGATGATTTACAATAAGAGCATCTATTGCCGCCTTTTAAATGATTAGGAGTAGCTTCAAATTCTTTGCCACATTTCATATGTAACATTTTTACTTTTTTAACAGCAGAAACATATTCTCCAATAACCTTATATTCTTCACCACAATTTTCTAATATCCATTGCTTAAACCTATCAGTGTTTTGATAATGACCAGAACACCAAGGGCAAGTATTTCCCATATTTAAAATTGCATAAGGTAAAACGTCGTATTCAAATCCGCAAATTTTATGTTTAACTTTAATTTTTTGAGAACTTCGTTCATATATATCTAATACTTCGTATTCACTATTATATTTTTTATCTAATGCTTGAATAAATTCTTCATGAGCTTTCGCTATACCACCATTACATTTAGGACAACGCTTACCTCTAAGAAAATTACTAGGTGATACTAAATATTCATGATTACAAATATTATGCTTTATTAATACGTGTTTTCGATTGTTTTCATATTTGCTCAATATTTCATATTCATCGCCAACTAAATTATAAACCTCTGAACAAAATTGTTCGTGAGTTTTTACATTTTTTGAACTCTTTTATTCTTTCCACAACCATTACATTGTCTTTTATTTTGTGATACAAAATTAGTAAATCTAGCTGTAAATTCATTATCACATTTGCATTGGAACAACAATAATTCTTCGCTGTTTTTATAATTTGTACTTAATAATTTACATCCACTATTGCTTTCTATTTCTACAAAGTTTTTTACTTCTTCATATGTAAGTTTTTTAGCCATAATTTTCTCCTTCCAGTATTAGAGAATAATTGGAAAAAGACATGTGTACTGGCACATGTCTTTTATTACTATTATTAAGGTTGCAACCTTAATAATAAACCATGATCATATTGTTATTTACTTGTTTTTACTATTGGTTTTACTTCAGGTTCAATTTCTTCCCAACCGAAGTTTGCGGGATGAAAAAAACACTTAATATGCTCTAAACTATATTTTAGTTGTAGTTCTTCTAATGAGTACCATGTATTGATTTTTATACCTATACTTGGTACTGATGGATGACAGTAAACAAGAAATTTTGTCATAGTATCACCTCTTATACGTCAAGTTCTGGATCTGTCACTAAGTTGAAGAACTGATCATCGCCGCTTGCATTTGTCCATCCAAACACTTCACAATCAAATGCCAAGCTGGCTGCCGAAGTTGAAGTTGCGAATTCAAAATTTGGATCGGGTTTAGCCTTCTCTATTATTATAGTTTTAATAGCAATATTGCCAGACTTGTCTTCAACTTTTGTTTTAGCAGTAATTCTAATAAGCTTTGGAAGTTTTCCGCTTATCATTTTAACTCCACTAGCAGTAGCTCCAGTTGTATAATCACAAATTACTAGCATTCTAGTACCTTTTTTACCTGTGTTAAAAGTAAGAACACTTCCAGTAATAGAATATTGTTCCAATGTTGGAGCGGAAGCAACCGCAGTTATTTCTGTACCAAGATTATCATCAGTATCAACGTTATAAACCTTCAATGTACCAGCAACAATACCTGTGACTGGCAGAGTAATAGTTCCAGCCGTAGCATCTACAGTAAAAGTGTCGTCATAAGCATTTGTTTGCGCTCCAGTTACGTTTGAAGCACCTGTCTTAACTGCAACTATATTATCATCAATCAATGGTAATTTTGCAGAAAACTTAGCTGTTGGTGAATGATAATTTGTATATTGAATTTGATTATCACTTCCACCTTTAATTTCTAATTTCTCATAAGCTTCAGATATACTTGCATCTGTAGCATATTTTACCTGTGCCACAACATCTTTAGTGGAATAATCCTGAATTGTAAAGTCAAGAACTTTTGCCCAGACTTGTTTTTGTCCAATTGCCATGTTAAAATACCTCCTGTTTTATATTTTATTTAATTGTTTTAAAATATGATTCAACTGTTACTTCTTCTTGTTTTACCAATCCAGTTAACAATTGTTTCATAGCCAATCTATATTGTTCTTTCAATTGACCTCTTTGTAGTTGTTCATAAAATTGATAAATATTTAAATCCCAAATATTTATTATGTTAAGACCATTTCCATCCATATTAGCTACAGCAGAAATTAAATCTTCTAACTCAGGCTGACCATCTTTACTAGCATGTTCTTGAATTTTTTTCTCTGCTTCAGCGCAACGCCTATCAAATTCATCCATTTCTTTAGTCTCTTGGACTTCTAACCTGTTAACATATTTTATATTTTTGATAAATGAGTGATAATTAGCTTTATTTAACTCAATATCGTTGCACATAAAAACTAGTTCTTTATTAATTTCAGACATACTAAATTCTAATTTAGTAAAAAAAAATAAAGAATTTATAAATGTGGGATATAAATTACTTTCGAGACACATATGAGTTAATATATCAAAATCATTTATATCATGAAAAATATCTTTGTCTATTAACATGTCTTTAGTAATAATGCAGCTAGATAAAAACGTTGAATATTCTTTTTTGCCTATTTCTGCAATACTTTTAAGAGTTGGTGAATATATGGGAATTTTATCAACATAAATAGGTAAATTTGCTAACATCCTCATTTTATTCATTAATTAAAACTCCTAGCTTCATAGCAAATCCAGCATCCCATATGATTACTGTCTACCTGAAAGTCACTCATAGAATCAAATTTGAAATCCCCAATGCTTATATTTCCAGTATCATTAAATGTTTCGTCTATTAAATTAACTATATAGTCATATCTAAGACAGCCATAATTAGTTTTTAATAGATCGTTGTGACATATTATATAGAAATAAATATTCCCAATTTTAAATTCTCTACCTTGCGGTGAAAAATTCGTAAATGCCATAGTAATATATGAACTTGCTGTTTCTTGTGCTGAAGGTATATATTTATAAGGGAAAACATTTTTATATATAATACTTGTTACATCAGATATAAGAGGCTGGTCTAAAAAATCTTCTGTATTATTAGACAATGCTTTTACTAAGTTTTCATTATCAATAATTTTAGAGATAATTTTATTTTTATAATCAGATAATTCTTTTAATCTCATTCTTACCTCCTTATATCAAACTAGTTATTTTAAATTGTTTTTCAATAAATCTAGTTGGATTCTCAACTAAAGAAATTTTTATATTTATTATTTTACCAATTGCTGAATATGAATTAGCTCCTGTAATTGTACAAGATTTATTATCATAATTAGACACAATAGTCGCATAAATATTATTACTTCCGTCTACATTGCTTAATTCCCAATTAAAATGAACTAGATTGTTTTCAATACCATCATCAGTAAATCTTGCCGTATATGTTACACTTTTCCCAACTTTTATATTTGTATCTAATGGAGTAATTGTAATATCTGCTGTACTAGTGTCTACGATAATTTGATTGCTGTAATAATTAGCTATTCCTAACTCTACATTATCATCTTCAACTACAACATCCTCTTTAACTCTAATATTTAACAAACCAACGTTACTAATATTGTCAATTCCAACAACCTTATAAGCACTACCAGTCAATATGAATCTAGTGTTTAAATCAATGTTTGAACTGTCCGATGCATTAGGACAAACCAAAATATACTCATCAGCAGCAATTGAGATAAACTTATTTTCGTCCATGTTTATATTACCTTTATTAACAATACATGGAACTTGAAATAAAATGTGGTTTTTATAGAACTTTAGAGTATTATTGGTTTTTTCTATGATACCTTTAACTTGTACAGCGTTATCACTATCTATATTAGTACATATCCAATAATTATTTCCCCAATATACTTGATCACCCACAGCGATGTTTTCATCTGACTTACAAAGCAAACGTTTCTTATTGAGATTCTTTGTAATAGCGTTTTCATCAATAATATGTACACCTTTTGATATATTATTAATTAATACAGAATCAAAAGAAGGAGAATCATCAAAATCAAATAATATATCATATTTAATTTGGTTAACATCACGTTCTTTTGTGGTTAAATAAGATTGTGATATTACTCTAAACAAATCATATTGTCCCATTTGAAATTCCTCCTTCTTTTATATATTTGTTTTAGATTATGACGGTGTTGCACTTTTCCATCCACCTAAAGTATATTTACTAACTGGAGCATCAGCTATCCACCAAACGTTATCAAGTATTATAAATGCTGCGCAATTAACAGGAGTTGCGTAAACTCCGCCCGTTAATGTCGCTACGGCAAAAGCTCCATTTGCCATAGTCTCAGTTGTAGTTATACTATTTCCGTCAGTCCCAACCCATTTATAAGTTACGACTACTGTATCTAAAGCACCATCAACGGCGGTTACGTAAGCATCATTAGCTGTTATCGCAGCTACTAAAGCCGTCACAGCACTAGGAGCAGTAATAGTTGCTAAACCACCAATAAGAGTAACTGCTGCAAAAGATGCATTTATACAGGTAGTTGTACTAGCTATTGTATTACCAGCAACTCCTTTAGCATCTGCGATAACTAAAACTGTATCAGTTGTAGTATTTGCAACAGCATCAACAATTGCAGAATTAGAACTAATTTCTAAACCTAATTGTGTAACCGCATTATCAGCAGACATATCTGCACCCATTACTACTGGAATATTTGCTGGATCTGCGATATCTCCAGCTACGGCAACAAACTCGTAAACTTCCGTACCAATAGTGACGGTCTGTCCTGCAAGAACAACTCCTGTAAATGTAATTGTTCCTTGTGCCTCATTTCTTAAATCGCCGACATCAACAGCTATATTTCCTGCTGTTACTGCACCTGTCATATCAAATTCATAAGTGTTACTTCCGATTGTTACTTTCTCTGTATCACTTACAACCGATGAAATTGTGAGTATCCCCGACGCTTTTACTCCTGCAACTGGAGTTGAGGTATTAAACCATTTCTTATGAAACTGTGTATATCCCATGCCACACACCATACCTTTCTTTATTTTATATTTTTCATATATAAATTGCAATAAATTTATATTGCTAATTTATTTTTAATTAAATTTAATTCTTTAATGAGAATTTGTTCAATATTATTAAAATCCCAATACGGTATTTCTAATAATTTTATATTTTCGTTATTACAATAATCTCTTTTGATTTGGTCTTTTATTTGATTTAAATTAAATTCCTTTTCTGCCCATTCTTTACCTTTCCCCGCAAAATCAACTGGTTCATAATGTTGAATTCCTTGGATTTCAATACAAAAATTATAATCTAATAAATAAAAATCAAATTCTAAAACATTTTTATATTTACAATTTTTGAATTTATAATGTGAAATAAAATTAATATTATAATACTTTAATTTATCATATGTTATATTTTCACCTTTTGATAAATTACATTTTGGACATCCCTGTTATTTCTATTAGTGATAGAAGATTCCCATTCATGACCACATTCCTTACATTTCCACCACGCATATTTACCACTACTAAAAGTAACGTCATATGGTGTTAAATTGCCATTTTTAGTTGGGTGCCATTCAGAAGCAAGTTCTGGGCTTTTAGTTGCTAAGCAATTATGCAATTTAACTTGTCTCCCATTACAAACACCACATTCATGGTTATAATAAATGTGACTCCAACTTGCTTCAAATATTTCACCACAATCTTCTTTCAAACATTGCCATTTTAATTTATCATGACTTCCATTATACATATCACTAATTAACTCAAAAGGCTTATTGTTAAGTTTGCACCATGATTTTATATTTTGTATTGTATATGGATTGTTTTTGAAAAATCTTCCTATGTTATTAATTGTATTTTTATGTCTGAATTTTGCAAAAGAAGTTGTATAAACATATCCTTCTTTATCCATAATAATTAACTCAGAAGAATTATTCTTGTATTGTTTACTCAATAAAGTAAAACCAAAATTTTCTATAAATTCTTTTATGTATTCATATAAATGTCGTTTGATCATTATTTATTACCTCCAAATAATAAAATCCGAAAAAAGATAAAATAGGGAAGCGTATCGGAGTTACACTTTTCAAAATGAATAGCTAGTTCATTTCTATCCCCAAAATAAATTACTAACGTTAATATTTATTTTAATTAAAACCCTCAAACGAATTGAATGAATAATCAATTACTAAACTTTTAAGTTCTTTTTGAGTTTCATTTTTTAATATTGTTAATTTATCAATAAGATTTCCACCCGAAAATGAATTATAATCTTTCGTTGTAATTCTATTTCTAAGATTTTCTTCTTTATATAATTTTCTTTCCAACCATACTAACCGAATCCCTAACCCTAAAATCCACTCTTCCTCTTCAGAAAGCGTAGAATTAAACTGCTTTAAAACTAGATCAACATCTGTTAAATCTTTTGTACAAGATTTAAAATGAAGAGTTTTAGCCTTACTTAAAAATATCTCAAGCAAATATTCAAGTTCATCATCTGTCAAATTTTCAAGTAATTGAGCATCTTGAAATAAAACATTTGCTTTAGTGTATATACTGCTGAAAAGGGTAGGCATATAAATTAACCCCCTTATTTAAATAAATTAGGTTTTCTAAATATTTGACGAATAGTATTCATCTTAGTGTTATTAGTAAATAATCCACGTTTATAAAGAATATGACCTGCCTCCATTACTGTTTCAGCCATTTCGAGAGTATTATTAAGCTTCTTTTCAAATTCTTTTTCAGAAGTAATATTATCATCAAATAAATCTTCAACACACATAGGATTGATTTTATTCTCATCAAAATACAACTTTTCAAGTCTTTTATCTATAATCACATCTTCTACGGTTATATCGGAATCACTGTATGCATCAACGATAGCCACACTTCCGCTATTTATAAATGTAGGAGAAGAACTAATAAATATACTTAATTCCTCAAAAGATATTGTTGCACTTTGACCAAAATTATCTATTTGAAAGAATACTCTAACTTTTCCTCTATCTTCGCTAAAAGTAAACAATCCACCGATATTACTTTTCAATCTTATTTTTGTATGATCGGGTATAAATTTATATTTATTCTTATTAATTTTTGAATTATTTTCTACTTTTATTGTTTCGATAGGCTTCTCGTTTAACTTATTTTCTAAATCTAATATTTTAGATTCATATTCTGTTTTAAGTTTTTCACTAATCTCTTGTGTAACTTGCTGTATTAAAATTTTCATATCAATTTCTTGTGTGTTATTTTCTAATTGCACGTCTTTTTTAATATTTTCTTTTTTTGCACTATTGTTAGGCTTTGGCATATAATCTCTCTCCTTATCATTCTTGTAAAATGAAATTTAATTTAAATATTATGCTTGGCAAGTCAAAACTCATCAAGCATAATATTTTATATTTTTAATTATTGAAACTTATAGAAGCCGAACTTTCCTTCAGGAATAGTAATAGCTGCTGCACCAACTCTTCTTGTGAAAAGTACTTCTGGTTGCATATCATTTCTATTCATTCCGTCTTTCATGTCTACAAGTGCTTCGCCTTCAAATAAAACCTTTACTATCTTTTCATTTGCAGGAAGTATAATTATATGAGCATTATTTACCTTGAGAGTCTGAGTTTGTGCAGCATAAGCCTGTGGCAATGCAAACAAATCAGTACCTCTAAATGTATCGTAATAACCCAATGAGTTAAATCCGTCTTTTGCTCTATCGGAATAACCAGCACCGTCTGCTACATTTGACAATGCAGTAGTGGTACCGAATATCTGAAGTCTTTCTGCTCCAGTTGCAGCTTTTACATTTTCGATTATTGAAACTAGAGTAGCAGCAGCAAAAGCACCAGTTGCTTTAAATTCAGTATCAACAGCAGCATATGAACCGTAAATTGTGTCAGAAATAAGTTCTCCAACATAATTAACCATAGATATAGTTGCTTTTTCTGTCAATCTACCCATATCCATTTTACCTGAAAGGAACGCATCCATTTCTTCATAGAACTTTATTGATTTAGAAACTGTAGGAACTGTAAAGTTCCTGTCTATAATTTTCTGTCTTTCTATATCTCCATTACCTCTAGCAGAAGTGTAAACTGGATAAGTCTGATTATCTTCAACATAGAAATATGGCTTGTCAAGCAAAGCCGTATCTTTAAATTCCGCAAATCCGTCAAACTTGCCTGCTAGATTTGCATTCATAGCAATAGGTAAAATTTCTGCCATTATTGCAAACACTTTGTATCTATTTTCCATGAACTTGTAATAGTTCCACTCGCCCCCGCAAACATCTTTAACCGCATTTCTTACAGCTTCGTTCATCTGTTCTTTAGTGAAACCTTCTTTAGTTACTCCTGTAACTGCTCCAAAAGCTATTTTTTGTATGTCATTCATTACAAAACTATTCATTTAATAATCCTCCTTTAATTTATATTTTTGATTAACCTACTCTTACACACCTTAGCTTGACCATAGGAATGCCTGCTTTTGTGTACATTTCATCAATCACGTATCCAAGAATTTCTGTACCTGCAAAAGCAGCAAGGCATTCAGGCTTAATTGCACCAGCCTTGGGAACTACTACTTTCCCGATACCTAATGCTGCTGTGGCAGTTACGTTTGCAACAGGGATAGAAATTACATCTCCTAATTCTGGAACATATGCCCTTACAGTTGCCCCAGTACCGATTACATAGTCATTCTCAATTTTTTCTACTTCATATGAAATTGGTACATCTAAAACAATTACCATTCCCATATCTGTAACAGCACTACAAGCTGATCCAGCATAAGTCTTATCTACATTCTGAGTTCCAAGAACTAAGATTCCACCATTTACAGTAGAAGCAGGAACTACAACATTTTTTATCGAAGCCGTAGCCTTGATGTTATTCAACACGATTTGGTTAGCCATAATTAAAATCCTCCTTAAATTTACACATATTATTTTATTTTTTAGTTGCTATAAAAAAACAACAGTATTTTTACTGTTGTTAATTTTATTAATATTTAATTCTTTATTGGAATTTAAATATATTTTATATTATTGTTTTATATACTTCACAGCATCCCCGTAATAACTTTCATTATCAGTAACTTCAGGTACGATTACACTAACCTTGCTACTAAAAACTTGAGTTTTTTTCGTAATTTTATTAGATTTTGAATGCTTAATTTTACCTTCTAATGCATACAGCTTTTCTTTTAATGCTTCAATCTCATAACTCATAGCATCATTTTTAATTGCTTTGAACTCTTCGTTTTCACCAATAGCTTCTTCGAATTCAGAAATCACATCTTCAATTTCAGATTGTTTAATTTCTAATTCAACATTACTTTTGAACGCTTGAAGTTCTGAAATGGTAGAATCTCTTTCAGTGATACTTATTTCAAATTCAGAAACCTTAGTTGCCAAATCTTCCTTTTCGGATTCTAAGTTAGATATCGTTGACTTGAAAGTTTCAACTTCTACTTTTAGTGCGTCAAATTCAGCAGACATAGTTTCAATCGCTTTTCTATCTTCTTCAATTTTTATATTTTCTGTTTCAGTTACCCAGATCATCATCATTTTTTCCCATGATTCCATATTAACTGTGGCAGTCATTAAATTATTATTAAAAGAATATGCAAATCTGCCACATATACGCTCAGAGTTATTATCAGTCCAATAATATTTCTCCACCATTACGTATTCATCCGAAAAATCTTCTACATAAAAAAAAGTTTCTTCTACAATTTTATCTTCACCATCTCTAACTACAATTGGGTCTAAAGCATTGCACAAAGCTTCTCTTTTCTGTCTATATGTAGCTGAAAAACTTAAATCACTCATATTTTCACCTTCCTTTTGTATATTCACCTCTTTATTGTCACCTCCTTCGATAGAATCTGTATTACTAAATCTTTCTTTTAATTCATTATTCAATGATTCAACTTTCTCATAAAAATCAGTAGAAAACTTTTCAGAAAATTGACCAACAACCTGCATATTGGCACCTTCCATACCTGCTCCAACGGAATCTCCAAGAATCGTAACACCTAAATACCGATAAGATTTAATATCAACAATTCCATCTTTATTAACTACATAATCATCTACCGTGATTTCCATACTTACGCTTTTGTTCGGATTCTCTTGTAGGATCTCGTACCCCTCGTTCAAGTACTCCTTCCAAATGTATCCAAGTACTTTCACATATGTTTTACCATTAACTTCAACATATTCGTAATTATTTGTTTCAGGAATTACGCCAATTGGACGCTCAAGGTATACAAGTTTTAATTTACCGTCTTTAATAGATAGTTCAATTTCGTGTCCTGCAAAATCTTTTGAATCAGTACCATCAACCTTTTTTATATATCCTAAGATTGGAATATTTTTAATGGATTCTTTAGCAGATTCAATTGCTTCCATTTCAAAATTAGACTTATTTAAATTAATTTTGTCATGCATGACCAATATTTCTACTGGTATTTTAATATCATCAGCTTCAAATTTTACAGACTGATTATATTGTATAGGCACACTCATAAACTTTTTCTTCAAATATATTCACCGCCTTTATTTTATATTTATAATAATTAGAAGAATAATTTGTTGGAAAGAAGTATGTATTGTTTTTGATATTTATTTAAATAACTCTCCTTATTGTTAAGAAAAACTATTGCCTTTTTACCATCAATATTCACTTCGTTGTTTTCTTCTAATTTTTTAAAACCAGAGATTTCCATGTCTTTCGCAACGTCATCTGAAAATACGTAGATAAACTTCATTGTAACACCTTCTTTAATTCTTATTTTTATTTATTATATTGTTTTAATTGAATTGATATTTAACTCCTTAAGTAAGATTTGTTCTATGTTATCAAAATCCCAATAGGGAATACGAAGCAATGGAATATTATTATTTTTACAATATTCATCTTTTAATTTATCGTGTGCTTTTAATAATTCAAAATTATCATTATCATACTGTTTTTTATAATGAAAAACTCCATCATATTCAATAAGTAACCTTAGATTTATTTTTTCATTGTTCTAAAATACTGATACATCAAATCTTAATAGTCCACCACCAAGACCTATTAAATCATCAAAAGTATACTCTTTATCATGAGAAATGTTAAAATTACTTAATATATCTTTAATCTTTTTCTCTCCTTTTGATTCATTACATTTCGGACACCCACATCCTTCGTCTCTATCTGCAATTCTACTATTCCATTCATGTTTACATTCTTTACATATCCACCAAACATATTGACCTGAAACTGGAGTATATTCCTCTGGTCTTTTATCATTTTTCTTATAATTCCATTCTTCCGAAACTTTAGGATTGCATATTAAAAGATTATAATTATAACTTGCTAATGTATATCCTCCACATGTTTTAATACAATAAGGACAGTCATTTCCTCTATTTCTATTATAAATTATAGACTTCCATTCATGTTTAGGATTTTTAGAACATTGCCACCAAACTTCATTATGACTTCCGCTAACAAAATCATATGGAGTTAAATCTCCATTTAAAGTTGGATGCCATTGTTTGGCTAATTCTGGATTTGTAGTTGAAAGACAATTAGATACACCTACTTTTTGATTCGCACAATAAGGGCAACCATATCCAGTCTGGATATTTGTCCATTTAGAAAGAAATTCTTCTTTGTAATTTTCTTTTAAACATTTCCACTTCATTAAGGTATCGTTTGATTTATAATGATAATCAATAAGTTCGTATGTTTTGTTATTTAATGTACACCATAACTTTATATTGTGTAATGTATAAGGATTACTCATATAAAATTTTGTCGGTATATTACGACGCTTTAATGAATCGAGCGATACATAGTACATATAACCACAGTTATCTTTAATTATCAATGGTGTCCTAGCATTTTTATATTTCTCACTTATTAAAATCATACCTAAATTTTCAATGTATTCTTTTACTAACTTGTAATTCCATTTTATTAACATTTTATACCCCCTGAATTCTCCCCTGAACAAATAAAATTAGAGAGAAATGTCAGAGGTCACTTATTAGAAGGGTAATTAATCCTTCCTATCTCTCTAATTTAAAATTATTATTTAAATCCATCTACGACAACGGTACTATCAGCCTTGTCTTTTTCTTTGGTAGTTGGTCTACCGTTGTCGTTTTCTATTCCGCTTTGTTGACTAGCATTAACCTTGGGTGGCAACATACTATCAAAATCCAACAACTTTTCCATTTCAGCCAAATTCATATAGCTATATAAGTCAATTTCTGATGTTGCCATAAATAAACTTCTTGATCCACCACTTAATAAATCAGCCCTGTGGCTTTCATGTGCATCTACTTTTTCAAAAATATTGATATGCAAAAACTCAACCTGACACTTATGTTGCTTTATTTTATAATTCACAAAATTAGTGAAAAAATATAAAGTAGGGAACATACGAGCAGAATCAGCCTTAGTGCTATAAGACAATCCATTTGTAGTATTAGCATTGAATATTGTTTCTGATATACCAGAGTTATTTTGAATTACTTTTATATCGTGTTCAACAACATTAATAGCTGATTTTTGAGAACCATCTAATGTTATTCCCTCGACAATAAATGGGTTCGTCATGACCGATATGTTTCTTCCAACATTTTCCTTACTTGCATTATGATAAGCCTCTATTATCTCTTTTGGCATTAGAGGTATACCTTCATCATTTGTTGGTATTTTTTGATGTACGGTTTTCACCGCATCGTCTTTAATAAATTCATTAAAATATGTCTTATCACTATTCAACAATGATAAATCTGAAAACATATGCGCAAGCATGGGATAGTCATGCGCCCTTTTTTCCATGTGAATAAAAATTGCGAATCCCTTTTTACTAACTTCATAGTAACTTTCTGGTATAAAAGTATATTCATTTACTTTCTTTTTACCTTTAGGCTTCTTTCTTTCTATATAGTCGTGATATGCATTTTGAATTTCTTCTGGCAATTCATACACTTTAGTAGGAAGAATTAATGCACAATCAATATACATTCTCCATAAGTTATCATCATCTATTTGTGAAAGAACACATATTTCTTTTGGTAATTTTTCAATAATTGTGTTATCGCCATCACTCAAATCATACCAATATGATTCTCCATATATAATTGCTTGTTTCAACATATATGGAAACATATTTTTTAAATTCATTTTCGAGATGATTTTCAAAGAATTCATAATCCTATTTTTAACAGTTGTTTGGTTTTCAGTAATTCCAAAAGGAAATGGAACATAGTCAAATGTCATTATTGTTGCTAGATAATCTACGATAATATTATAATTACTGTTTGTGTTTATAAGGTATTCACTAACCATCTGTAATTGTTTATAATTTGCATATGGATTTTTTAACATTGTGGCAATTTGTTCATTAGTGAAAGAACCTACGGATGTAGTGGAAGTTGTCGCCCAAAGAGGCTGAACATTACTCCTTGCGTAATTACGAGGTATAAAAAAATTATCGTTTATTTTATTTTGTTTTTGGAATATAATTTCTTCAGGCATAGCTTGTTCAATAACTGAAGTTGTTTTTTTATTTTGTTTTGGCAAAGACGTATCACCTCCTTGGGATTTATTTTATATTTTAGATTATTTGATTTAATACATGCAATAACTTAGCCAATCAATTGTCTCATCTTCTTCTATATCATTCTCTAAAAATAATGATATATAAAATAGAGCGTAAACTGTCGCTGAGTACCTATCTTTATCAATCCTTTTTATAACTGGATCTACTGTTACAGCGGTTTGAGTTTTCTTAAGTTTAAGGTTTGCCACTTCATCAATCAGTAATTGCACTTGGATGCAAGCGGCTTCAATATCTAGTAAATAATCTTCTTTTAAATCTTTAGGCAAATTATCTTTTATATCATCAAAAGTTTTAATCAACTTTAATTTATTAGATTCTACATAATTAATAAAAGTTCTTATAATATCACCGTTGATTCCTTGAGCTTTTAATACATATAATATATTTGGAGCATTTTTAGATTTTGTTTTATCATCTGTGTTAATAGTCGCCCAAGCCCCATATTCTTCATTTGTTTCATAATCTGTAACATCTTCTAATAATTTCTCCACTAATCCTTGTCCAATAGTATTTCCGTCAATTACCACAGCTTTTACTCTTGATTTAATTAGATCTAAATTTCCTCCGTATTTATAAAAAACTCTTTTTAGAACAACTGACTGTTCTTCATAATTTAAACCATTTGGAGGATTGATTATATTATGTAATTGTATCTGTCTAATAGAGCCACTTGTATTTCTTATAATTTTTAAAACAACTATTGAAGTTTTATTATTACTTTCAGAGCTACTTCTTGCTACATCTACCCCAATTACATACTCACATAAATCTAAATTTCCTTTTTTATCTCTTGGACATTCCATTTCTGGGGGACTTACTACTCTTGCTTTAATCAATTTACTTATATTAATTAATGCCCCATCACTTACTCCAACCCAATCGCATAAATAATTTTGTTTAAATCTAATTAGATTACTTTTTCTTGCCTTATCAATAACTGATTTTTTCTGTCTACCAAAATGCACAGGGATAAACCAATCTGAACCAAATACAAACGTTCCTTTTAAATCAATCATATCTCTTGACATTGTTAATATTTTGGAAAATTCATCAGAGTTTTTATACCCAGATGTGCTATACCTGTTGATTGCACCATTTAATTCTTCAGGATCTATATCACCAGTCATTGTTGTTCTTGCCATATTAAAAATTGGCTCAATACAGTCATCATATGTGTCTTTATCTATTAAAGCTGATTCTTCTAATCCACCACGCCTACGTCTCAAGCCTTTACTTTGCTGTGAATTTGCAAGATTATCTATTACTGCTCCATTTACAAATTCTACTCTTCCACTATCTTTGGAGAAATTAGCTGTTTTTATATTAGCGGCAAAAGAAGGATAAAATCTAATCACTTCGTCATGTTTATCTTTCCAAATTTTAACTGCACTCTCTTTTGTAGATGCTGTTATTGATAATGTTATATTCGGAAAACAACAGGCAGTATGATATTGTGACATTATATGAATTTGCGTTTTACTTATACCTCTTGGTGCGCAAAAGTAGTTTTCTGGAAATCTAGACAATAATCTCATCATAACTCTTTGATGTAAATCAAAATTCATTCCACCACTTTCAGGTTTGTATAAATCCCAGAATATGTCAGGCATCCAACGAAGATATGAGCATAATTCAGAAAATTCTTTTATATTTTTTGTAATTATAGTTGAATTATATTCCGATTCTTTAAAAGGAGACTCAAACTCTGGTTCATATATATCATATCTATCGTGTTCGTGTTTATTATTTTTACTTTCAAATTTAGGATAACCAGCCAAAACTATTCACCTTCTTCATAAACAGGCTCTCTGTATACTTTTCCTAAGTCTCTAAATATACTATTCCTTTTATCTTTTTCAATCATTATCTGATCTTTTGTATATCCTTGATTATTAAAATACTCATTAAGCATTTCATCGTAAAAATTCCATATTTCTCTATATTCAATTCTTGATTTATCTTCAAGTCTTCGGTTGTAATTTATAATACACCAAATAATTAAATCAGCATCATCCATTGGTTGTTCTTTTAGTTTTGGTAAAATTGAAATTATACCAACTTTAGATTCAACGGCTTCAAACAATTGAGGAAGTAATTCCACGCCTCCACTAATATCTGATTTAGATAGTTGTAAAACATTGATTTTTGCTGCTGTTGCGGCAGACGAAGCTAAAGCAGCCCAGTCTTTTGCGTCTTTCACATCCCCTTTTGCCGTTGCCATTTCTTCTTTAACTCTAAATCTAATATAAGTTTTCAAACCTTCAATATGAAGAGATGTTTTTTCTCCATAATTATCTATAAGTTTATTCCATTTCTTCTCAAAATAACTGTATTCATCCGCAGAATAGCCAAAACCCCACTTTTCATATATATCATCAGTAGCCACAAACTCAGATAAATTCTGTATATTATTATTTGATTGAGGTAGAGAAATAGAGTCTCTCCAACTCATACCACGATATTGAGGCAATGAATTCATCTGGCGAATATAGATGCCAAACGGATTATTGGGAGTTTTTTCACAAACAGAGTCCCATATAGATTTAACGAATAATATATCCATATCTTTTAAAACCTTATATACGGACTCCATATCAGATAGATTAATTGTTTTTTGAACACATGCTTTACAAACAGGATACTTTGGCATTAACTGTGAATTGGTATTATAAAATGCCGTGTTTGATTGTTCTTTTCCTGCTAACTTACAATTTATATTTTGACAAATCATCTTGTCAGGTGCTTTTTTATTATCTACTTTTATTGATTTACCAACCTTCGGCATTTAAATCACCTCTTTTATAAATTATATTTATTTAGACCAGATAAATCTTATCTCTAACTCATGCATCTTTTTAAATATGCTTTTATACTCATCTTTCATAGCAAACTGTTTAAGCATATACCAAATATCTTCAAATGTATAAATTTTATCACTCACACAATTGCCTCCTTTTATTCCTTAAAATTCACATTTCATGCTAATTTTGAGCATAAGAATACCCGTCTGAACCTACAGACAGGCACTATACACCCAAAATTCAATTATTAATCTTCTTCAAATTCTTCTATTTCGTCGCTAAGTTGACCAATCAATCCCAATCTAGTATCTATTGAGCCTTCTTTATAGCCTTCGTTATACAAATTACGCAAATTTGATTTTAAACAATCTTCACAAATTCCTTCTGGATTTGATATGTCTTCAATACAATCTTTTATTAATTCTTCAACATGGTCTGGATAATCATCACAGCAATCACAATCATATCCACAACCTTCTCCTTCATCGCCATCACAAGCTTCTAGTGCATCTCCATAATCTTCTGCCGAAACTGAAGCGCCGTTAATATAATAACTTTTTACTATTTTATCGTTATAAACATTGATTTTTTCAATTAATTCCATTTGAAATCTCCTTTTATTCTTTTATATTTTAGTTTAAAATAATATCATAAAAACCATCTATACCATCATTAGTACATACACATACAGTTTGACTTGCCTTACCCGAAAGCCTATTTTCTATTGCGTATGAATCTGTTCCAAGCATTGATCCAGACATTATAACTTTAGAATCATGTTGAGTATCAATGGCAAAATGATGTCTATGACACATTGCGACTGCATAAGGCTTAGAACCTAGCATCATAGTTAGATTTTGAATAACTTTAGCTGGAGTGTCATATTCTCCATGAACAAAATAATATAGTTTACCTTTAATATCTAATACTCCAATACTTTCATCAATTGCATTATCAATAAAATAAACATTCTGTACATTTTGTAATTTAGCTTTTAGATACCAAGGAGTAATATTATCCAACCTTTCTCCTTTTACTGCATCGGATTTATTACTAAATAATCTAGAATGATTGCCTGATACACTTATAATTCTAACAAATGCAAAGTTTTTACTTAATTCATAAATAAAATTACTAATCAACTCTGTAACCATAATAACTTGATCAATTACGTTCGCAGTGCTTTCTGATCTGAGAGAGTTATGGATCAGCCCAGAAATATTATCGCCACCAATAAATACATGGAGTCCATACGATTTATGGAGATCTTTCTTTTCTAAAATTTTAGACAAATATAAATTCATTCTATTTTTTAATTCATTAAAATCAAACTCATTCCAAAAATTCTTAACTACTATTCCTGCATGAAGGTCATTTAAACAAACTAATAAATCATTTCCATTGTTTTCATATTTTTTGAACTCAATTGGTTTAAAAACAAAATCCTTATCTTTTAGGTTTATGAACGCTTGATTTATATAATCTGACAACGATTCAAACCTAGCAGTTTGACGTATTGCTTTATTTAATTCATTTCGCTGGTCTTGCATTTTAACTTTTTCTTTTTTTAATTCTATTTTTTTTAATTCTATTTCATCTAAAGTTTTAGTTATTTGCACAGTTCTGACATCTTCTCTTTTTGGAAGTTCATTTTTAGATTGTCTATATTTTTTAAACCATTGACGCAGGGATTCTCCGTCTTTGTAGTTATATTTTTCGGCTATATCAGACCAATTATCTTCTATTTCATGATTAATCTTTTTATAGCAAACCTCAATTAGTGATTCTATATGAATACACTCCTTTGTTCCTTAATTTTACAAACAAAAATAAGGAGCTAGTTTATAACTCCTTATACAATGGGAATGAGTTTTAGGTCTTCATCCCGACCAATGTTAAATTTCACACTTATTGGTAGTGACTCACCTGAATTTTCAGTTCCCTACTATATGGCAAGGGGTTTCCAGTTTTTTAATCTATTGGTTCAATTTCTTCATCATTAGATAATGTCAAAGCAATACCTTTTATATTTTTAAATTTCTTCAACTCTGCAATCAAATCGAAACATTTTACACATTCTTTTTCAGTTTCCTGAATTTCAATTGTTTTATCTCCAAAAATCAACTCTGCATTTTTAAAACTTACCGTATTCTTGCTTTTAGCCATAATATTTTTCTCCTTTTATTCCGTTTTTATATTTTGAATTTATCTATAAAATTTTACTTGTAACTATCCAGCCAAGAGGATCACTATAAGTCAATTAAATCAACACTTAAACCTTTTATCTTGGATTTTATCGAGCTTTTAGACTTATGTTTTATAACTTTAATCAAAAAGAGCTTTAAATTCTAAACTTTGAATATTGAAATTTAATCTTTGAACTTTTATCTAGAGTTACTTTATATGTAGATAAAGTGTATTATATTAATATCAATATTCACCATTTGAATATAAACTTAATTGTTCTTCTTGTTTCTTCAATATACCCTGAAGAATTGGGTGATTTAAGTCTATAGTTTTCGGATAACTACAAAATATTAAACTATTTACAAGGCTCTGGGCTTCACAAGTTTCCAAAGCACTAATCCACTTAATCAGGTATTTGAATCTTAGTAATCGTATTTGATTCCGAGAGAATAAAATCCACTTCCGTTTCAAAATCCTCTATGCTAGTTTTCAACTTTTCTATCTCCTCTTGCAATTTAAGCGGATTAATTACTTCCCACTCATTCTGCTCAAGATATGGATCTGAAATTATTTTAATCTCATTCTCCGCTGTTTTATTCTTATTCTCTTTGCCAAAAGTAGTATTGAGAAGATTGTCTAAATTTACTTGAACCTTTTCGTTTTCTACTGCTACTTTTGCGATTGCAGATCTATAATGCTGCTCCATAGTGTTAAGTAGAATCTTTTCAAATTGAATAGATTCTTTTCTTTCAATTGCTTCAGCAACAGTCATTTCCTTTTCAGAAATTTTAACTATTGTATTAGCGTTTGATTTAACTATTTCAGCTTTAATCAGCTTCCTTCTGTTAATCAAATCCAATACGCTTTGATAGTCAGCTTTTATTGTTGTCACTAAATCTTCCTTAGTGTAAATTCCATCTATTTTTTTATTACTTTTCTTATTGCCTACGATATACTTTGATGATTGTATTTTTCGCTCTATTCTGTCTTTAAGTAGTTTTAGTTCAGACAAACCTCTAGTAATACTCATCTCCATAATATTCTCTCCTTTTATTCTTGTATTCGTATTTTATATTTTACTTTATTGACCTTCTTATTTCATACTCAATTTTGTCGATTCCATAACGTTTATTCTTTGTTTTAGCTACTAAATCTCTTCTGCCAACTTTAATTGCTTTTAAAAATAGCTCTTTACTTATTTGCTTCAAGTTTATTCCCCTTTTTCGTTTTTATCTGTTTACCACAAAGTATTTTATTTCTACCAGTTTCAAATCCATATTTAAAAATTACATTCATTTCTCTTTTGCATTTCCCCAAGCAATTTATGCAAGGTTCTGGAGTAAAAAACTGTTCAGTTTCTTTTGCCATGATATTCGTACCTCGTCGTTCAAATTAAGTGATTTTTGCCATTTTGAAAGCCTACAGCCACAAGGGTTTCAAAAACGTAAAATCCATAAATGATTCTGATAGCCCCGTGGTTAGACGAAAAAATTTTTCATGAATACTTTTACGTTTAAGTAACTATTTAGCTTAAAAAGGCTGTGAGAATGGGTTATATTTTTATGTTTTTAATTATTGTTATAGATAAATTCTGTCGCCATTAAATACTCGTCATTTAGATATTCAATCTGCTTTTCTAAGTAGATATTGTTGGAATCTATTTTTTTTATATCTTTCATTATGCTAGAAATATATTTTATTGTATCTTCAGAGTTCTGAATATTTTTGTATTCAGCTTGTATTTCTCTGAACAAGGTTTCTTTTTTAATTGTGTTATTTTGTAAAGTATCTACAATGCTTATTATTTTATCTTTTATGTCATTACAAACATTTAGTCTTTCAAGTGTGTGGTCATACATAAACTGTTCTGTATATTCTCTGTTTTCTATTTTTTCTAGTTTGTCTAAGTTATGCCTTAGAAGATTTTCCATATGAGAATTAATCATAATTACAAAATCTTTTCTATTATCTCTAGCTTTATAATTTTTACAATATAGGACGTTGCCTTTTAAAATATTTAATTCCGCCAACTCATTTTTAGTTGGTTCAGATAATCTTGATAATTCAAGATATCTTCTAATTTTGCTATTTATCGAATACTCTTTTGCTCCCAAGAGATATCCAGCTATATAATTCAGAGTAGCTTTTAACTTTTCATCCTTATTAGGTTTGTTTACAACTTTAATACCTAGCCATCTGTTTTCTATATTTTTTATCTGATCTTTATTACTAAAGTTTCTAGAGCAAATATTATAATATATTTCGTGTTCCTTATTGTTAAATAAGTTTTCATTTATATATTCAACTCTCTGATTGAACGTCGGGAATAATTCTAATTTCATATTTGTATTGTTATATAATTTTAAATACATAATTTCCTCCAATTATTAATTACCCCTACATATATAGGGATACACTCTTACAAAAATATACCATGTTTTATATATTATTTTGTATTTTTTTTATAATTTGTTTTAAATCTCTGGCAATATGACCTTGAGTATCGTTAACTATGTTAGCAATTTCCAATTGAGTTAGTCTAGCCTCATAATAAAGACTAAATATGACCATTTGCCTCTTAGTTAAAATTTTATTAGCTATGTCTTTTACTTTCTCTACCTGCCATTCATCTAATACTTCTGTATTATCATATTCTCGCTCAACATATTCTTCACGAGGCGGTAATTTTTTCTTATAGTACATTAATTCTTTATGACTAACGTCTTGACTTTCAGTATAATAATGATTTCTAGGTATTCTATAATGATCTTTTAAAATATTAATATCTTCTTGTAGTGTCTTTCGTAACTTAATTCTTTTACTTAGTTCCAGCTTCTCCTGTTTATTCTTATCTTTATTTTTACTTAGAGTTTTAACCAATATTTCATTTTTACTTTGCAACTCAATTAACTCCTGCAAATCTTCAGGATAAATATCCCCCTTGTAAATATGTTTAGCAACTACATATTTCTTGCAGTAATCGACCTGCCACAAGCTCTCAGACGTAATCTTACTCCCTTCATAACTAACTAATGTTCTTCTTGGTAGTGATATTAGAGCATCGACGAAATTCTTTTTACTGGCAGCAACTATATAGTTTTTATAGTTTTTATTAATACAGTTATACCAATTATTCATATTCGTTTTCTTAATATGTAATACGGCAATTAATATCTCACGTTCACACTCTTCTTTTGTCATGTTTAATCTACTTGAAACAACTTCTATTATTTCTTTTTGTTGGTCTTCAAGTTTCATAGGCTTAAATCCCATTTGAATATTGCAATATTCCGATAATACAGGATAATAAATTGTTAATAAATTATTTAAATCTTTTAAGGTAATTAAAGCTTCTTTATTTCCCTTTTGTGCGTCTTGAAGAATAATATCCAATAACCACAAAATGTCGTATATATCCTCTTCGCTTGAATATGAAGTATCATAATATTTTTTATCATCTTTATAAATATCAATTTTTACCGATCCCATAGTTATCTCCTTTTTCTATTTTTATAATTTTAAAATTATTTCTAAGTTCTTTCATATACATATTAATATAATTCTTTGCTTGGTTTTCATATTTAAAATCACCTATAATTACATATTTATCTTCCTTTGTATTTTCTAAAACTCTATACAACGGAAAATTCATATCTTTATTACTTTGAAAATAACCTTGTTTACACTTTTCTTTCATATATTCAAATGGATCATAAATGTCTACATTATCACCAATATTAAAATTAAAAACATTATCATAATTAAATACTACATCTTTTATATTTTTGTTAATATTTCTAAATTCTTTTAGATTAAAATATTTATAAATTTTCTCATTATATGCATCTAAATGTAAGACATAATTGTTTTCTCTTAACAGTTCTTCTTGTAATACTTTCAGTCTACCTTTTTGAGATTTAAACAACTTATACTTATCAGTTCCTAATATCCAAAAATCATTAATGCCAATTAATTTATATAAGTTATGCCTATTTAAATATTGTTCTAAAGTTATTGGAGTACACTGAAATTCAATGACTATTTTTGTACCATCATGTAATTCTAAATATAAATCTGGTCTTTGTTTGGTTTCAGAAATCCATGCTTCTAATTTAGATACTTTTATATCAGAAAATTCTTTTAACCATTTATAAAGAATCATCTTACCCATCATATGCTCTTTGGTTTCATTTTCATAATAAAAATCATGACAATCACAATTATTTGCATGAGCAAAATGAGGTATTTTAACTAAACCATTTTTATATATCAGTTTATTATCGCAAACTGGACACTTTAAAATTTTCTTATTTGACCATAGCCGCAAATCATCCTTATTATAATCCACAGTATTCACATCTTTATCTCCAACTTTACAAACCAGCATTAATATTACTCCTCGCTTTCATCATATGTAATATTCAATTGTCTTTTATATTTGTAGTTAAAACAATATTCATCTACTTCTTCTAAAGGGTCTAACTCTATTAAAAGAGTACAGTAGTACCCATTATGATTTCCACAATTTCTGCAACTTTCATCTTCCATAAACATTCTCCTAATTTTATATTTTAGTTTTATACTTCTTTAGAACTTCTTCTGCTTGTTCCTTGCTTAATATTCTGCACTCACCACAGTTACTAATACTGTTTAATTCTATTTCTATATCATACTTTATTCTACTCCAAACATTATCTGAGCCAATATCTTTGACCTTCTTTTCTAACTCGTTCATATAATGTACCTCGCTTCATGTTAATTATAATATATATTACCATTACTTGTCAACAACTATTTTATATTTTAGTTTATAAAAATATAATTAAATTAATTTGTAATGTACTGGCATATTAACCATATTAATGCAATAGATATAGAATATAAAGCAACAGTAAATGAGTGGTAAGTTAAACAAGGAGGTGAAGTTGTGACGCTAAGTAAAAATGACTTTAGAATTCTAATAATAATGAAAGATAATGGTTTTATATCACAAATGCAATCATGCACTATTAAAAGAATAGAAGAATTGATTAATCTTTCAACCAATAAGATACGAATAACCTTTAAAGTATTAAATTTACTAGGATTTGTCAAAGAGGGTGCAGTAGATCATAATTCAAAAACTTATTACATCACAAATGCTGGAATTGAAAAAATAAAAACAATATAAAAAATAGCACCATTGAGATGCTAAAGTAAATTAAATTTAATTATTTAACGAACATTGTAACTACATCACTTACGAAAATTACTCCTAAACTTACTAATGTTAATGTGAACATCTAATCACCTCCGATAAAGTATTGTGATAATATTATGTGCAATTTTATATTTTATATTCATAAAGGAGATATGAAGATTATGGAAAATTTGATAAGTGTATCAAACGTCATAGGAACTCTGTGTTTAGGTTACGTACTGTTTAAGCTAACGCAATTAGGTTTACCAATCATTAAAAAAGAAATTAAAAACATAGATAATCCAAAAAGGAGGAAGAAGTAATGGATTTATTTTCAGTTATATTTAATTCATTATCCCCATATTTATTTGGAATTTTAAAATTAGCGTTAGCTTTTACTTTGTTCAGCAATGCCATAAAGATAATTAGAAGTAGAACTGGTGGATCTGGAGGAATGAGTGGTGGAAATCCATATGCTGGAGTGACCACAGCATTCATAGGCTACTTATTTGGAAGGGGTATTCCAATTATTATACAAATGACTGATAAGATATGTAATGAAATTTTAAGAAATATGAGATAGGTGATTATATGGATATATTTAGTGGAATTAGCCAATTTAGAATGGATGCAATAAATAAAGTTAATGAACTAAAGTCTTCAGTAGGAAATCAGATTGATCAAAAGATAGCGGAGAAACTAGATACTATAGGAAACACTGTAAATATAAAAATTCAGGAAAAATTGAACTTTATGTATCCATTTTTTATGAATCTATTAGATCAGTTATTAGCAGTTATATGTATTGGAATTGTAGGATGGATGACATACCTGTGTGTTAGAGTAATGTTCAAAGGAAAGCCAGAAGATACTCAGCAATTGCTATTTGTTTCATTTATACTTTTATTGTTTAGAATTTTTAATGTCTTAGTGAGAATGGGAGTGCATGGATAATGGAATTAGCTAAAAATATATCGTGGGTACTAGATTGCATACCTAGAAAATTTAAGATTGAAAATGCCCCGTACTCACTATTAAAAATCAATTCATATAAGACTGGATACAATGGAAAAGCTTTTGAAAAAGTTATTAATACATTGGCTAAATTCAATAAGCCATTATTAGACAGGATTGAATTAAGGAAAGAAACGAAAGAATTAGTATATTATCCTGAACAACCCATATGCTATGAGATTTTATATACCAAAGATAAAATTCAGTATTGTTACGCAATCCCTACAATGTATAAATCTGTATTTCTAAATAAGCTTAGATTTCTGCTAGATAAAAGCGACATTATTGAAGTTGAAGATTATACAAAGGATTTCGTAAATTGCTATAAGCAAAGTTATAAATATAAAAACAACTGGATATTCAGTTTAAACAATGACGATGGAGTTAACATTAGTGATAGCTTAATAGTTCTGCACAAAGATATTCAGCATGAAGATGATAAGATTTTAGTTCAATATGTGATGCAGCCAATGTTTGATTATCAGTGGGCGGATAAATGGCAGACTAATTATGATAAGTATGCTACTACTGGAAATATACAAAACTACAATAATATCTTTGAGATTATAGATAAGCTTGGTGACTTTGTTTTATACCATTTAGACTTGATGATGAACGCAGTAACTTTAGTAATTTGTGGAGAAGAAGCTGTTAATGCCAAAAAAGAGAAAGAGAATTTTGCAAAAGATTTATCTACAAATTCAAAACACAAAGGAGTTTTTGATGGGTTTAATACAAATGTGAATTTATATATCAAAAGCAACAGCAATTTAACTATCCAGAATGTAAGTAGGAACGCACAAACGATATTTCAAGATTTAAATGGAGATAATTCATTGAAGTGTGGCAAGGCAAAAGTAGTTAACCAAATTACTAGACAAATCAAAGGTGGATATATTATGAATACACAGGAGGTTAAACAACTAGTAAAAACACCTTCAGAATCTATGTTAAAACAGTATGAGGATATCGTAGACACCGTCAACATAGCTGAATTAGATATTCCTAAAGATCTATTCGAGAAAGGTGTTCAGTTAGGAGAAATGTATAAAGGAAGCACTAGCAAACCTTTTTATACAGGTAGCGATGCTGATAGTAATAGTAAGCCTATGATGTTCATAGCTCCACAAGGAGCAGGGAAAACAACTTTGAATATAAATTATGCCATAGGCTGTATTGAACATGGTGATGGTGTGTTTTTATTCGATACAATAGATGGCAAAACTAAAGATCATGTTAAGTCATTTATTGATAAAAAATATCCAGAAGAAAAAATTATAGTTTTAGATTATGCTTCAGACGAATTCATACTCCCACTAGAATGGGGGGAAATCATTGACTTTTATATGAAGAAAATAAAAAAAGAAGAGAATTATTTAATAAAATTTAAAATTATGGAAGAGTTTTCGGGAATAATGGCAAGTCATTTAAGGACATTTGTGGATACGATACAGATTGAATCTAGAGAGCAAATGCTAACACCATTAATGAGCAAGATGCTGTGTGATGTTGCACAACTGGTATTTATGAATGAAGGTAACCTAGGAATGGTTAGAGAGTGCTTACATGATAAAAAGTTAAGACACAAACTTTTAAATAATTTAAACTTGCCAACACAGATACCGTTTGTAAGAGATATATTTAAAATAGACGATGAGCCAGATAATTCACAAACAATAAGAGGAATAGAAAGCAGATTGAATGTGTTGATGGATAACCAAGTAATGAAAAAACTATTCTCAATTAAGAAGGGAAAAGAAAAGATTGATTTTGCTAAATGGGCTAATGAAGGATATTGCGTAATTATAAATGTGCCAGAAAGTAGATTTGGCTCAAATGTAAACAGTATAGTGACATTCCTAGTCCAGAAGCTTTGGTTGGCTGTTACCAGTAGTAGATATGATATTCCAGAAGATAAAAGAAAACAATGCCACTTATTAATTGATGAATTCAACAAATTTCCCAATATTGTGCTTTTGCTAACAGATAATATAATTGCGTCACGTAAATGGAGGCTCAAATACGTATTTTATATCCACTCGGTTGATATTTTTGGACGCATGTTTGAGAATTTAAGATCGGCAGGAGTCAGTATATTAATGATGCCAACAAGTATGTACAATTTTAGCAAGGTTAGTGAGTTTTATTCCCCGTATACTTATGATGAACTAAAAGAGGTGGAAAAACTAAATGCCAAACATAGCAGAAGTAGATTTGCTTTAGTTAGCTGGCATCACAAAAATGTTAATTATCCAATGGTGTTAAAGTTGTTACCACCAATAGAAACTAAGAGAAAAAAGATTGATAGAAGTAATTTAGATAGCTTGTGTGCTGCCAGATATGGAGTTAAACAGACAGACTATTATGAGGAACTATTTAAAGAACCAATGATGATAAAAGGCAAAGGAATTGATAAGGATAAGGTGTGTATATAGGTGTTGACAGTATCTTTGTCTTATTAATAGTTGAATGCCTAGAACCGTGTGGATTTGAAAAGTTAAAGCGGCTCAGTACATTATAGTATTTCAGGAGGCAATATAGTGATTAGATTAACTGAGCGAGATAGGAAGTTTTTAAAGGATTTATACTTAGTAAAATATCTAAACACTAAAAGAATTTGTAGATTGTACCAAACTGTTAAAAATTGCCAATACAGATTAAAACAAATGGTAAAAGTTGGTTATATTAAAGTTATTGATTGTACTGAATGTGGAGAATTTGTTTATTGTATAAGTAAAAAAGGATGCAATATATTAAGCGTTTGTTATACTAATACCAATAAGCCTACTCAGTTGTCTCACAGTTTAGCTTGTAGCGATTTCTACTGTAGTATAAGAAACAAATCCCCCACATCGGTACAATTGGAAATACAATATTATTTTAAACATTCTGGACGAAAATATTCATTTAGACCTGACATATTGATAAATATTGATAGATGGTATTTTATAGAAATTGATTTAAGCGGAAGGAGGTTTGATAGTAAAGTAGAATCTTGGGAAGCCTTTTATGAGAGCGAAGAATATTTAAAGTACTTTGAAAAGTATCCCCCGATAATCATTGTTACAACTAATGTTGAAAAAGTTAAGGGGATTATAGATAAACTCAAGAAAGTAGAATTGAACTATGTTTATAAAGATTATAACCAAATTAAGGAGTGGTAATATGTGGAGTAAGGTGAGAATTTATATTATTGAAACAGTTTTAAAATATCATGATTATATATTTGGGAGGGATTAGTATGACTTATATTATTATTAGTAAATTAGCATTGGCATTTGGATTAATTGTTATCACTCTTAATATTTTAAGGATTTCAAATGAAAAAGAGGTTGATAAAAAATCACTAAATTTAAATTTATTCTGTGCAAGTTTTTTATTGGCGGGATATATATCTGTAAGAATATTGCCAGTAGTTATTAGTAAAATATTTTGAGGAGGAATTAGTATGTTATATGGAAATTATGAGAATCAGATAGTGATGGTAATTGACGGTGACTACAAGGGTCTGGAAGGCACATTCATCGAAGAAGTAGACGTAAGTAATGATGGTATAGTATGTTCAATTTTGCTTGAAGGAGAGGTGCTAATTTTACCTTGGGATTGGTTTAGGTTTGAAGATGCAGACGTTCAAGAAATGTGGGAGAATGAGGAAATGTTTCAAATGCAAAATGTTGTTTAATTGATACGATTAATAATTTTTAGCACTCTATATTAATACAGTAAATAAAAACACGATATTTGGGCAAATTAATATAGGGTGATATTATGAACAAAATAGAAGAAGTCATCAAAAAGATTGATGATCTAAGGACTGAGTTATATAGGCTGATAGAAATTGAGGGAGTAGATGCATATAGAACTAAAAAGATAAACGATATGTTAGATAAGGTAATTAACGATTATTATAAACTAATGAAAGACGAGGCAGATAAGAAGTAGTGGGGATGCTGCAAGGCATTCCTTTTTTTTATAAATATTTTACATTTGTGTATTGACTATTATTTGGAAGTTTGCTACAATTAATTTATAAATAAGATTAAATATAAAAATTGGAGGAAATATTATGACACAGTTAGAGGAAATGAAGGGTTCGAGAGCAATGGTTGTAGGATTTAAAAATAATTCTGTATATAGCTACATTAATATGTTTTTAGATAAACAAGAGAGTGATTGTACAAAATCAAGCTATAAAGGCTATATTAAAGAATTCTTTGAATATACCACAGGAAAAGATTTAAGTATATTAACATGGGATGATTTAAAAAAATTAAATAGTGACGACGTGGAGCTATTTGTTACATACTTATCAACAAAAGAAAGTAAAAAGATTGGTAAAGTAAAAAATTCTAATGGTACGATAAATTCTAAAATAGGAGGATTAAGGTCACTATTTAAATATCTACATACAAAAAATAATGAAATTGATCCTAATATTTTTTACATGAAATCTCTTAAAGATAATCCAGACAGTTATTCTCCATTCTCAAATCAAGAAAGAAAAGACTTATATGAATTTTCAGAAACTTATACCTATAGAGGTAAGGGATTAATAGCATCTTTATATTTTCAAACCTGTTACGTTACTGGAATTAGAAAATCAGCGGTTTTAGATATGAAATGGAAAGATATTAAGAGAGAAGAAGATGTTGAAACTGGGAAAATGGTTTGGATTATAAAAGTAATAGATAAAGGTGGAAACGAAGATCCTACTGCAATAAGCGATCAGTTTTATGAAAAATTATTACAACTAAAAAAAGACGATGATAATAAAAAAAGGATATTCAATGTAAGCGATACTTATTTATATGAAATACTAGGTAGATTTTGTGAAAAATATAATATTGATAAAGAGGAAAGAAAAATAGGAATACATTCTCTTAAAAAAAGCTCATGTAATATGGCTTGGAAATTAACTAAAGATGTTAAGAAGACACAAAAACAAGGACATCATAGCGACCCAAGTTTGACAATAAAAACATATGCAGAAGGTGACAAAAGTTACACTAGTCAATTGAGTTATATAATGGATGAAGATATTGATTTAAGTTTGTTAGATAATTATAGTAAAGAAGATTTACTTGCAGCTATAAAAAAATGTGATATTGGTGTCTTTATAAATATAATGGATAAAATCGGGAAGTAATTGAGGATTATTATAATGTTTAGCGTAATTTCTGTGTATTTTGCATAGAAACGTAGCGTTTTAATGAACTAAAATATAAAATAGTATTGACAAATTAATTTGATTCAATTATTATTAATGAGAAGAATAAAGAGAGTGAGGAAACTTATGGAAACAATTGAAGTAAATAAACTTATCCCCCATACTAGAAACAATGAATTTTTTGATGATATTCATGGTGACAACTGGAAAGAGTTTCTAGAATCAGTCAAGACGAGTGGAGTAATTGAACCAATAGTAATTACTCAGGACAAAGTAATAGTATCTGGACATCAACGAGTTAGAGCATGTGAAGAATTAGGTATTGAAGCTGTGCCTTATAGACTTCAGCTATACGAAGATTCTACTAGATGGTCAAAAGAAGATATGATATTAAAAAATCTTCTAGAAACTAATCTCAGGCAGCGAGGCATTGGTAATACTAATTCTATGAAGTTTGCTAGGTGTATTCAAGAATTAGAGAGGCTATATGGAATAAGAAAAGGTAGTGCTGGAATTACCGATACAGATAATCTTAATGGGAAAACTCAAAAAGATTTAGCTTCTGACTTTGGGATATCACAACAACAACTGCAAGACTACAAAAAACTCTTAACCCTAATCCCCGAACTCCAAGATTTAGTTGAGACAGATCAACTTAGTGCTACTACTGCATATAAGGTATGGGCTAAACTATCTCCAGATGAACAAGAGAAAATGTTTCAGGATATTGGAAAGGATAAAATTCCAGAATTAACACAAAAGCAAACCGAACAACTAGTTAAAGAAAAGACTTTACTTGAACGAGAAAAGGATCAACTACAAGCAAAACTAAAAGAACAAATCAATTTACAAGATGAAATTGAATTACTAAAGATGGAGCTAGAAGAAAGACCTACAGTTGAGAAAGCTCCTAAAGATTACGAAGAACTAAAACAAAAGATAAAAGATAATGAGGGATACTACAATAAACTAAAAAGAGAATATGATGTAAAAGTTGAGAAGATGGGGGAATTAGAGAAGCAAATTAAATCTATGGTCGATATTTCTCCAGAAGAACAACATAGTAGGAAACTGAAAGACGATGCGATACTGTTCTGTGCTAAGATTGAGAATTTTATTTCTCAAGTTGGTGGATTGGCTTATTTAGCTGGACATATAAACGAATTACCACCTAATGAAAAGAAAGCATACATTAAAACTGTTGAATTAGTAGAACAGTGGGCATTTGCAATAAAGGCTAATTTAAAAATGTATCTATAAACTAAAATATAAAATAATATAAGAATAAAAGGAGAAAAATAATATGGAAGCAGCAAGAAGTTTTGATAATAACAATAATAATTCTTATGGAAATATAGAAGATTTAATGGTTAAACTTATGTCCCAAATAGAGAGAAGTAACGAGGCATTAGTTAAAACAAACAATAGTATTAATAAAACTTTGGATATACATTCAGCACAACTACTATCACATGATAGATTAATTAAAGAGATATTTAAACTAGCTGATGATACAAACATTAAACTAACAACTCATGATAATGAGATTGAACAATTAAAACTAAACACTGAGCTAAGTACCAGTCAGGTAAGTTGTGTAGTAGAAAAATCTAGATCAAAGATATATGAATTCTTGGATAGAAATTCCGAAGAAGAAATTAAATACTATAGAGTTTACATACGAGATTTATATAGATTCCTTAAGAGATATGGTAAAGCTAGTAAAATAGAGAGAACCGAAAAGAGATTCTATGACAGTATTATGAGAGGTATAGATGACTGGTATCCAGATGAAAAGAAGTTAAGAGAAAGAAAAGAATTTATTGACAGTGTTAAATTTAACTAAAATATTATAGAAATAAAATATAAAAGTATGGCTCATGTTTTGGGCTATACTTTTAACCAATAATTAAAGGAGAAAAAATGAGTAAAATTATAAAAGTTTTAGATACAGACACGGGAGAGCTTAAAGAGTTCACTGAACAGGATGGATTTAAATATTCGACAAATGAAACCAGAGAGATAATTAAATTAAAGCGGGAGCAGCAACAAAAAAAAGAGTTCTTTCAAACTTATACTAATGAATATGGAGGATTTATATTCTCTATATTTAAACATTGTAAAGAATTTAGTAATCATAAAGAATTAAACCAGTGCGACTTAGCTAGATTAATAATGTTGGCTACATATGTTGGCTACAATGGAATGTTGTTATCTGATAATGCAAAGTCTATAAATAAGAATAATATGAACCAAGTATTAAAGTTAGGGAATGAAACATTTTGTAAATTTTACAACAAGTTAGTAAATTTAAATATAATATATCAGGACGAAGATAAATTGTATCTAAATAAACAATATTTTTTTAAGGGAGAGGTATCTGTACATAAAGCATATATAAAACAAAAAGATTACACAAGACTATATATAAATTCAATTAGGTATTTATATAATAATGTATCTGCCACTAAACATAAACATTTGGGATTGATATTTAGAATGATTCCATATATAAATTTAAAATGGAATTTACTTTGCATTAACCCAACTGAAAATAATTTAGAACTAATAAATATTATTACATTAGGCGAGCTTGCCGAATTATTTGATTACGATGAAAAATATTTATTCCAACTAAGAAAAGATTTATTAAACATAAAGTTAAAAGACGGATCTAATATTATTTCATTTGTAGAGTGTGATACTGATATTACTAAAAAGAAAGTTTGCATAAATCCACAAGTTATATTTGGAGGAATGGAAGTTGATGATATATTCAACATAATGGAGAAATTCTTCCAATAAATGTAACTAGTTTACATAACCATTGCCCTCAAACGCACTAGTGAGTCAGATTTTTTACGTGAAAAGTGCCATATTAGTCAGATTTTTTACGTGACTTTTAAACCTGTAAACATTAGTGTTTCTAAGGTTTGATAGCGGTTTGGGGTGGTTTCGTCCCTCTTATATTAGACTCCAGCGACACGAGGGTTATTATAGGCTCAAAACCTTACATACCACTGATTATTCACTAAATATATTACTAATATTAAATTCACCAATAAATAGTATTAGCCTACATTAATAAATAAAAGTAAAAGTGTAGGTTAAATTTTTATATACTATTCTCTTCTACTAATTATACAATTACTAAATAGTAAAAATGAATCCACAAAATAATACTACCCATCAATCAAAATTTAAGCTCATATTATAATTTAGAAATAGATTATAGTATGGGTATTCTTTTTGTCTATCGCCAAAATATTATTAAATATCTATATAACCTTAGATAGAGTAGTAGTTGAAGGTGATTTTTGGTTAAAATTAGGAATCCAATAAATGAATAATTAGTTGAAATATTGGTGATATCGTTTAGGTGCTGTGAGAGTAGGGTTTGAGGTTGATTAGGTGGAAATATAGGCTAATTTAGTGTATTTTAAAATGGCTGTAATGGTTGGTATCAGTGAGTTTTGTCGATAGAGGTTACGAGTGGAAATGGTGGATTATTGGGCTATTTGTGGATTTGTTGTAATATTAGTGTAATAATTAGTGAGATGATAATTTTAGGATTATTTTAGGATTATTCTGTTGAAGATAAATTTAATTTAGAAATTGAAAGTGAATTTTTTAAGTTTGGTGTGTGAGTGGAAGTGCTAGGGGATATTATGATATTATAATACTTGAATATATTGTAAACTATGCCCCGTCCATTACTCTCTCAAGGCTTTTAAGAGTTGGCTATAAATACACTTATAACCAACATTGCTATTATTGGAGTAAATTTGATAAAAATTGAATAGTATATTAATATATTAGTATATGCGATTTGTTGAATATTATACTGGTGCTTATTGGGTAAAATAATAGATGGGATAATATGGATATTATTAATATATGGGATTAATTGGATAATAAGTGCTTGTTCATCGTTTATAACAAGGCAGCGAACTGTGAACACTTAAAAATATAGTTATATAAACATAACCAATTCAACATTAATTGTAAATAATATACTATCAGATACTAATATCTGGTACTAAAAACTATACTGCTATTTTGCCAACTGTTTTTACTTACATTCACATATACTTATATAAACATAATAGTTATATAATCATAACCAATATGATCAGAATACAATTGCACAGAATCCTTCATACTTCAAACAATATGCAATAAATCCTGCAAAATATCTTCATCTAAAATGATACCTTAATTGCACGAACACAATTTTTAGTTAATAGTGTACATAAGCAACATTAATCCATTAAATAGCCTGTTTTGCTTCATCTAATCAATTTTACCCAATAATATCTATTATATTTTACTTAATTACTATACTGTTTTCAATTAATCTCCACTTTGACCATAAAAACATATTAAAATAAGTATATACAAACCACAATTATGACTTGGTACTAACTGTTTTATTAACATACAATCAATAATTGATTAACAATAAGTTAACATTAATATCCAGATCAATTATAATAGCTGAAATGCTATCATATATCAATTATAACCACTTAGCTATATACTTTCATATAAACACTATAAACATTCAACCATGAGCCTCTCATGACCTTGTATAGACATTGTGAATAGGTATAATATTGAATGTATTTGCATATTAATATTATAGATATAAAATATAAAATTAGTATTGCAATATCAATCTAAGTATGAGATAATAAAAGTATAGAAAAGTAAGTATTGACTTAGGAGGTGCGAACGATGGATTTTAAAATAGTTAGAAACCTATTAAATAAAGTAATGTATTATGAAAGTGATATACAAGTAATTACAGAAAAAGCACCAGAATTTGCAGGAAGTCAATTTGACAAAAAACTACCTAAATATGTTATTATAAAAGATGATAAAGACAATACATACTGGTGCTTAAAACTTAATGAATACAAACAAGAATATAGTAATTACATTATAACTAAGCAAGATATATATAATAATTATACTGTAATATGGAGTGGAATGACTACATATGCATTAATAGAAAAAACTTGCTATAATCCTGTAAATTATAACAAGCCAAAAAACAAAAAGTTTTTTAAAGTCATCAAAAATATTATAGCATATATTTTTATAGAATCAATATTAATTAATATAGTATGTTTATATTTAACAAATAGAAATTTTTGGCAGTTATAAAACTAAAATATAAAACATATAATGCAATATAACAGGTCGTGTTTATTCCTTGCAGTACCAAAAATATTAATCAAAGGAGATTTTATAGCATGTATAACAAATATGAAGTTAAAAGTATGATTGAAGAAATAAAGCAATTTAATATAACAACAACTAAAAAAGTTTTTCACAAAACACAATTTGAAGAGGTTAGAAAAATATTACATAAATGTATGAGTATTAACAGTTGCTTATTTGAGCCAGAATATTTTTATTCCTTTAGTCAATATAAAATTTCAATTAATTGTGGCGAAACGAAAAAAATACTAGACGGAAAATTAAAATATTGCTTAAATGAAATACTTGGTCAACTATATAGTATTTTGAATGTAATTGAAACTTGCGAATATGATGAAGAAAAACAAAGATACATTGAAAAAGTAAGTTAATAAAATATAATAGATAAGGAGCGTGGAAAATATGACATATTTTAAAGTATTGCCCGAATTTGATAACACGAGAAGAACAGACAATTCAATTTTAGTACAAAATGAATTATATACTAAAAATGAATTGGAGAAGTATAATATTGATTTTGAAAAAGTTGTAGAGGTGAATATTCCTAAAAACAAAACCTATTGGTTTTTTTGGTTGCCGATTCGATATAGACTATCAAAATATTTAATAAAATATAACTTTTATCACTTGTTTATTGTTAGGCTATATAATATCAATATTGCAGTATAACAGTTGATATTGTATAGTGTATAGAGTAAACAAACTCTAAAATAAATTTTAAGGAGATAAAAATATTATGAAAAAATCAGTTAATTTCTATGACTTTGAGGATAGTTTTAAAAAAATGGATAGAGTTAATAATTTTACTTATGAAGGTTTAAAGGCATTATTTGAATATCTGGAATCATATGAGGAAGATACAGGAACAGAAATAGAATTAGATGTAATTGCATTATGTTGTGAATATACAGAATATGAGAATTTAAAAGAATTACAAAATAGTTATCCAGATATTGAAAGTATTGAAGAATTGGAACAAAATACAATAGTAATTATAATTGACGATGAAAGCTTTATTATTCAAAATTATTAATATAACACGTTAGGGCGTGTATAAATAGACTTTAAGCCCTGAGCGTTTGCAAGGTATAACAAGCCTTGCAGGGTAGCAGTAAAAGCCGTAAATCCTGAACTATTTTATAGCAGGTAGGTTATAAGGGGAAAAATATGTATAACAAAAAGCTTTATATTGGTATTGCTAATAGTTGTAAAAAAATGTATGTAGAATTGACTATTAAACAAGAGAACAAACAAAAAATAACAACTTCACTTGAAACGATAACAGAATACAAAACACTTTCGATTTGTGGGAATGGTGGTCAAAACATAGAAGAAACGGCAGATATTAATAATTATAAGGAGTTATTTGTTACTAAGCAAGATTTGCAAACAATAATTGAAACATGGGAAAAATGGCATTTAAATGATATGAAGGCAGGAACAGAAAAACAACAAAATTTTATTGATGAATGGAAAAAGAATAATAAATATGATTATACGGCAGCTTGTGAAGCGTTGAAAGATGCTGGATTATATGAAGATAATAGTTATAAATATGGTAATTCGTGGCTACTTGAATTAATACCAGAAAAAACCATTACAGAGATTATTGATATATTTGAGAAGTACAATAAATTAGAAAATATTGAACAGATAACAAATAAAGCAGTATTCAAAAACTTTGAAATTAAGGCAAGTTATAAAGGCACTAAAAAAGCTGAATGGTCAAATAATAACTTTAATAATCATATGATAACAGTTATCAATACGGAAACAAATCAAAAAATTACTTTTGAATTTTGGGCAAGTATAGCAAATCCAGAACTAAAAACCGAATACGATATATTAAACGCCTTTTATAGTTTTGTTAGTGACGCAGTATCAGGAAACGAAAGTTTTGAGGAATTTTGTTCTAATTGTGGATATGATACAGACAGCAGGACAGCAGAAAAAATATATAAAAAATGCAAAAAACAACTTGAAAAATTGAACAAAATATATGACGGGGATATATGCGATATAGTAAATGAATTATCAGAAATAGCAGGATAAAAGGAGTAAAAAAACTATATGGATAATTTGAAACACTATACACAAAAAGAAATTGAAACGCTTATAAATCAATATAACAATACTAATAAAATAGTCATTAAAAGAAACGCTCAACGAATTATAACAGAATGCAAATATAGCTATAGAGATTTAGCAAAATTAACAGGAATAAGCGAACAAACTTTATACCAATATAATAAGAATTATGTTTCAAATTATCCAAACTTTTTAACGGCTTTGAAAATAGCTAACTTTTTAGAAATTGACATAACAGAATTCATTAAGGAATTTCATTAAAATGGTTAATTTATCAGTATACAATATAACAGGAGGCGAAAACATGATAAAAGAATTGAAAAGCATAGAATGGACATATAAAAATATTGAGTCAAGGCAATGAAGAATTTGAAAAGATTATAGCCGAATTTTTAAGAAGAAAACAAGAACAGGAACTATAATAAGCCTATAAAACTACTATTTTGTAGTATAACAGAATCAAAAATATATTACAGGAGGATTTAAAAATGAAAGTAAGAGAATTAATGCAGGAACTTTTAAGTTGTAGTATGGATGCAGAAGTAAAATTTTATGCAGTAGTTATGAAAGAAGAAATTTTAAAAGAGAAAGACTATCCAACAGAAGGTACTATTTTAAGAAAAGAATTAGAATGTAAAGCAATTTCTATAAATGAAGTTGAAGAAAAATATAATCAAGTTATATTTGCTTCATATGAACTGAATATATAAATTAATATAAAAATCCAATTTTAAGGCATAACACAATTAAAAATATAATACATGGAGGAGTTAAAAATGGCTAAAAATAAGGTTTGGAATGATATAGAAAAATTAAGCAAGGATGAAATTTTAGATTTACTATTTGAGTATGATAATTATGTTGGCAAATGTGACGGAATTGATCTGGTAGCGGTTTGTATTGAAGAATTTTATCAAAATGATTATCGGCTAATTTTAGAAGAAAGATAATAACTTAATGAAACCATGATTTTAAAATAATTGTATAACAGAAATGTTTTTAAGTTACTAGAATATAAAATATAAAACTATAAGGAGGAAATATTATGTTTGAATCTGGTAAGGCTTTAAAATTTGTCGAAGAGGATAATTATGAGAATGGATGTAATCCCGATACTGCACAAGGTTGGACTGTAGATATTAAATTTAAAGCTGAAACAATAGAAGAATTAATTAAACAAATAACAGAATTTTATGGAGTAGAAGAGGAAGATATTGAAATTAATAGCTGTGACGAAGATGGAAGAATTGATATTAATATTATGGAAAATTCAGAAGGTTATAAAGCAACAGAAAGAGAAATTGAGGCATGGAAACAAGGATTAAAAAAATTATATAGTGCTATTTATACTTATAATATAGAAAAAGTTACAAGAGAATCTATAAAAATAGGATAACAGGCAGCCACACACATATTATATGAAAGGAAGCGAATAAACATAGTAACGCAAGAGCAAAGAGAATTAGAAGAACTTATAAATCAGTATAACAAAATTGATCCTGTAATCATAAAGAAAAATATTGCAAAATGTATAGATGAATCAGGCTTTAAAAATCAATTTATAGCTGATAAAATGGGCATAGACATACAAACAATATATTTGTATAGGCAATACAAAAAACGTACGTATATAGCCTTTGAAATGACTTTAAAGCTGGTTAACATCTTAGGTATTAATATATTGCAATTGATAGAGCAATACTAAAATTAATAATATAAAATATAAAATGATTGAATAAAATTGTTGACAATTGCATATGATAGTAATATACTAATATTGACAGTTGAAACAGACTAACATACAATAATAAATAACAGTTAATGAGCTGTTATAAATAAAAAAGGCTAATGAGCCTAAAAGGAGAAAAATTATGAGTATTAAAGTATTAAGCACATCGAAAAAGGTTCAAGAAATCATTTCAACACATGAACAATTTAGAAATTCTTACTTCTGGAATGGAGATAACAAAAGCAAAAGACTAAATTGGACAAACAACTTTTCTTTCAAATTCAATAACAAAAAATATCAAATAGAACAATATTGCAGTAGTTCAAGGGCTAACGTATATTATTCCTTCAAGATTTTAGTTGACGGAATAAGAAAAGACATCAGGGCTTTAAAAGCTATTGCTTAAAATAAATGGCTTGTGTATGAGCCATAAAAGGGCATAACACAACAGCTTCTATAGTTGCAAGGAATGTGGAACTATAACAAAATTAATGAATTTTGAAAGTCTGTAATGTGCAGGCAGAAGGAGAATTATTATGAATAATCAAAATGAACTGGTAAATCATATCCATGCAGAAGTTGTAAAATTTTGTGATAAAAAAGCAGAAGAAGAACAGAGGGGATATGCTCAAGCTGGCTGGTTCGCTGAAAATGGAAAAGAAGAGATTATTAAACAGTTACAAAAAGATAATACTCAAGCATGGTTGAAAAGAGCTGAAGAATTAGAATATAAAATAACAGACATTAGTATTAAGCCTTTCATATCAACATATAGTGTTTGGTATAGTTGGACTAGTTTTGAATTAGAAATCAATAATTATGGAAGCCATAGATTTGATCAACTTATATTTCCTGATAATTCTAAATTATCAAAGTCATTTTTGGCTAAATATGCAAATAAAGAACAAGATGGAATAGAAAAGAAGGAACAAGAAAGAAAAGCAAAGGAATATGAAATTGAAGAAAGAAAAAGAAAAGAACAAGAAGAAAAGGCAACAAGAGAAGAAGAGAAGAAAAACTGGATATTAGAAAATGGAAGCCAATATTTAAAAGATTGTCTTGAATTGGGTCAATATGCACATAAAAATTATGTAATAGAGAGAGCAGAAAAAGAGTTCCTTGATTTTACCCTTGATTATGAAGAAGAGGCAAAATGGGACACTAAATATAGTCCATCTCAGGCAGCGTTAAATGAGTTAAAAGAATTGCGCAAGACAACAGCAGATAGTGATATAGTTTGGTTAACTAAAGAGCCTAAGACAAATAAAGAATACGATGATGAAGATAATTATTATAATGAATTTAAGCCTTGTGAAGCTTTAATAGTTAGAAACTTTTTAGGAAAATATGATTTAATTAAAATAGTATAACAGAACCAGTTTGACCGTTCTGGCTAAAAATGGTCAAATATTAATAAATTATCGGGATTAAAAAAACAAATAGAAAGAAGGTTTTATTATGAGAACACTGAAAGATATAGTAGAGAGTGTAACAAAAGGTAGAGAATTAGGTCATGGAGAGTCATGTATATATGACTTAGATAATTTAACAGACGAAGAATTAAATGTCGTACTTAATACTAAGTATTTAAATTTTGATATTGAATATTTAAGAGGTAAAAATGTTATCAAAATAACAAAAAACATCAAAAAGACTGCCAGTGATTTATTATAATAGTAATTAAAATCAGCATTTGATGAGGAGATATAAAAATGTATAATGAAGCATCTAAGATAAAATTTTTAAGTCAGTTTAACGAATTTACGTCAGAATCATATAAAAATATATTAGAGGCGTGTACACCATTTGAAGAACAGAAAGAAAAAGATGTTGCAGATTTTAATTCTACAGAGCTTTATGAGATGTTACAGGACATGGGAATAATTTCAGAAAATATGGCTGTTTTAAAGCCAAACTCTATACATGTAATAAAGAAATATGTTGAATATGAGTTGTTTAAGAATAAAAGATAATTTAATAAAATCCGTATTTGATAGACGAAAAGCGAGGTGGATATATTGAGAAGCCAAGAAGAAATTTTACAAACCATAAAATGCTTTAATTCTAATAATTTAAAAAACGAAAAGCGTAAAAAAGAATTTGAAGATAGTCAAAATGTGGAAATGGCTGGACTATGCGAAAATAAGATAAATGAAAACAATATTAAAATTAGCATATTAAAATGGGTATTAAATGATTAAACCAAATTAGAATTTTAAATAAAAATTAGGAGGCTTGAACACGATGAAAGAATTAGTATTAAACAATTTTAAATCAATTGAAGATAATAAATATGTAGGAGTTTTAACCTTTAGAGATTATCTCAATCTTATTAAAGAAGGATATATAAATTTAAACCAATTTATTGACGGATATCATAGAGCTATAGGTTTGGCATTAATATATAACGAAAATGAAGAAATAAAAGAGGTTGAAGGTTTTCAAATTGATTTATCTATAAATAAAGATGGCGAAAATAGCGTATCTAAAAATGGAAATGGCATTATAATACAATCTGAAAAAATAGAAATATTAGATGGAGCATTTAGGACACTAATTATATCAAGTTTAGATGAAAGATTTATGGATAGTTTATTAACAGTTACAATTCATTTTTACACAACACAAGAAGCTAAAAATTTAATAGCAAGCTATTCAACACAAAGAATAGATAAATAAAGTATTTTAATAGTATACGGAGGATTAAGATGGAAGACTCAAATAAATTTTATAAAAAGCTAAAAAAACTAATTGAAAAAGAATGTCCTCTACAGTGTAGGGTTGTTTATGATGAATTACAGACTGCGTTATTTGTAATTAATACAGATTCAAAAGTTGACGATAATGAAAATAAAGGTATACAACTATGCTCTCCTAACTCTAGTTGTACTACAATTGGCAAAAGAAGTTCAAATAAAACAGGTCATAGTAAAAGTAATATAATTGGAGAAGGTATATTTGTTGAGTTAGAAGCAGTTCAATTTTAGAATAAAAGAAGCATTTCAAAACATAATTAGGTATACAAAAGGTATATAAAGGTCTAAAAAGGCATGAAAAGGTATTAAGGGGTATAACAAGGAGGTGTAAAAAAATGAATGAAAAAGAATTAAATTCAATGGCTTATAGTATGTATTTATTAATGTTGCAATATGGTTTAGATATTGAAAAGGCGCAAAATATAAAAAACAAATTTGATGAATTTTATTATAAACTGGAAAAAGAATATTTTGCTGATTGTGATATAATATTAAACGAACTTATTGAACTAGTAGGGGAAAATAATTCAGAAATTATTAGAGCAAGCACAATGATGATGTTTGAAAAAGAATTCTAAAAGGTTTGGAATAAAAAATAAGCCAAAGAAGAAGCATTTGAAAGGTATAACAGCACGATATAACAGCCGTAGGGCTTTAAAATAGGAGTATGTATGGAAGATTTACTTAAATTCTACAAGAAACTAAAGAAACTAATAGAAAAAGAATGTCCTAAAAATTGTAGTGTTGTTTATGATGAATTACAAACTTCTTTATTTGTAATAACATCAGATTCAAGTATTAACGATAATGAAGGTAATAAGTGCATTTCTTATTGCGGTTGTCCTACACAAAGTAAAAGAACTTCACCAAAAACAGGGTATAGTAAAGAAAGTGTAGTAGGAGAAGGTATTTTTGTTGAGTTGCAAGCGGTTCAATTTTAAACGATAACAGCAAGGGTTAAATATTTGATCAAATACCCATTCTATTGAATAAAATATAAAATATAAGGAGTGAATAATAATGTCAAAACCATTATGGAAGGAAGCCACAGAATTAAAAGAAGAATATAGTAAAAGAGGAATAGAATATTGTTATAATCAAAGAAATAAAAATGTATATCTATCTATTTTAAATGCTCCAACTTGCGCAATAGAAGTTAATGGTTGTCAATTAACAGGATATTTAATTGTATATGGAGGAGTAAGGGCATCGAGAGATATAGATAAATGGGTAGAAGAAGTTAAAAGAAATTATATATTAGCATGGAATGATAATCCTGAAATGTTAAAATTCATTGAAACAGTAAATTAAAAATTTAAAGAAATATTAGTTTTAAACAAAATATAAAAGGGAGGTACGAATATGTACGCAAAATTTGGAGCTTATTATGTAAAATCAGATAAAGGATATTGGAATAACGAATGTGGATGGACTACTAATATATGGAATGCTTCAATATTTACTTGTAAAGATAGTATTTTACCAACAGGGATAAATGCAAAATGGATTGAATTTTAAATAAAAAACTTAGTTTATATTAAAAAGATATTCAGAGTTGCTCTAAAAGGTAAAATGATATAAGATATATTAAAAAAGGAGAGTGTGTTAAATGTTAAATATTAACGCTAAAGTAAAAGTATTTGGTAGTGAGAAGTACCCAATTCAAAATACGTATATTAAAGATGGAGATATAGGTATATTTAAAGGATTTAAAGATTTGGGAGAAGAGGCTGCATTGGTTGCGTTTGATTTTGATATTGGTGAAAATGCATGGGCAGATGAAAATGGAATAAGAAATATGTGGATGTTTCACATCGATTGTATTCGATTAATTGAAGAAGATTAGGAAGAATAAAATTTATTGCAATATGATATATTATGTTAAGTCACTAAAAGTAAAATATAAAACAAAAAAAGTATTGAGTTAAAAAAGGAAAAGGAAGTGATTTAAATGTTTCTTCTAGGAATTATAACAGGATCACTTATAACAGCAGCCAGTTATTACTTGAAGGAATTATGCTTCTGGAACAAGTATTTAAATAGGCATTAAGCAAAATATAAAAAGGAGGGTAATTTAGAATGTTTGAATTTGATAGAGAAGGCAAGAAACATTTTAAATGTAAAAAGACTTTTGCATCTGAGCCTGAAGTGTACGGAATAGATTTTATCGAAGGTAAAACATACACAGGAGAAAGAGAAGACGATGAATGTTATTACTTAGATTCTGATGAAAACGGAACGTGTGTATTGGTATCTAATGAAGAAATCTATGAATATTTTGAAGAAATTGATTAAAAAGTTTATTTTATGGGATTGGAGGAATTGAAATGGTTGACCATTTACACGAAGGGATTGATTTAGAAAATACTAAAATAGTTTGGCATTGTGAAGATTGCGGGAATGAGTTTGACGATGATGGAAATTACGATTCTGATATATGTCCAAAGTGTGGAAGTGGATATACAACACATGAGCATGTAAGTAAATAAAAGGTTTGTTTGATTAGGAGGTAAGAATGATTAAGTATAATATAGATGTTAATGATTTAACAAATTTAATTGATGGATTAAACAATGCTATACTTGCTTACAAAGAAGTGATAGATGCAATGTATTTTGGATTTGCTGTATCAAGTAAATTTAAAGAACTTGAAAATATACCAATAGAAAACTTGTATAAAAGATTAGATAGTATTAAGCAATTATATGACCAGTTGATTAATTTTGAATAATAGTAAGTCCATATAAGAGGTGATTTAATTGAATGATAAGATATTATGCGAGACTTGCAATACTGAATTTGAGGGAGAACTAACTTGTCCAAACTGTAAAGAATCTGAGAATATATTTTATATAAAGGATTTAATTAATTCACATATAAATTATTGCCCACCTGATAAAACAAAATGTATTAATTTAAGATTTAAAACAGATTTACCTATTAAATGTATTAAATGTAATTCAAAATAAAAGGTTATTTTTAACCAAAAAAATAATATAACAGGAGGTCGGATATGTATAAAAATAGACATGAGATAACAGAACTTGATAAGCAAATAATTCTTTTCTCTAAAAATTGGTTTTCAGATTATTTAGAAGCTAATAAAATAGAGTTGAATAGGATTGAAATATTAAAGTATATGATAGCAAAATATGTTGGAAGTGAAGCCCAATACGTGGAAACAAATGATGTTTATCGTTGGGTAAGTCAGTTATATTGTTTCTTATCTGACTCTGGAATGTTTGCTGAATTGTCTACCGAGAATCTATTGAATAGATTTACAAGAGTTTTAAGTCCAATGTGGAAGACATATAACACAAAAGAGGAAGAATTAATATTAACTTTATTAGGTGGCATAAGTATGACAGAAGCAAAAGGATTAGAAGAATTGAGAATTGAATTAGGTGATCCAGATTTTGGTATGCTAGATGAAATTGTGAAAATGAATACGGAACAACACGATAATTTAGGGAAAGAAATTTATTATGTTCTCGAAGCAGATACTCATATAACAGATTTAGGAGCAGAGTATCCAGAATCAGAAAGAATGACTGCTGTAAAGCATTTTAAAACATGGTTAGAAGATAGAGATATATTTAACGAATGTTTTTATAAGGTCATTAAAGAAAATGAAAAGATAATATCAAAAGAATATATAAAATTAAGCGAATATGGGTTATTATTTAAAACTATATGAAAGAACTGTTTGCTTGAAATATGACATAACTAAAATATAATAAAGGAGAATGTTATGAAAAATATTGCTAAGATATTTAATTCGGAAGATGAGGTAGAACTAAAACAAGCTTTTAAAGAAATAATAATAGAACAATTTAGGGATGATTTAGAAAGAAGCGATACATATTTGTTTGATCCCAGTGATGTCGAAGAAATGATTCAAGATGCATTTAAAGAAATAGTAGATGAGATAAAAGCAACATATAAAATAAAGCTAAGAGAGGAAATGAACGCTGCTTTTGATAAAAAAGTGGATAAATTATTAGCAAAATAAAACAAAAGAACTATTTTATGGTATAACAGAAAGAGGTGAGACTATGAAGAATAAAATACCTAAAGAGTTACTAAAACTTTTAAAACAACGTGAAAACACTGGAGGGAAAATGTTGGTATTAAATGGGAAGATAGAAAAAATACTGACAGATTTAAATATAGCTAATACTCTCGAATATGCAGAATTACAGAATGATTATGACTGTATGCAATATACTGAGCCATCTGGCTATTATAATATGACTGTAAATTTTTTAGAAAAGCAGTTAAATAAATGAAAGACTTGATTTATTAAGATAACAGAGAGGAGATATAAAATGATTAAAGATAATATAATTTATTTTGGATATGGAGATATTGCCACTAGTAATACATTTGATGGATATTTAACTCTTAGACAATTTAAGCCTCCAGTTAAAGTGGGAGCTAATGTTAAGAAAGATGCAATATTTTTATCTGATTTAATAAAGATTAAAGTATCACATAAGGATTTAAAACAAATCAGCAACATGAACGAAGTATCAGGAAAACAGTATGCAATTGGTGAGTATGTACTAGATTTTTCAAATTATAATCCTAAGTCTGTCAATGTGGTAGTTGAGCATATATTAATGGCATTAGGGATATCTAGGATGGCACTAGCGTGTTAATATAAATGATGTGTTTTATGGTATAACAGAACTCAAATATAATTGCAAGGAGTAATATGATGGATGATTTAAATAATCAATTAGTAACTGATATTATTAATATAATTAATGAACTTTTTAACAAATCAGAATTTGAAAACAAAGATATAATAATAGCATTTAAAAAATGAAAACAGATAGTAAAAAGGGGTTGATAAAATTGGCAAGAGTCGAAGGATTTTTAAATGGTGAAGAGGTTTATAATGAAGAATGTAGTCAGCAAGATGTAGATATGCATATAACAAGAGCATTCGCTTGCTGGGGAAATATTGATGAGCTAGGAGAAGTTTTAGTAGAAGTAACAGATGACGATGGATATGTTTGGACTCCAGTATGATTTTTAGTATAACAGATTCAAGTTTACGTCACCAATCACGTTTTAGTGACGTAAATTATAATGATATATAATAAAATGGGTTGAGGATCAAGAAATAAAATATGGAGGAATTAATTATGAAAATATACACTTCTTTAAACGTATACTATGTGCCAAATAATAATATGGAAAATTGGGATAGGTTTCACCCCGCTAAACAAGTAGAGTTATTAAAAGATAATTGTAATAAAGATATTAATGTTTTTACATTTAGTCCATTTATAATTAATTTAGCAGAGGTAAAATTTTTAGATATAATCAATATAGATACAATGTCTAAAATAGAAATTATAGAAGATGTTTATAAATTAATAGCACGTCCACTTCAAGATGTAGAGAATTTGAGATGGGATTGAAATCAATAATAGTATGTTGAGGTAACAGATGATGGAGGACTTTATGAATATATTAATTAAACTTTCAAAACAAGATATAAAAAATAAATATTTAAATAAACCAATACTTGTAGTTTCTAATAATTATAAAAAATGGTATATAGTAGATGATGTTTATAGTTATATGCCTCTACATATGCTAACTGCCGAAGAATCTGATATGTATGATAAAGACGAAGAAAGCATTAATGGAATTAGATTAACAGGTGATGATGAGCCAGCATATGTAATGTGGATTAACTTTCATCAGAAAGATGGATGGGAAGCTTATGGATATGAATAAAATAAAAAATAATATTTAATTATAACAGATAACAGAAGGGGGCTAAGTGTTTTGAAATGTGTATGTGGGTATAAAAAGAATTATTATTGGGACGATGAATATGATTCCGATAATGATAAAAATAGTGAAAATTTTGAAAGGATTAAAGGTAGTTTTGTTGTAGATAGGGATAATGGTTATAACAGTTGTATAACAGAGGTAGGTTTATATTCCTGTCCTAAGTGTGGAACTGTAAGAATGGAAAAACTTTAAATGAATAATCTATTTGATTGAAAGTATTATTATGGTAAAATTGAGGCAATGGAGGTTAATATGTATAAAGATTACGATCATGAAATTAAAAGAGAAAATGGCGATAAAATTTTTATAAATATAAGGTTTAGCGATTATACAAACAATTTTAGAATAACCAGTATAGGGCTATTACCAAAGAGAAAAAGAAATATTCAATATATCACTCATGGTGATGATTATGAGTATAGAATATTAGATACGGCAGGTAGAAATAAATATACAGTTAAAAAATATTTAGAATTTGTTTCAGTTGAAGAAATTAAAGAAGCTATGTTAAAAGCATGGGAATCAGTAAAGCCAATTGTTGAATCAGAAGAAGACATATGTAATATGATTTAATATTACTATGAAATGGGATTTCATATAATTTATTTAGTGAGGTTGAAATGTTTATTATAGATTTTTTTAGTAGAAATATAGATGATATTATTTTATTAGTGGTTGGTGTAATTATTGGATTACTAGTTGATTATATCAAAAAGGTATTTATATCAATTATTAAATATATAAGTAAGCTATTTAAATTTATAATAAGAAAATTAAGAGGCGTGTATACTTTAAACGATTTGATAAAACTTGAAAAAATACCTAAAGACCAATTAACTAAAAAACAAGAAAGAATTTTGGATGATTACCATAGAAAAATAAAAGATGTATTTAAAGATAACTAATAATTGAATAAATCTAACGTTTGATCGAGAGGAGGGTATTATAAGTATGAAAAAACCTATAGAAAATATTGAACAATTGGAAGAATTTATAAATCATAATTTAAAACTCGGTTATTTAAAACCAGAGATGACTATTATAGATTTATTACAGTTCACTAAGAACATGAAAGAAGATTATTTACCACTTATGCAAAAGATTAAAGATAAATATTATTAAACGATAAATCCAACATTTAAAAAAGGGGAGAAAAATGTTATATTTTCAGATAACTGATGATGGTGAAATACGGGAAAAAGAAATAGACACAGAGAAAGATATTTCAGGTTATCATAAAACCAAAAATGAGGCTATTATAGACAGATTGAGTACACTTAAATTTTTAATTGGGAGCTATGAATCAACTGTAAAAAGATTAAAAGAGGAAGCAATTACGTTAGAAAAATTAAAGTAAAACCAACATTTTAACAAGAGGGAGGCAGTTATATGAATACTGAATTTAGATATTTATTATTTGGATTTAACTTTTATGATAAGTCGGGCGGTTTTAATGATTTTATATTTGGATTTAATACGTTTGAAGATTTCAAAAATAAATTAGATATAATATTAGAAGATTTTGAAAAAGAAATATATGAAATATTGGACTTAACAAAATTAAGTAATTTCCGAGTTTTATATTTAGAGGAAAGAAATGAAGATATTAATATTAAAAGTAAACTTAAAAAGGCAGTTAGAGGTTATTTCATGTATGACAAAACACGATGAAACCAGTATTTTGTCGTGATTTAAGCCCTACAGCACCAAGAGATACAAGGTTCAGAAGGAGTGATTTTATGAATGATGATATAAAATTTAAAATATTGACATGGCATATTAGATTCACAGGAATGACTTTGCAGAATTGGCTTGAAATGAATAATGAAGAATATAGCAAGTTGGTTAATTCAAAAGATTTTATAAATTACAGAGATAAATTAAACAAAAAATAGATTTTATGTTGAAAGGAAACCAATATGGATATTATGGAAGCTATAGAAAAACTAAAAAGTGAAAAGGAAGCTATTGACGAACATGGTGGTTATTATGGAACTTCAGAGCATATTGATTTAGCCATTGAGGCATTGAATAAACAAATGCCAACTAATCCAATAATAAAGCCATGGAGTCCCGCTCTATGTTCATCGTGTAGAGCAGAATTAAGTGAAAGTATAGGAGATGGATATTATAAACATTGGCAAGGATTAAACATTTGTGAGTGTGGGCAAAAGTTAAAATGGGAATAGAAAGGAAATATGAAACATGAGTGAATATAAGTGCATAAAGGCATATGTAGTACCAATTTATGATGAAGATGGTTTTGAAACTGAAAAACGAAGTAATATAAAAGAAAATACCATATGGCATACTCCCGAAGATAAAAATTATAGATTCCTTGGCGGAGAAGTAAGACTTGAATCTGATAAATTAGGATGGATAGAAATTTCTAATGATACTTTTAAAGAATGTTTTAAAGAATTGTGTTGAAATAACGAATTTATTAAAACTAAAATATAATATAAAAGCGAGGTGCAAAATAAATGACTAAATTAGAATTTGCAAATAGTAGATGGCAGCAAGAGATATCAATATTGAATCAATTAACATATAAAAGATAATGAAGAACTACTAATAATGCAACCTTACGTGGAAAATGCACTACACAGAAGGATCAATAAAGGTGTTAGTTATGTTGAAGTATTAGAAAAGCAAATAGCAGATGCTAAATTACATGGTGAGGGATTAGTGGTTTTAAATAACGATTTGCACGAATAAATGAAAATATAAAACAATTGCAGATTACACAAACTACATTATTCGACATTATTTTATATATTGCATTTGTTGCATGTTGCACGTTTTTTGATGCAAACGACAATTTTTAATATTTTCACAATCAAAAATATACCGCTTGAACAGAATATGACTTAATATGATTAATTATGACATATAATCAACATATACTAATAAAGTTTTGGAGGTTTTTGTTTATGAATCAGTTAAACGCACAAATCAACACACTACAAGCCACGTTAGATAACCCTCACAGACTGTATTTTTCATGGTGGAGCTTAGTTTCAATATTAAACACAGAAAATCCTATGGAGGCAAAAAACAATTTGATAGAATTCGCATCAAATATATCTAAAAAACAGATAATTTGGCACGAATTATGTGAGGCAATTAATCCAAATGATCCAAAACAATCAAAAGAAAACTTTATTAACTTTATTCAGAAAAATGTGTTAGATGGAGGGATGTGATAAATAATTGAAATATGTAATATGTTTTAAAAAGCCAAGATTTAATATATTAGTATCATATGCTGAAAACAGGATTAAGGCAATAAATATTGTAAAAAATAAATATCCAACAATGATTGAAAACGAAGATTTTGAAGTCTTAGAAATTACAGATATAATAGAGCCTTATTTTAAAGGAGATGAAGTATTAGAAGATGGTTAGATTACATCTTCTAATTTTATCCCTGTATTTATTTTATAAAAATCGCAAATACTATCTAAACATCAAAAAATAAAATATGGAGGTGTGTCATATGGCTAGTAAAAAGGCATTAGATTCACTAAAGTATGAAGTCGCTAGTGAAGTTGGAGTACACTTAAAAGATGGTTATAATGGAGATATTACGGCTAGAGAAGTTGGTAAGATAGGTGGACAAATGGTTAAAAGAATGATAGAGTTTGCAAAGGAAAATATGAATAAGTAATATATTGAGAGGCTTTGAAGCCTCTTTTTAATATAATAAAGTTAAATATAAAATAATAACATAAAAAACGTTGACAAGACATATAATATCATGGTAAGATATTAATATGAAAACATAATAAAAACACGATGATGATGCACATAAGAGGATGTTATTGTATACAATAAGTTAACATGAACTAAAAAATAAAATTAACAGGTATAAAGTGTTGACAAATTGTGTATAATATGATAGATTAGTAAAGTAAAAATATAAAAATAAAAGCAGGGAGTGACCAAGATGAAAAAAGAGAGATATGAGCTGGAAAGAGAATTGTATTATCTAATTGAAAAATACAATAAAAATAAGGATATTAGGGGAAAAATCGTAGAGCTTTTGAGCGAAAGGGTTATTGAAGGTAATGTAATAGGTATATTAAATAACAACATTCCTCTTGGAACTCTAAAAGCAAAATTATTATATCATTTTACTGATGCTGTATATATGACTACAGAAGAAGAGTGCGTAAATCCAGATAATTATTTTTTAGATTCAGAAAAAGCTGAATCAGTAGATTATTATGAAAATTTAGAAAAAGTAGATAAATACCCAATAATTTTTAAAGATGCAGAAGAAATGAACGACAATCATTATCATGTGAAGTTAACTGTACAAGAAATTGCAGATTTATATAATCGTATGGTTATAATATATAATCCTGAAACACAAAGAAAAATGCATCAAATTGAAAGAAATGGATTAATATTTGAAGAAATTAAGCCTAACCCGAAATCATATAAAGAAATCAGTGAAGAATTATTAAATGGTACGTTTATAGCAAATGACAACTTATCTCTTAATTTATTAGTAGATGGCACTGATGAATGGAGATATAATGATAAAAACAAAATGTTAAAAATAATTTCTGGTAAATTAAATATCGTAGATGGATATAATAGGTCTGTAGGTATTTTAACTGCATTAGAAATTAATCCAAACCTAAAGTATAAGTTTGGTGTAAATATTACTAGGTATAATGAAAAGAAAGCAAAAAAACTAATATATCAGTCATTTAAACGAAATGATATGTCCGAGGATGATAAGGCGGAGATGAATACTGATTCTCTTGAAAATATGATAATTAAAAGCATTAATGATAATAGTGATATGAAGGGTAAAATTGTATCTGATAAAATATTAATCGACACAGGAAGAGCGTTAGTAGAAAACAAAATCATTACTAAGGCAATTCAAAGTAATTTCAAATATTCTGGTAGAGCGGAAGCAGACATTATAGCAGATTGGTTGAATAAATGTTTTGACTATTTAATATATTTAAAGCCAGATGTGTTTAGGGATAATATAAAAAAGTTTCAAGATAATAGTATTATGAATAAACAAAATATGTTTATAGGATATATAGCTATATTCGCTAAGTTTCAAGGAGATTCAAACTGGAGAGATAAATTAAAAAATAAAATAGATGAAATTGAAAAGATAGACGCAGAAACACTTAAAGGAAAAGGAATTACTAAAAAAGAGTTGAAGCCAAAAGATATTAAAAATATATCTGATTTTTTTAAAGCAATATAATAGGAGGTAAAAAATAATGAGTATTAATTTAAAAGAAAAGTTAAAGTATAATAAAGAATTAAAAGAAAGATTTACTACATTAAACTATGCTAAAAGCACTCAAAAGATGGTAAGGTATTTATTTGAAAAAACTTATAGTATGGAGAGTCAATTAAATAAAGACATTTATGAATTTAATAATGATGAAGTTGCAATGCTAATGAATCAATTGGAATTAGGCTCTACAAATTCAGCCAATTCTCAAAGAAGTTATTTGAAAAAATACGTAGCTTTCTGCATACAACATGGATATTTAGACACAAAGATTAATTTATTTGATAAGTATAATTCCAACAATATGGACAGATATGTAAATCAAATTGCAAAAAGAAAAAGATTTATAAAAGATGAAGAAGAATTAAATAAAATATTAAACATTTGCAAAAATCCACAAGATAAAGTTTTAATAGCATTATTGTTTGAAGGAGTGAGTGGAGTACATTTTGAGGAATTAGTAAATTTAAAAGAAACAGATGTTGATGGAAATTTATTAATGTTAACAAGAGATGATGGTACAGAACGCATCTTAGAAGTAAAAGACAATACTATTAAAATAATAAAAGATGCGCTAGATATAGATATATATTATCCAAATAACGGCAAGGGAACGTCTAGCAGGAGAGAATATATGCCTATACATGATACTGGTTATGTTGTTAGACCAACAATACATGGAGATAATAATGGGAAGCTTAACCCTATAGTAATAAACCATAGGATAAAAAGAATAGCTGAAGATTATAAAAATCCTCATTTGAATCCTAGAAATATATGGATTAGTGGAATGATTCAAATGGCAAAAGAATTAAAAGCTAAACTAGGTAGAGATTTAGAAAAAGCAGAATATGAACAAATCAATGAAAGATTTGGAAAAGATATAAAATATCAGTATCAGACAAGAAAAGATATTAAGGAATATATATAAGAAAGAGGAAGTAAAAAGATGCATATGCATCTTTTTACTTTATGTCCCGAAGAAGTATTTTAATAACCTTACCTAGTATTTTTACACTATCTAAATCTTTTTTATTTATAACTAAAGGTCGATAATTTTTATTAGCTGGCTGCAGTACTATTCCGTCCTTATCTTTGTGCATACGCTTTACAGTTGCTTCACTGTCACTATTAACTACTACCACCATTATATCTCCATCTGTGTCTAACCACTCTTGCTTCTTTACTAATAATGTGTCACCATGTTGTATACCAGCCTCAATCATACTATCTCCTATCACTCTCAAAGCGAAATTGTCTTTATGATTGATTGAATGATCTCTTGGTAAAGGCAAATAATCTTCCACGTTCTCTTGTGCGAAAATGGGGCTTCCTGCACGAATTGTACCAATAATGGGTACTTTTATTACATCATTCATTCCTATTAAATTATCGGGCGTTTGTTCTATGTCGGTAATGCCTAATAAATAGTCTACAGTTGTACTAAACATATCTGCAAGCTTTTCAAGCACTTCAACTGGTGTTTTTCTAATATCTTTTTCATAAATAGATATCGAACTTTGGGATTTATCTAGTATTTTCGCCAAATCTTCTTGTTCCATTTTCTTGCTAAGTCTTAATGTGGTTATTCGGTTAGTTGCCATTATATTCTCCTTATATTAAAATTATTCATAAAACTAATAAAAACCTATTGACTATATTAATGATTGTGGTAATATTAATTTGTAAACAAATCCAAAGTAAGAAATTTTTCACACCACATCATTAATACGATTGTTATTGTAATTATACATTTATTTGTCGTATTAGTAAACCTAAAACATTATATCTATTATAGTGTAAACCGTCAACATATTTGTAATAAAATGTAACAAAATAAAAATTCCAAAATACAAAAGGGAGGTCAATGTATGAATTTATTTGAAGAGGCAGTAAGAGAAATGATTACAACCCCGAAAGCAATAGAAAAAATGGAAGGAGCATTTTGTAGTTTTAACAGAATGTTGAATAACATGGAAGAAGTGTTTAAAAAGAGGTTAATAACGGTAATGGAAATTGCAGGGTTGGACATAGAAAGTGTCGATTTTGACTCTGAAGTATTGCATTTGGCTAAAAAAGGCAATCATTTGGCGAAGGAATATATTAGATTGGAGATGCTAAAAAATAGTGACGAAGAATCCGCAAGTATTAGGACTGAAATATTCAATGAATTTATTCAATAAAGTATAGGCGATAATCTTCTTACATATAATAGAATAAAGGGGAGATTATTGCTTGACAGAAATAAAATATAAAAGTATAATAAAGAGGAGATATATCAATGATTAAAAATACAAAAACAAAAATAACTAAATCAGCTATATTAAAAGATGAAAAGTTTGTTTGTCCAGATTGTGAAACTGAGCCAAACAAAACAATTAAGTATAATTCGGAGAAAGGAGTGGTAATTTTCTATAAGCTATGTAGTGGTTGCGGTGATATAATAAAGATAGAAAAATTGAATAAGGAGATATAATGACAATCGCAATAGTAATCGTAATTTTACTTACAGCATTAATTGGAATTAAGGATAATATCTTAGAAAAATTAAAAGTAGATGAAAAATACATTGATTTAATGAGATTGCTGATAACTTTAATAGGAGCTATAGGAATTTGGTATTGTATAACATATTTAAGTTAAAATTATAGATTTATGGGATGGAGGATAGCATGAGATTGTTAATGTATTCAGAATTTGAAGATTCAAGAAACTATTTGTTGAAAAAATATAGCGAAGATGTAGTGTCTGCTATAAAATTTTTAGCAAAAACAAAAGGATCTCCACATATACTACAGGCGGAATTAGAAATTGAAAAAGCTATATGGGTAGACGATTATTTTTTGCAAGATATAAAAGAATTATTAGACTATGATGCTTACAATAGTAGTTTAACAGACGAGATAAAAAACAGCATAAAAATAGTAAAAGAATTTTATAATTTTTAATAAAATGGAGGGTGATAATTATGGAAGATAGGATTACAGATAAGCACGAAAGCTACGCAATGCTTCAAATTAGTAGAGTGAATTGTAATGAGGGAATGAATTTATTCGGTAGTTCCATTAAGCATTCAAATACAATTAGATTAAGAATAGCTGAAGGAAGCGTAGATAGACATTTAAATAGGGATTGGTATCATGGCGGTAAAAAATATATAGAAATAGAAATGTCTAGTAATCAGTTTGCCGAAGCAATCACAACGTTAAATCAGGGGGATGGAGTGCCAGTTACTTTGAAATATCTAGGTGAAAAAGAGATAGAAAGTTGTCCTAGTGTTAATAAGCGTCAAGGATTTGAAAACGAATTCAAAGAAAGAATGGCAGAGTTGGATTTAAAATTAAATCAATTAACTACTAATACAGAAATACTACTTAACAATAAAAAGAATTTAACAAAAAGAGATAGAGAAGATATATTACACGAAATTAATATGTTAAGGCAAGAAGTTAGGTCTAATATTCCTTTTGTAGCCAAAAGTTTTAATGAACAGATGGATAAAACAGTTTTAGAAGCAAAAGGAGAGGTTGAGGGATCTATAATTCATAAGATTATTTCAACAGGATTAAAAGGTTTAAAGCTGGAACATGGGTTGATTAGTGATTAAAATGAAAAGGATATTTTATAAAATTAGAAAGGAGAGGAATATATGGAAAACTCAGAAAAATTACAAGAATTCATTAATAAATTGTTTGCATTTTTAAAGCATAATTTAGAATTAGGATACATAACACCAGATATGACAATAGAGCATTTTAGGGATGAATTTTTAACCAAAATAGATGATAATTTTATCCCAATGTTAAGAGAAATAGAAAAATATAAAATGCCATAAAATCACAGTTTTATATGGAAATATTAATTTGAAGCCTTACGGAGAGTAGGGTTGCAGAAATGGAGGAAAATAAAATGAGAGATATAAGTGAAATAATAGAAAATGATAATGAATTGCTAAAATTATATCAAAATGATCCAATTTTTCATAATACAGTGGAACAAGCAAAAAGTTTGAATATAAGTACTGAAGATACTTTAATTGCAGCAATTAAAATTGGCTATAGTGTAAAAGATGAAATATATGATAGATTTTTAAAGTATATGCAAGTGGAAAATCAAAGTTTATATAAAAGAAAAATTTGATTGGGAGTGAGAATGTGGATAAAGGATTTACTATAAAGTGCGAAAAATGCGGAGCAAAATCGAAAATAAAACGGGTTGAATATGATAATTCAATTGACCTTGAAAAATCTGGCAAAGAGATAAATATTAAACCTTGGGATTATTATGATGGTGGAAAACAAGTGATTGTGGAATGTACTCAATGCGGAAACACAATCGAACATATAGGGATTAGATAAAAGTGAAAGTTTATTAAGAAAGGTAAGGCAATATGAAAATAAGAGAAATCGTAGTGGATGAGTTACCTAAAAATTGTGGAGAGTGTTATTTTTTAAGCGATAGATATTATTGCAAAATAAAGGGAGCAGTATCTGGGCAACAATTTGTGAATAGAGTAGAAGATATAAGAGATAAAGATTGTCCATTAAGAGGAGAAAATTATGTTTCAAGGCGATAGACTAAAGCTATTAAGAGAAGAAATGAATATTTCACAAGAAGAATTAGGCATTATGTTGGGAGTTAGTGATCCAACGATTAATAGATATGAAAAAGGGCAGAGGCAACCCAATACGACTATGCTGTGTAAGATTGCGGATTACTTTTGCGTGTCGGTTGATTATTTATTAGGTAGAAAAGAGGACAGATTGGATGAATAGAATAAATTTTTGGGATGGATATAACTTAAAATGGTATCAGAAATTATGGCTTAATTTGTTTTATAGAAGAGCCATTATACATTTTCAAAAATGGCAATGTAAGTATAAAGAGTATTTAAGTGCAATGTGTGAGCATGGTCATAACTACGATGATTGTCCAGATTGTAGACATTAATATAAAAGTAAATTTGATTGGAGGCGATGGCATGACAGATAAAGAGGAATGGATTATAAATTATTTAAAATCAAAAGAATTTTGTGCATTTGTGGATATATTAGATGACGATTTTGTTAATGCGTTTATTGATAAATATAATACAAAATTTGAGTTTATAGGATTAGGTGCGCCAAAATGTAAGGAATTATCAAAGTTACTTTTAACAATGAATAAAAAAGGATTATTACATAGATGGGCGCATGGAGTTAGATCAGGATTATGTCAAGATGGTAAATTCCCTAAATGGGTATATTCTTATAAATTGCCATGAAAGTATTATTTTAATAGGAGGAGACTATGTATAGAAGTCAATTTGATTTTGAGGACAATATGGAAGAAACAAAAGATTTGGTGCTTGATAAAACTATAAAAACCATTGAATCATTGCAGAAAAAATTTAATGATGAAGTTTTTGGTAGTATATGTGATGATGTTGAGACTTGGATGTTTGAAAGATTTGAAAATGTAAGACGAAGATATTTTGATGGAATTGTATCTTATTTATTAGATGAAGATTATAGATGCATTACAAAAGTTGAACCTTTGGAAAAGTGGTTAGCTGGATTAGGCTATGATCAGCAATCTTTTAGAAAAAAGATATACTTAGACAATAAAGAAGAAATCAATAATGCAATAGCATGTGATGCAGTTTATCAGCTAATAGAAAATATGTTTGTTAATAATTATTTTAAGTCTTGGGAGTTTAAAGATATTACTAAAGGATATCCTCAGACAGAAATTATAAAAGGATTTTTGAAAGAATTAATTAATAAAGATGGATTTAATGAAGAGGTTAAAAATATGTTAGATACTGAAATCAACCAAAAAATATTAAAATTAAAGAATCTAAAAGAAGATTTGTCCACGCTACAAGAAAAGATTGATAGCTTAGTGAGTTAATTTAAAATGAAACTTTTAATGAAATGGAGAAATATAGTATGCGAGTTTATATGAAATGGAAGTATAATATTAATAACGATGAAGAAATATGGGAAGAAACTTTTGATAGTTTTAAAACGTTTGCAATATTTATGATGAATAATAATCAAAATATTACTATTTTAGAATTAGAAATTGAATAAACTCTCTCGTTTATTGAAATATTGGAGGTAAACATATGCAAAAATCAATTACAATAACCAAAAAAGACTTCCGCACAGTCTGGAAACATGGATTAACTAAGAAGCAAAAGACTGAAATGGTTGGAATAAGTGTGTATAAAACCAGAAGAAGCCTTGCAAATATTCAACCTAGAAATGAATCAGATGGTTCATATATTAATAAAGAAGCAATTGAGGCAGTAGAAAAGATGTTTACATATGAAGAATGGGATAGATTAGTTAAGTATGCGTATGAAGTTAAGGAAGAAAAAGAGATATTGAAGGTTGAAAATACTCCAGAAGCATATAAAAGTAAGTTGGTTGCAGTTATTAGTAGATTGAGAAAGAAAAGTAATAATATTGCAATGCTAGAAAAGGAATTATTTGTTGAAGAAGTTTATGAAATGGTTAAGGAAAATAATAAGATGCTGAAAGAATTGTTGGGTATTTTAAAAAATGAAATTTAATTGGAGCTGAGTGGAATATGAGAAATAAAGATAAGTTATACTTAAACGCAGTTTATGCATTTGATGTATTTATAAGTGGGAAAGCTAGATATGCCGAACATCACAAAACTTACACTGTAAAATTATTAGGCATTATTAATAGAGGTGATACGGAATTATGTGAGTGTTTGTGTATGCAGACAGGTATAAAAGTAAATTGCGACAAAAGATTTTTATTAACTTTAGAAAAAGTGCAAGAGCTTTATGATAAATTTAACAATATGGAAAATTTAGATAAAGGATTAAAATTACAAGTTGCAAGGATGAAATATATATTAGCATTTTCAAATCAAATTTGAATTTTAATTTAAGAAAGGAGTATTAAAATATGTTAATTATATTAATTGTTTTCATTATATTTGGAATATATTCGTATCATAATATACAGCAAAAATATGGTAATCAAACATATGATAATCAAACATTTAAAGGTTCGATAATATCTAAAACAAATAATGGAGAGCTAATACAAGACAATAATGGTATAACTTTAAAAGATATAGATGGTAATGTAATTATTAAAATTCAATGAAACTTGAATTTAATTTAAATGAGGAGGGGCATAATGAAATGTTTTAAAATTGAACGAATAGATAACGCAAGTTGGTGTGAAGATTTTGAGATGGTAGTTATTGCTAAAGACGAGCCGAGTGCAGAAATACTATCAAGATTGAGTAGCGATGATTTTAAAAAAGCTAAATTAAAAGTAACTGAAATTAATATTGATGTTGAACAAGTAGTATTGGTAGCCAATATTGGTGCGTAAATTAATATCAAATTTGAGTTTTAATGAGATTTTTAGTATAATTAAAGTATATTAAAACCTTGAATAAATAGGTGATTTTAGATGAATGAAGAAGCTGAGAAAATACTTAAGTATTTCAAACAAGAGTCGATTAAAAATAATGAATTAAAGAAATATAGCGAAGAAGAAATAATTATAATAAAACTGCATTTTAAACATTTAACTAATTTTAATGCTGCTATATTAAAAAGTTTAACTGAAGAAGATTTGATTAATATACTCAAATTAAAAGCAAAAGAATTAGGAAGAAGTCCTCATAATACAGAAATGATATTCCCCAAAGCCATTATTTTTATTGATAAATTTGGATCATGGGAAAACGCATTATCTAATGCAGGATTAGAATTATTAAAAGAAAAACCATTATCAAACAATGAAATAGATGCATTAAATGTAATAAAAGAAAAATACATAGAATTAAACAGAGTGCCATTCTGTTATGATGTGGATGAACTTACTCTTGGTAGAGTTTTACGGTTTTTTGGTTCATGGAATAATGCTTTGATTAAAGCAGGATTTACTCCTAATGTAGTTCATCCGAAACGTAGTATAAAACAAGAGAAGAAAAGTATATGAAAATTAAGTTTCGTTTGGAAAGGAAGGATTAATATGAAATGTCCTAGATGTAAATTAGAAGAATCTCCTGATATTGTTTGGCAGAATGGTTATCCAGTACCATGTTATTGTAAAAAATGCGCTAAAGAACTTCGGGAAATGTATGAAAAAGTCAATAAACACTAAAATTTATAGTGATTTAGGAGGTGTTAAATGTTAAATGCATTAGAAAAGGCAAGAATTGAAATAGAAAAGATAGACGTTGGATTTGGTATTAAATTTACAGAACTAAAAAATAATTTAAACCATCACAGCAAATTATTTTATACTAAATGGGGCATTCCATATAAATATGAAAATGGGCAATTATATTACAGTGATGACGGATATCATCCAAGATGTAAAAGAACGTGGGATGAGGCTTATATGGAAGGTTTCGACTTGCCTTATGTAACATTTTTTACCCCAAGAGAATTTCAAAGAATTAAGCCATGGTATTTAATATAAATCAGATTTTATTTAAAAATAAAATATAAAATGGAGGAAAATACATGAATAATAGGTTTTTAGAAGAAAACTTCAAAAATGGAGAAGTAGCAATACATGTTACAGATGAAAGTCAGTGTCAGCAAGTAATTAATTACGTAAGCACACTAGGTTTTAATGTTGACGAATTGGATAATAAAACATATTTAGAATATCCTTATTTTTTCATTGAACAAAAAGAACAGTTACAAGCAAATAAGACACAAAAGGGAGCAGAATTTGAAGGTTGTAAGGTAATGGAATTTACAGATTTATTTTGATAAAAAGGGAGAGAAAATGATTAACAGTGAATTTTTAGAAGAGTTTAAAGCGTTATTAAATAAATATAGTATTTCTATTATTAAAAATGAAGATGGATGTTTTTTAATTGATGATAAAGGTGTACCTATATTATTTACCCCTAAAATATAAAATATAAAAGGAGAAACAATTATGAAAATGAAAAATAAAAAAATGCTATCTCTTATCTCAGCTTTAGGTGTTACTACAATGTTATTTACTGGTTGTGGCTCACCACAAGTAAGAGATGACGAAAAAGACCGTAAAAGAAATGGAACTACTGTTATTCCAGCACATACTATTAATTCAGGGAAAAGCACTACAACAAAAAGCGGTATATTTTCACCACATGGTTCTACAGGTATCGGCAGTTCTCACGGAGGAGTGGTTTCATAATGAACAATAATGAGTATTTAAAAAAATGGCTAGAAATAAATGATAAAATGATTTTAAACGGTTTTACTTGGGGAAGTCTTTTAGAAAATGATGAGTGGAATCAATATATGTCTTTTGATGTTTATAAAATGAATAAGGAATTATGGGATAATATTAATCAAGCAACAAAAGATATCGGTAATATCTATCAAAAAACATACGAATACGTATTTAATAATTTTAAATACCTTCAGAAATTAGGATTACCCATAGGAACAATGGAATTAAGTAAAATATATAGCAAATTATTTAGTTACTTCACAAGAATGGATTTAATAGTAAAAGATAATCAAATAAAAGTTATTGAGGTCAATTGTGATACTCCAACTGGATATTTAGAAACTTCTATATGCAATAAAATGATTTGTGCAGAAAATGGGTATGAATCTTTTAATAATCTTGAAAAAAATATTCAAAAATCATGGGAACAAATAATTAAAGAGTATGACATTCCAAAATATGAGACTATATTTTTTACCTCTTATGGATGGCACGAAGAAGATAAAAGAACAACACAGTTTATACAAAAATATTGTGACCATATCACTGAATACATACCATTAGATGAATTATATGTTGCTGAAGATGGTATTTTTACGCCAGACGGGCGAAGAATAAACTACTTATATCGTTTATATCCAATTGAGTATCTTTGTGATGATGTCGATGAAAATGAAAATGGTAAAAAGATAGGACAAATGTTTATTGATCATATAATTAATGGTAATATTAAAATTATCAATCCTCCATCGGCTTTTATTATGCAATCTAAAGCTATTATGGCAATTATATGGGAATTGTATGAAAGCAAAAATTCGGTATTCTCGAAAGAAGAATTAATTATTATTAAAAGACATTTCTTACCAACATACTTTACTTCGGATAAATTCAATGATGGCTATGTTTCAAAACCTATTTTTGGCAGAGAGGGAGGAGGAGTGTCAATTATCAATGATGGCGAATTGATAGAAGATGATACATCTTATTACTATAATCAAAAGAAAATATATCAGCAATATATAGAAATGCCAGATGAAGAAATTAATACTTGGGACGGAGTTTACAAAGGAAAATTATTAATTGGTTCGTTTTTAATTAATAATGAGCCATCGGGGTTGTTTTTAAGGGTTGGCGAAAAGATTACTGGCAATTTATCAATGTTTAAGGGTATTACGGTAGTTTAAGTTTTAAATTTAATAAAAATATAAAAATGGAGGTCAATATGAATAAAATTGAAAGAATTAATGAATTGGTAAAATTACTAAATGAAGCTTGTAATGCTTATTATAATCTTAATAAGCCAACTCTTACGGATAAGACGTACGACAAGCTGTTTGATGAATTAAAGTCTCTAGAGTTAGAATCGGGGTTGATATTATCAAATAGCCCAACACAAAGAGCAGGATATGAAGTTATATCTAAACTCCAGAAGGTTAGACATCTTATTCCTTTAAAGTCACTAGATAAAACTAAGTCCATAGATGAATTAAATAACTGGAGAAAAAATAGAGATATAATTTTAATGCTCAAAGCGGATGGTTTAACTATTGAATTGGATTATGACAATGGTACTTTGATTGAAGCATCTACTAGAGGGAATGGAGAAGTTGGAGAAATAGTCACGCATAATGCTAAAGTGTTTAAAAACTTACCACTTACCATATCGTTTAAAGGTAAATTGAAAATAACTGGAGAAGCTATAATACATAAAAATGATTTTGATGATATTAATTCAAAATTGCCAGAAGGTGAAAAATACAAAACACCTAGAAATCTTGTAGCAGGATCAGTAAGGCAGCTTGATAGTAAAATGTGTTCAGAAAGACAAGTTTATTTTTATGGTTTCAATATTCTTGAATGTGATGAACAATTATCTGATTCTAAAGATGCTAGATTTGACTGGTTAAGTAATTTAGGGTTTCAAATTATAATTAGCAAAAAGATATCTGGAGTAGCGGATTCATTTAGTAAATATTATGTTGATTTAATGAAATCTACTGCCGAAGAGTTATATTTACCAATAGATGGAGTAGTAGGAAGTTTTGATTCAGTATCTTATTCAAATTCATTAGGAGAAACTTCTCACCATCCCTTACACAGTATAGCTTATAAATTTGAGGATTTATTACAAGAAACTACATTGATTAATATTGACTGGCAAGTTGGCAGAACGGGAACAATAACACCTGTAGCAAATTTTGAACCTGTTGAAATAGATGGAACTTCTGTAACTAAAGCAAGCGTACATAATTTAAGCATACTGGAAGAATTAGAATTAGGTGTCGGAGATATTATTACTGTATATAAAGCAAATATGATAATACCACAGATAGAAGAAAATCTGACTAGAAGTAATACGTTAAAAATTCCTCAACATTGTCCTGTATGTGGTGGTATTACCATTATAGAGCAATTAAACGAAAGTAAGGTATTGTATTGTACAAACGATGATTGTTATGCTAAATTATTAAAGAAGTTTGTCCATTTTGTTTCTAGAGATGCTATGAATATTGAAGGATTGTCTGAAGCCACATTGGAAAAGTTTATTGATAAAGGATATTTAATAAACTTCACTGATATTTTTAAACTAGAACAATATAAGAAAGAAATAGTCACAATGGATGGCTTTGGAGTTAAATCTTATAATAATCTAATTGTTGCCATTGATAAATCAAGGAAAATCGATATGTGTAACTTTTTATATGCATTAGGGATTAGTCAAATTGGACTTGGCGGAGCAAAGAGATTATCAAAACACTTTAATAATGATATTGATGAGCTTTTAAGTGCTATAAATAATAATTATGATTTAACTAAGATTGAAGATTTTGGAGATATAACTGCTCAATCAGTTATTGAATACTTTAAATGTAAGAAAAACTATATTCACACTGTTTTCTTACTGGATAATATTACAATTAACAAAGAAGAAGTTAAAGCCATTGCATCAGATAATCCTTTTAAGGGTAAGAAAATATACGCCACAGGGAAGTTTGCTAATTACAAAAAGGATCAGATTAAGTCATTGCTTGAGAGTTTAGGTGCTGAGTTTGCTTCTGGATATGCAAAATCTCTTAATTATTTGATTGAAGGAAGTTTAGAATCTTCTTCAAAAGTTGATAAGGCTAAAAAGGATGGAGTTCCTGTTCTGACCGAGGCAGAGTTTATTGAGATGATTGATTAATCATCTCAAATTCAATTAACTAAAATATAAAATATATGTTGACACCAAAACCAAAGTTTGGTAATATAATACTAGAAAGAAAGTGAAATATAAAAGTGAGGTAAAGATATGAGTTTTTGGAATAGTAAAAATATTAAAAAGACTAGAAAAGTTCATATTTGTGAGTATTGTGGTAGAAAAATTGAAATTGGCGAGAGCTGCAATAATGAATCTGGAATGTATGAAGGGGAATTTAATAACTATTATTTATGCAATAGATGTTTAAATTTCATAAGCAAATATAGTCCAGATCTTTCAGACGGTTTCAGTAGCGGAGAATTCTATGAGGAGATATACAATATGCAAATAGCTCCATGTCCAAAATGCGGAAGCGACAATCATAGAGAGTATGAATGGTCTGAGGATAGTATGAAGTGCCAATTTGAATGTGATGACTGTGACGAGAAATGGGAAGCTGATTTTTCATTCAGTAGTGAAATTTAAATCAAATACGAGTATTATTGAGATTGGAGGGCATATGAGAAAGATAAAGTTTAGAGGCATTTGCATAGATAAAGGCACAATTAATTCTAACAAAATGGTATTTGGAAACTTAGTAGAAGTGGAAGAAAAATATTATATTGTCGAAGTATTAGGAAAAGATAGTTTTATTTGGAATGAAGTAGACTCTGAAACAGTAGGACAGTATGTAAGGCTTAAAGATAAGAAAGAAAATAAGATATACACTGGAGATATACTACAAGATGAACAGCAAAGAAAATGGATTGTAATAGATGTCAATGGAGGATTTGTAGTAGTTAGAGATATTGATTATTTTTCAGCACCATTTCATCAATTTAGAACTGCATTGGGAGATATACAAAATAATAGCTTTACAAGAGAACAAACAGAAATAATTGGAAATATACATGATAATCCAAATTTAATTAAAATCTAAGACTTATCTAAAAAGGAGAGAAACGATGATATTAACAGACAAAAACAATACTAAAATAGTAATACAGTGTGATTGTGGAACAGAATCTATAGGAATTGGAAAGCTTTTTGATGGTGAGGAACCAAAAGAATATTATATTGATATTAGCATTGATGCCTTTTATTCTGAACAACATGGTTTCTTCTCGAAACTTAAAAATAGGTTTAAAACTATATGGTATATATTAAGACATGGAACTCATAGATTTCAAGAAATTATATTGACAGAAGATGATATGAAGGATTTAAAGGAAGTTATTAATAGATTTTAAAATGAAATAGAATCTTTATGGAAATTAAGGAGAAAGAATGATGGAACTTATTACAATTAAGAAATATGAAAATTGTGATGAATTGATAAATGAGTTAACTAGAGAGATGGACGGTTATTTATTGCCCAATCATACTGAACATTTAAAACCCAGTGGTGGTACTTATTTATGTAGTGGCAATTGTAAAAACAATTATGCAATTAGATATCTAGGAGCGACTAGGGGGTATATAGAAGTAGATGACGAGAATATAATACAAGATATAGTTTTATATGATACTGCTTATAAAAATTGTGTAAAATGTTATTTTGAAAATGTGAAAGACATAATAAAGAAATATACAGGTGCAAAATTTTTAATGAAAATATAAAAGGAGAACAAAAAGATGACAAAACAAATTAATGAGCAAGAATATTCAGAAATGGAAACCAAGATGGTGATGACCATATATGAAACAGAGAAATATGAATTGTGCTATTATCCAGATGAAGTTATAAAGATAATTATAATTGACTACACAGGAGTTGAATGCAAACATTATCTATTGTCAGACGAAGACAGTAAATTATTAATGGCTGAATGCTTATTATATAAAATGGATGATGGACTCTGTATTCCAGATATTTGTGCAGATGAAGAAGAAGCAGTAGAAACATTGATAGACGATATTGTCGAAAACATAAATAAAAAAAAGGTAAAAGTAAATATTAAGTTTAAAAGAAAATAAAATTAAGGTTTTAAGTACCAATGATAAACTAAAATATAAAAGGAGTGATTAAAATGTGTATTGCTATTGGAGTATTAGATAGGTTGTCTCAAAGAATTGAAGAACTTTCAGAAAATATTAATGTAAACATCTTAGATTTACGTGAGCAGTTGAGTATTTGTGATAGAAAAAGATCTGATGTTGAGCATTTTATTGAAAATCATATTGGAATGGATGCTTGTAGTGGATATAAATATTCAAAACAAATCCAAGAAATAATGATTGAAAGAAGAAAAGTTAAAAATGAAATTGAGGCTTTGAATTTCATAAATCATCTTACGGCAATAAAGCCAAAGATATCTGAGTTAAAATATAGCGTCAGGCAATTAAATGATAGGCAAATACACAGAAAATATACTCCAAAAGTATTAAATAAATGGGGCAATGTATCTCAACTTAATAAAGTTAATAAAACTGAGACTAAAATAAGACCAGATAAGCATCTAGATAGAATGACTTATCTAATAAATCAAGTTGCAAGTAATTAAATTAAAAGAGGTGAAATTATGTTAGAACAAATAGATTTTAATATTGGAAATTTAGAAATCAAAGCTCCACAGTTAACCAAAAATACGGTAATTATATGTGAAACAGAAGAACTAGCCGAGGTATGGAGAAATGCTTTAAGGAATATAAAGAAAGATACTGATGATGTAATGTATGGATTTTCGGGCTTTGATATTGATGATAAGCCATATAAAACCAATGAAGAATTTGAGGAATTACTGAGTCAGTTATTGATTTTAGAAGTAGATGATGGGGTATTGATAAAATTTCCTGATGAAGAGACTCAGACATTTTATATATCAACAGATATTTCCGTAGTGTATAAATGCGATACTTATTTCGACGTTTGGTTTTGTAAAACAGATAATTTTTATTCTTTGGCTGCATTTAAAAAGACTAAAGAATTTTATACAAACAATAATAATGATAAAGATATTATGTATAAAGAAATTAGATGTGGAAGGTATGAATTTTAATAAAATGAATGTTTTAGGGAGAATCGCTATGGCTAAAGTGATGGTGGAAATAGAATTACCAGATTATGAAATTAAATATTGTGATGACATTTGGCATGGAGGATGTTGTAAGTTTCTAAAAAAGTATGATTATGGGTTTAAACAATGTTGTATTCTTACGGGAAAAGATATTGCTAAAACCGTAGGCAATGGAAATAAAATTTGTAGACCTTACGGTTGTAGGTGTATAGCAAAGAAAAATACGATAAATTAATAAAAAATAGGTGAATTATGACTAGAAATGAATATATAAAAAAGGACACAGAGGAAATTATTGAGAAGTTAAAAGGTGTTGATTTAAATGCATTGTATTCGCCAAATAATGTAATAGAAATTCTTCAAACTCATGGATTAGATTCTGGAATTGCTAAGTACAGACCAGATGAAGCTATTACAGGGCATGAGATAGTCGAAAAACTTGTAGAAATATATACAATTGTAGGAGATGCTATACATAAAAATATAGGATTATATGATTAATTTCAATGAAAGGATAAATAATGAAAAGAATAACTGATTTAACAATACTTCAAGAGTTCACTAATGATTTTGGAAAAACATTCGGTTTGTATTGGTGTAAATTTAATGGTACTCAAAAATTATTTACGAGAAGTGGCGATATAATAAGAGTGCTAACTCATTATTCTGACCATGATGAATTAGACTTAATAAGAAATGATGTAAAAGAAGAATTGCTGCAAGAGATTGAATTAAATAAAACATATATTTAACGAAGGGAGAAATAAAATGAGTAAAGATAATTTAGGTGATCGTATGAAAGGAAAATATGATTTCGCAAAATAATATTAAAAATTATGGAGAATTGGATATTTTAAACTGTATATGTGATAATTGCCTTACAGAATTTGAAAGAACGTTTAAAAATGTAAAAAGGTCAAGAAAACGTTTAAAATCCAAAGATAAAGATTATTGTACTTCATGTGCTTGTAAAATATCTCAGAAACCTCAACAAACAAAAGAGTATTGGGATAAAAATAAAAAAATAGAATTAAGTAATAAAATAAAAAACAGTAATAAATACAAACAAGCAATTAAGGATAGAGATATAAGCAAAGAAAATAATGGAATGTATAAGAAAAAACATTCTATTGAAACAAAAAATAAAATGTCTATTAGTAGAAAAAATAAAATTGGTATAAATGCTACTGGATGGAAAGGTGGCGTTACTTCATTAACAAAAAGAGTAAAAGGTTATATACATAGAAATGTAAATTGGTACAAGAATGTTTATAAACGAGATAATTATAAATGTATAAAATGTGGAAGTATAGAAAAAATTGACGCACATCATATTATACCAATTGTAACATTGATAAAAGAACTATTAAAAGAAACAAATTTATCATTTGTAAATAACGATGAAAAATATATGTGGCTAATTAAACAGCCTGAAATTATTGATATTGAATTTAAAAATGGAATTACTTTATGTAGAAAATGTCATAAGAAAGAACATAAAAATTGGGGTAGTAAAATATCACCATAAAGGAGGATTGTATGAAAAATGATTTATTGGGAGACCGCATGAAAGATTATGAAAATATTGAACGGAGATATTTAACTAGAAGGACGCCAACACTCATTAGAATTGATGGGAAGTGCTTTAGTTCTTTTACAAGGGGTTTTCAGAAGCCTTTTGATATGATACTAATGCAAACAATGTGGGAAACAGCGAGATATCTTTGTGAAAATATCATGGGTTGTAAAATAGCTTATACTCAAAGCGATGAAATACAGTTATTGCTTACTGATTATGATAATATTACAACCGAGGCATGGTTTGATAAAAACGTACAAAAAATGTGTTCTGTATCTGCAAGTATGGCTACATTGGCTTTTAATAATTCATTTAAAAATAAGCTTGATAGTTATATTTTAGACAATGAAGTTAATAATGACACTGTTACTCAGTCTATGACTTACTCAAAAAGAATTAATGCTGCACTATTTGATAGTAGAGTCTATAATATTCCAAAAGAAGAAGTGTGTAACGCTTTTATTTGGAGACAACAAGACGCAACTAGAAATGCTATTCAGATGGTTGGTCAGGCTAATTTTTCACATAAACAGCTTCAGAATCTGAATTGCAATCAAATTCAAGAAATGTTATTTCAAGAAAAGGAAATAAATTTTAATGACTTGCCTACATATCAAAAACGTGGAGCATGTATTATTAAAAAGACAATCATAAAAGAAAATGAGAAGCCACTTATGATTGGTGGAAAAGAAAGCAATTTATATTTTGAAGGTCAAATTGAAAGAAAGGAATGGGTAGTTGATAAAGATATTCCAATATTCACGCAGGATAGGAGTTATATTGAGGAATTTATATAATATGTAGATTTTAAATAAATTTAAGGAGAGTAAAATGGGAAGAGAATTAAAAAGAGTGCCTTTGAATTTTGATTATCCATTAAGGCAAGTATGGAAAGGATATATAAATCCATACAGGTCTATGGAGTGTAAATCCTGTAAAGGGTCAGGACAAAATCCAGAAACAAAAAGATTAAGTGATGATTGGTATACGCATTTACGAACAGATGGAAAAGAAGGATGGATGTATCAATTAGAACAAGAAGATGTTCAAGCTCTGCTTGATGCTGGAAGACTTATGGATTTTACGAGAGTGCCAGTTAATGATGAACAAAGAGAAATTGTTAAGAAAAAAATAGAGGATGGCGGAAATAGTTGGCTACCTTTTAACAATGGATATATTCCAACCGCAGAAGAAATAAACACATGGGCAAGAAAGACAATGGGGCATGATAGTATAAATCATTGGGTATGCGCTGAAGCAAGAGCAAAAAGATTAGGGATACATGGTGAATGTCAATGTTGTGGTGGCACAGGTGTACTTTGGCAATCTGATGAAATAAAAAAACTTCATGATGACTGGAAAGAATTTGAACCACCTGTAGGCGAAGGTTATCAACTTTGGGAAACAACGAGTGAAGGTAGCCCGTCGTCACCAGTATTTGAAACACTTGAAGAATTGTGTGAATGGTGTGAAGAAAACGCAACTACATTTGCTAGTTATAAAGCCACAAAGGAAGAATGGTTCAATATGTTAAATGACGACTTTGTTATTCACAAAGAGGATGGCGTAATGTTTATATAAAAGCATCATTTCAAATAAAAATTAAGGAGAACAAGAATGAAAATTAATATGAAAGAAATGAAAGAGAATGTTGACCGAAGTAATGAACTCACTGTAAGTGAGCTACAAATGTTAGCAGATATGATTGCCAAAAATAATCCCAAATACAAAAAGTATTTAGAGGCTAAAAAATGTGAAGACGAAAATCTAGGTATGTTTGTGTTTATGGAAATGAATTATAAAGCATTTATAGATGAAGTTATATCTATGTATATTGAAGATTTTGAAGATGATTATCAAAAATTATTTATAAGGAATTGTGCGTTTATACATATATGCAGCACTATTGATATAAATAGATATGAAATTAAGACTAATAAAATTATATTTTATGCCACTATTGATACTAAGAAAGCTTATATGGAAGTTGAAATAATTGACATTCTCATTGGAATCCTTTTATCAATCACTCACTCTAAAGTTTATGACATTATACATCGAGAATTAATGGTAGCTCCCATAAAATATATACAATAATGAAATGTTAGACTTTTTCAACTTTGTAACCCTTACGAGAGTAGGCGTTCAAAAACGAAATTTATGATAAAATAGTAATTTTAAAGAAAGTAGGGCAAATATGAAAAAACTGGCGGGTGAAGAAATAATAAAGACTATGAATAAAATAATAGAGCAACTCGAAAATGATAAGCTGTGTTTATCACAAAAAAGAGACAATATTATGAATAGTATTTATAACCATTTAAAACAAAACAACTTCATTGATAATGAAGAAATATTATACTTTCCTAAAAATTATCAGTTTTCAGAAGCAGATTTCACTTTGTTGTTTAGAGATGTCTATGAATACGCTATTGATAAACACAAGTGTCTCATAGATGAAGATAACCCATTTGAAAATTATCATTTTTGTTTGAAATATGAGGATATGAATATATTATGTAGAATCGCTTGGGGACAAGGAACTATGATGCAGATGAGAACTGATTTAATTGAAGATTGGGATAATAAAAAATCATTTACATATGAAAAATATAAAAACAATAAATGATAGTTTTAAGTAGAGGAGAAATTATATGAATGAATCAATGTTGAAAGAATATTCACCAGAATATAATGATTTTATGATTTCAGTTATGTATTATATGGAAGAATATCATTGTACTAAAGAAGAAGCTATACAAGCAATTGAGGATTTTGAGAAAGCGAGTAAAACATGACAAGAAATAGTATCTAGGGAGGAATTATGGGAAACTTACATGAATTAATCTTACGAATAAATGAAGAATCTGACATGAGAGTAGAGTTGACTTATTATTCAGATTCTTCATCAGAGGGATATAAAGCAAATTTTTGTGCTTATCCAGAGAGTATTACTGAGGGCATTTATGATGATCCGCTAGATGCAGTAAAATCATTAGAAGCATCAGTAGTTATTTGTAGCAAATGTGGGAGCTACATATGCAAAAATGAAGCACTAATAGAAAAGAATGGTGAAGTATATTGTGAAGATTGTAAATAAAAGATAGTCTGATTCAAATCAAGGAGGATTATATGGACGAATTTAAAAATAAATATCAATTTTTCTTATTTCGATTACAATGTGCTTTACTGCCTATGGTAGAAACATATGTAAACGATATGGATGAAGAAGAAATAATGGCTACAGCTTGTCAAATAATTTCAGAATATATGGATAAAAATTATTTACCTAAAATGAAAGAAATTACTTTATCAACATATGAACCAAATTTTGATAAGTTAAATAAAATACCGACACCTTGGTTAAAAACTAATTAAAATATTTCTTTTGTAGAAAGGAGAATCAAATATGAATATTAAAATGGAACTAAAATTAGAGAGTGATAGCTATAATGTTCTTTCTACTAGCAAATTAATAATACAAACTACAAAAGATAAAGACATTGTATGGTTAAAAATTGGAGATAGAGAGGTATCTGTTAATAGAACTGATTTTATTAAAGTACTGCAAATAATTTGAATCAAACATTACATTAAGGAAAGGAAAATATAAATGGATTCACATGAATTGGCTAGAAAATTATTAGAATTGCCAGACCAACATATATTAATTGCTACGCCTGAAGAATCGTTTGATATTATAAATTATATAGAACTTTGCAATTGTAAAAGTGAGATTATTATTAACGTTGAATGATTCACATAATTTCAGCAGGTTAAATCATACAGCCTACCAAATAAAAGTGGCTTAAAATGGCTTGTAGAATGGTATTATTTTGAGCATATTTAAGGAGATAATATGGAAAATGAAATATTTGAACAAGAATTAGATATTGTTGATGAAGTAGGTGGATGTCATGGCGGCGGAGTGGGATGGAATCCTCAAGGAATTTTTGTGGTGAATGTAGCAGGTCAACTTGTAAGGGATGTGTAAATGAATATATAAAAGACTGATATTATAGAGAGGATTATTAAGAATGAATATAGAGCCAATGATGCAAATGAAAAACTATTATAAACGTACTGAAGCAGAAAAAATACATAGAGAAATATTTCAAGAATCATCTGATCATAAATATTATATGCTTGGGATGGCACAGGGATTTTACTTTATTTATGATCTAATTAAAGAGTATAAAGATAAGGTGAATGACAATAATGAATGGCTTAAAATAATTGAAACTATTCCTTGTGAAGAAAAATTGTGTAAAGAATATTTTGTAAGAATAAAAGAAAGTAAATAAAATCTCGGTTTCATATAAAGGAGAGAGATATGGATAGAAAAGCTACAGGTTATTATGATAAAAATGAAAAATTAATTTATGATGGTGACAAATTATTTGGTAAAACAATTGATGGGAACGATGCTACATTTACAGTGAGGTGGTCAGACTGTCATCATGGTTGGATTGGTGATTGTTCTAATGAAATTTTTGATATTGATTCGTCAATTTTTAATCAGTACGAAGTAAATAAAATAATTATATAAAACGGCAATTTTAATAGAAAGGTAAAAATTATGCATAAATATTTTAAAGAAGTAAAGGAAAATAGGGAATTAATAGGAATATGCAGCTGTCAATACAGGGACATTAAATTTTTACATGATTATAAAGATAAAATTAAAACTTATAATGTTGATAATATAGTTTTAACTGAAGCGATAGAGATACCTGAAAAGGAATACGATTTATTAAGAAAATCAAAATTTGAGTAATAACGGGGTATAAAAAATGAAAATCTTTGCAACTAGTGATATACACGGCAATCATACAATTGCACATAGCCTTAAAGAATTTTTAAACACATCAGATATTGAAGAATTAATAATTTGTGGAGATATTGGTGGGAAAAATTGGGGAGGAACATTATTAGAATTTGGTAAAAAACAAAAACAAGACTTATACGATATATTAAATATATTGCAATCAGATAAATATCGAACATACTATATTTTGGGGAACGATGATTGGCTTGAAGCAGACAGTTATGATTTAAGTTATTTGCCAAATTGTCACTACACAAAACAATTTTTAGTACCATTTGAATTAGTGCATATTACGCCATTTACAACTAATAGAGAAGCTAATGAAAATAAAATATTCTATGAATTAAGTAAATTGCAGATAGATAATCAATCAATTGTAGTTGCTCATGATCCTCCATATAAATGTTTGGACAAGTGCAATGATGGTAGAGAAGTTGGTAGTAAGAGCGTAAGGGAAATAATAGTAGAAAAGCAACCTAAAATATGGTTATGCGGGCATATTCATGAGGCATTTGGAGTTGATAAAATAGATGAGACAATGATATTTAATTGTGCCTGTAGGTACGAAAGAAATGAATTAAGAGGTTGGATGATAGATACTGAGACATTGGACTTTGAGAGAGTAATAATTTAAAAATAATAGAACTAAAATATAAAATAGTTATTGACACTGGCAAATGATTCATGTATAATCTTAAATGAAGGGAGGGGATAAAAGTAATGTTCAAAAAACTAATATTCAAATCTCTAAAAACAAATCGAAAATACGGAATAAGAATACGTGACTTAAAAAGATTCTCATTTATTATAGCAATCATATTGACAGCAGCATCGTTGCTAGTTTTCCAAAGTATCAAGAATGGTATCGAAAAAGTAGTTAATCCAGCACCTAAATTAAATATTGAAGTTAAGGAATCCTTAGATATTCCAAAAGCAAAAGAACCAATAGTTACACCAATAAAGCAAAATATAAAAGAGAAAGAAGTAAAATTAGCATCGAGAGGTAGCTTTGATAGATTTGATATAATTGAAAAATCAAGAATGAAAGTTACTGCTTATACAGCTTATGAATGTGATAAAGAACCTTCAGATCCTGCGTTTGGAGTAACTGCAAGTGGTAAATATGTTAAGCAATGGAGAACAATAGCAACAGGTAAACAAATACCGTTTGGAACTAAAGTGTACATACCATACTTTAAAGATTACCCGAATGAAGGAATATTTATAACTGAAGATAGAGGAGGAGCAATAAAGAATAATTGTATTGATGTGTATATGAATAATAAATCAGATGCTATGGATTTTGGAGTAAGGAAACTAGATGTTTACGTTTTGAAAGATAAAATATAAAAGTGGAGGTTAGTTAAGGTGACGTTAATAATGCAGATTTCGGGAAAGGCAACGTCAGGGAAAGACACAATTGCAATGATGATTAAAAATAGTCTAGAACAAGAAGGTAAAAAGGTATTAATAGTACATTATGCGGATTACGTAAAAGACTGTTGTGTAAATTATTTCGGAGCTACACGTGAAAAGACTAGTGAAAATAGATCAAAGTGGCAAGAAATTGGTACAGACAAAGGTAGAAATGTAAATCTAGATGTTTGGGTTAATGTTATAAGAGAGTTTATTAAAACTTTCGGTAGAGAATATGATGTGATTATCATTCCAGATACAAGATTTAGGAATGAAGTTAATATAATGAATTCTCCAGATTTTGAAGAAATGTCTGTAAGAGTAGTTAGAAAAGGATTAGTAAGTCCATTATCAAAAGAACAGCAGAATCATATAAGTGAGACAGATTTAGATTATTATAACTTTGATGCTTATATACCAGTTGAAGAAGGATTAGATAAGGTGGAGGAAGCAGTTAATAAGTTTTTAATATCAAGATAAAAGATAGTTTTGCTTAAACTAGCTGACACAAACCACTGTGAAAGCGAAACACTTGACTGAGTTTGGCATTGGATAGTGGAAATTGCTAATGTGTTTAGATGTCGGGATTTGTAGGTAAATTATATTCCCTCTAAAAATCTGTGTGGTGAAATATTGGAACTTGTCAACGTTAGACAGCACAGATAAAAACTTAAATTAAGGTGAGAAATTGGATCAACGCTCGACAAGTGCGAATCCTCCTTAATTTTACTAACCTAAGTTTGCGGAAGCTGCTTGAACAAAGTATGGGGTTTATAGGGTTGGAAATACGTGGCTGTAGCCAAATTTAAAGGCGGTCAAGACAATAATCCGATGTGGAAAGCGTGGTTAAACTAATAATCGAGGCGTGAGAACATCCTGAATGTACCCACATGGTGGCAAGAGTCCTAGGCGAAAGGTGTAACGTATTGCAGCGTTAGTGTAGATTATTAGAGCCACAGTACCATCAATTGCGGGTAGCCAATCCCGCCAGCCACAATTTAATATGACTCTATAGCCAAGATGGTAAGGCGATAGTCTGCAAAACTATCATCGTAGGTTCAAGTCCTACTAGAGTCTCCAAATTCCCACGAAATGCTTAATTTATAGAAAAGGAGAAATTATGAAAAAATTAATGATATTAATACTTATAATAATATTATCTACACAACTACTTGGATGTGAGTCGCCGACTGAAAACAGATATGATTTAATAGCTCTTGAAAATAATTCAAATATTGGAGCCTCTGCTGGAGGTATATTCTTTATTTGGTCAGCAACAATAAAAGAAGAAATATACTATTATGCTTATGTAAGAGACAGCACTGGAGCGACATCCCTTATTAAATTACCATATAAAAACATATTTTTTTATGAAGATGTCAATATAGAAAAGCCATATGCGGTATCAATATGCAATGAAACTAAATTAGCAGATATTTATGATTGGAAATTTCACATTCCACCAAATAGTATAAAACAAAATATAGATATAGACTTAGCAAATATTAAAAAATAAGTTTGATTAAAGGGCAGATTTTAAGGTAACTATGAAAGGAAATAACTATGACAAGAGACCAATTGAATAAATTAGAGCCTCGAAAAACAATGGTTTATAAAAAAAGAGAAGGAAAAAGCGTTCAATATATGTTCATGGGAATTAATAAAGAAGGAAGATATCAATTATGTGGAATGCCTTTTGGATATGAAGATTATTTAATGATAAATTGTTTTGAAGTAGTATAAGAAATGCAAATAAATGACAGGTTTCATGCAAAGGAGAAAATATCATGTCAGTACGACCATTGTGTATGTTTAACAATCCAATATTAAAGCAAAAATGTGAAGATATAACCGAATATAATGAAGAATTGTTAGTCATAATTCAAGACATGGAAGATACAATGAAGAAAAATGATGGGATTGGTCTTGCTGCACCTCAAATTGGAGTAACTAAAAGAGTAATTATTGTGACTGATATAAAATCAGAAACGATTCTACCTTTAATAAATCCAATAATTATATATAGAGAAGGCTCAATTGAAGGATTTGAAGGATGTTTAAGTTATCCAAAATTAAATAGAAAAATAAAAAGACCAGAAATCATTAAAGTAAAATTTAATCTTCCGAATGGTGAAGAAACTGAAATAGAAGCCGAAGGATTGCAAGCTAGAATAATATGTCATGAAGTAGATCATCTTAGTGGGGTTTGTAAAGTAGGCAATAAGAAATAGAATATAAAATAATAGTTTTATGCGGTGGCGGAATAAGACGCTATGGAGCTTGACGAACTTTGTGCAGCCTGTGTGGTTGTGTAACTAGACGAAGATGTTAGTCATGTAAGATGAAATTTCTTACCCGCATAATTAATTTAAACGATGAGTTTTATGGGGTGTCCTTGTCGGTAGGTCAGCGTACGAAACGTAAAAAGCTTTTTACGTTGAGGAAGGTTCAAATCCTTCCCACCCCAGAATTTAATAAAACAATGATATTGTAGTAAAACGGCATGTCTAATGATGTTAACTAGGTACAGCAGAGTCCGAGTATGTTAACTAAGTTAGACGAGGGAATGATTGGTTTCGCAACTCTGCTAACCAATCATGGTTGTAAGGGGAGGGAATTACAATCAAAACAATATTTTAATGAAATTTCATATCTTTTACTCTACACTTTAAACGCAACCCATTAGGGCAGATGACAAAGCTAGTAAAGTAACTTAGTCTGAAATGCAGATAGGATTCAGTTAAGACTACACCTTCCTTCGAGTTTTTTTGGGAATCAACACGAAACTCCAGAATGGATTGTGACAAATTTGATTCTTTGTCACTAAGAAATTTAAAGCGTAGAACAAAGGATATGAAATTACCATAAAATAGCAGTTTGAAACAAAAATAAAACACAAAGGAGATTATTATGTGGAAAGAAGATAGCGGTGCATTTATTGAAATAAATAATAAAAAATATGAATTGACTTGTAATTTTAAAAGCAAAGAGGCATATATCAACAATCTTAGTGAAGGACGTAGTTTTTACTTAATGAATTCATCAACAGATGGTTGTAATACAATTTTTTCAATAGAAAATGCTGTTAAAATAAGAGATTATTTAAATGATATGATTGTAGTTGCGGAAGATAGTGGTTATTTTAATAAGAAAGAATCAGCAAACATAACTATAAATGTATCTATTAATCCAGAAAGCATAAAAGACGTAGAGTCTGTTATTGTTGAACTTCAGAGAAAATTAAAGTGTTTAAATGTAGATTTATCAGTTTAGTTCAAAGAAGAATTTTAAAGTAATATTGGAGAAAATATATGAGTAGAAGACTAACTTATAAACCAAATTGGCTTAAAAAACTAAAGAAAAATAATAGCATTAATGCTTCCTATGCTGACGGTGGAGTAAAAGCTTTAAAAATCCAGAAGAAAAAAGCACAGCTAAGAAATATTAACGTAGAGGATGCAGTAAATCAAATTTTACAAATAATCCAATAAACTAAAATATAAAATAGTGAGGTTAAAAATGAAAAGAAAATTTGAAGAAATATGGAGTGAAAGTCCGTTTAACCTAAACTAGATTGTTCAAAGCACATCCAAATACTGAAATATCGAAATTTATTAATACTTATAAAAGTGCAAGTAGTAGATTAATTAAGAAGGAATACCCTCAAATAAGAAAGCAATTATGGAAAGAGTATTTTTGGTCAAGAAGTTTTTGTTTGATAACTACAGGTGGTGTACCTATTGATGTAATTAAAAAATATATTGAAAATCAAGGAGGTGAAAAGATATGAACAAAGCTTATAAATTTAGGCTATATCCTAATGAAGAACAAGAAATATTATTTAGCAAAACTTTTGGATGTGTTAGATTTGTATATAATAAAATGTTAGCAGAGCGTAAAGATATATATGAACAATATAAAGATAATAAAGAAGAATTAAAAAAACACAAGAATCCTACTCCTGCTAAATATAAGGCAGAATTTGAATGGCTTAAAGAAGTGGATAGTTTGGCTCTAGCTAATGCCCAAATGAATTTACAAACAGCATACGTCAATTTCTTTAGATGCAAAAATGTTGGCTTTCCTAAATTCAAAAGTAAGCATAAAGATAGAAACTCTTATACTACAAATAATCAAGGTGGAAACATCAGAATTAAAAATAAGAAAGTCAAACTACCTAAACTTGGCTGGGTCAACATTGTACAACATAGAGAAATTCCAAGTAATCAAGAAATTAAGTCTTGTTCAATATCTAAAACACCTTCTGGAAAATATTATATAAGTATATTAGTTGAATTTGAGCAGTATGTTCAACCTAAAGAGAAAAACAATGTTATAGGATTAGATATGGATATGAAGAATCTTTATACTGACAATCAAGGTATAAGGGCAGAATATCCAATATTCTATCGTCAAACATTAGAACAACTAGCAAAAGAACAACGCAAATTATCTAAAATGCAAAAAGGAAGTAATAACCGAAATAAACAAAGAATTAAAGTTGCTAAGTTACATGAAAAGGTTGCTAATTGTAGGAAAGATTTTCTTCATAAGAAATCAAGAGAATTAGTTAATCAGTATAATGTAATTGTAATTGAAGATTTGAATATGAGAGCAATGAGTCAGTGTTTGAATTTAGGTAAGAGTGTTGCAGATAATGGATGGGGCATGTTCACCACAATGCTTAAATATAAATTAGAGAACGAAGGTAAATATTTAGTTAAGGTTGATAAATGGTATCCTTCTAGCAAAACATGCAATGATTGCGGAGAAATAAATCACGAATTGCAATTATCTGATAGAGAGTGGATATGTAAATCATGTGGGATTATTATAGACAGAGATTACAATGCAGCTAAGAATATACGAGAAGAAGGAATTAGGATATTAAGTTTAGTAGCGTAAATATATAAAAACCCGTAGGGATTACGGGGATAGCCTGTTGATACTTAGTGCATTAGCATTATTGAGCAGGAAGCCATCCACCTCTAAGGTGGTGGTAGTTCACAGTATACATAAATCCATCGAAAGAGCCTTATAATTACAAAAAATACATAGAAAATTACATTTCAACAATGAAAAGGCTAAGAGGATCATACTGGTCACAATAAAAGCAACAGGCGAAAGCCTTTGAATATAAAATACACTTTAAGTGAGTCGTTTAAAATAATTGGAGTTTATTAACTTCGAGGAGGTGATGGAATGATTGAAAAAGATGTTGTTGAAAGAAAATTAGCCAGACAATTAATCAAAATTGTGGGGACAATTGATGAATTAAAGAAAGTAGAGGTTATTAACGGAGATTGCAAGCGAATAAAGTTTGGAAATTCAACTATTTTAGTGTCTTCGCTTAGTGATAACCACTGCCATATTGAAATGACGTTTAATTAAAAGGAGGTTAAAAAATGTTTAGAACGAATTGTTCTTTGTTAGTTAACACTCAGCAAATTGATGATGCGGTGGAAGCTTTATGCGTTCTATTATCTGCAAATAAAAAAGCTTTAGAAGAAGTCAATGGCTATATGGTTATAGTATTCAATTTCAATGATATCAAAGGCTTTAGTATTCAACAGAAAGAAAAAATAGACGCTGATTATTGGGAGCAATTAGGGCATTCGTAAAATTTGATTATTTTGGGGTAATAATTTACCCCCATTCTTTTAAAAATGACTTGTAATGAGTTTATATATAGCCTATAATCTAAAATATAAAATGATTGGAGGTAATTTTGTGAGAGATCCAAATAGAATAATGCCATTCTTGGGTGAAATTGAAAGAGTTTGGAGAAAAGTACCTGACTGGAGATTTGGACAATTTATTAATAATTGGTTAGGCGGGTTAGAAAGAGACCCATTTTATTTTGAAGATAATGAACTGCTAGAAGAACTAAAGAGATTTGAGATAGAAAATTTACGTTAAAAAATTGGTTTTATTGAGAGGTGCTTGTAATGGAATACATACCACACAGTCATTTATGCGAAATAGTTATGACAAAGAAGAATTGGAAGCAGTATTGCCCGTATAAAGGTAAGTTTTCAGAAGATTTACATGAATGTGATGAGTGCGAACATCAAGTTATTGTGGAATTTGAAGATAAAGAAATGTTAATAATTAAAAATATAATAAGATAAGGGAGAAAGAAATGGATAAATTTTTAGAAATGTTAAAAGAACTTGCGATAAAGTTAGGAACTACGGTTGATAATTTATATCCATTGTTTGTGAAACAATCTTATGTTGTCGGAATTACAAATATATTATTGATGGTTTTTGGAGTAATTGTTGCCATTATATCTTGGAAATTAACTATAAAGGTATGGAAAGAAGGAGAGGGTGATCCAGAGTATCTGATAATTTGTTTGCTTCCATTTATAGGGGTAATAGCTCCAACAGTAGTAATTTTAATCAATCTTCAAGATACAATAACTGCTTTTGTGAACCCGCAATACTTTGCTATACAAAATATATTACAACAATTATCACAAATGGTAGGCAAATAATTATATAAAAATTGTGATTTATTGGAAGGAGAGAGATATGAAAGACAAGGATTTAGGTTTGTTAATGGATGAAAATATGACTTACATTATATATGAACCTTCAGATAGCAAGCCAGTGAAACTAGTTTTTGAAGAATTGCCTTGTCCAGTATACCCTAGTTTTAGATGCAAACATGCAAAAAGTAGTTTGGAAGATGATCTTATGTATAAAATATGCTGCTCCAACTTAAATAATTGCGATAGATTTGAGCTTACTGGCGGAGTTATTGATGATTTAATACTTTGAAACTTGCATTTTATGGAAAGGAGATATTTTATGGAAGATATATGTGTATATTGTAGCGTAGATGTAGATTCAAGAGATTATTTAATGGGCAACGGCAGTGAAGGTGTTTATATTGATGGAAATGGTAATTTAATTGCCGACGATGAGTTAGAATTATCAGATATTAAAATTAACTTTTGTCCAATGTGCGGTAAAAATTACAATAAATTAGAGATATCATTGAAAGGAGTAGGTATGGAACAGAAATATTTTATAGCCTATGCAGCGTATGGTGATGAGAATCCAGATTTGTTTAATACGATCATCTATATAGATGAAGAAATAACCAGCGATTTAATTGAAAAAATCCAAGAATCTCTAGTAGAAAGATTGAATGAGGGTACAAACTTAAAATATAAATATTATGCTACACAAATTGTTAATATAGTGAAAATATAAAAGATGGCTAATGCTACAGCCCTACAGCCACAAGGGTTACAAATTTAAGAAACACGATGAAACGCATATTTTATAAGGAGAATTCGCCTTGAAAGTTTATTTAGTTTGGGAATATGGTCAAATACTTGCAATTTATGATAGTTTAGAAAAGGCTTTGAGTTATATCGAAAATGAAGCACTTAGATCTGATGTTGCTAGTTTATCTATTGAGGAAATTGAAGTTCAGTGAAAAGCTATTTGACTTAGAAAGGATGTATTATGAGAGTTTTAATGTTCCGAAATTATGAAGATTATAGTAATTTCAAAATAGACACAGAAAATATGTCTGTCACCGATGAAAGACAAATTATTGATGCTATTAAATCACTAATGGGAATAACTCAATCATATAAAGAGCTATTGGCTGACTTTGATGTTAAAGAAATATTATTTGCTTATGAATATATGTTTGAGGACTTAAAAGAATTTTGCTCTGATATTCATTGGTCAATTGATTGTTATGATGAAACAGAAGCAATCAGTGAAAATATAAAAATTATATGTGATTATTATTGTTTTGAACTTAGATAAAATCGTCATTTACGGAAGGAGGAGCAATAATGTGGATAAGAACTAAAAACAGAAAGGCTTTACTAAATGTAAATTCGGTAGCTATTACCGATAATGGTCTTAAAATAGGAACACTTAAAGATGGAGAATTTTCCATATTGCTTGGTGAATATAAGACAGAAAAAAGAGCATTAGAAGTAGTAGATGAAATACAAGAAACATTGTCAGACATATGCCCCGCTGATTACTGTCAGTTAGTTGTAATTTATGAAATGCCACAAGAATAATTGCTTTAAAATAACTCTTTTACGGAAAGGAGAATAAAAATTGTTTGGAATTAAAAACGGCACTCTTAGTTTAATAAATCTAGCAACAGGAGAAAAGGTATTGGAATCTGTTGAAGTTATCAATCCATCAATTGAAACGAATATGTCTGTTGATTGGAAACCAAGTTTTACAATGACTATGGGAAGTTGCAGATTCTCTCCCGAAGATCTAGAAAAATTACTTGGAAATAATCAAAGAGGTTATAATATTGAAGCTAACGGAACAAGAGTAGTTATGGTTCAGGCTAAAAAACACAAATCTAAAAGAATAAATAAAAAATGGTCAAAGAGATATGGATATAAGGAAATTCAAGTTCCAATACATATGAACTTAGATAATTGTACAATTTCTCCAAACGAGCATGATAGAAATTGTTTTAGCGTGGAAGGTAAGATTAACAATATAATTTAAAACATGTATTTGATAGAAAGGAGAGGATATGAGAGTTAAGTTTAACGAACAAATTTATTCTTGTATAAAAGTTACGCATCCCAAAGGAAGCAAATTATTATTATTTACAACAAGTAATGGAGTATATACCGCACATATGATCACGCCAGAAAATGCAGATAAGAGTTTTAATGAAATACTAATACATGGATATTGTGATGTTTCTCATTATGAATATACTAATTAAATTAAATCAAATGTGCTTTTTATCAAAAATATAAAAAAGAGGAGATATAAATGATTAAAAAAATTGATAAGAAAAATAAATTTATATCAATGTTTAATCCGAAAACTGGATTCTATATGAGGTCTGGTGTCATAAATGAAAAAGGTGAGGATACTGGAATTGATCCTTTTATGAGCTATCTGCCTGAATTAGTGGATATTGGAATCATGTCAACGTGTATACATGGATTATCAGGATTGTGTGTTAAAAGTGGTATTGAGTGCTATCAAGATGGATTACATATTCAAAAACCCAATATGACATTAGAAAATTTCAAAACTATCATTAACCAATTAAAAGGACATTCATTTCAGGTGGCTCTCGGTGGTAGAGGAGATGTTAATAAGCATGAACAATTTGAAGAGTTCGTAAAATATTGCAGAGAAAATAATATTATTCCTAATTATACTACTTCTGGATTGGGGTTAACTGATGAAGAAGTAAGAATCACTAAACAATATTGTGGGGCTGTGGCTGTAAGTGAATATCGTAGTGAGTACACAAGAAAAGCAATCAAAATGTTTATAGATTCTGGGATGAAGGTCAATATTCATTATGTGCTAGGAAGTAATACAATAAACGAAGCAATAAATAAATTAAGAAATAATAGTTTTGACAAAGGCATTAATGCAGTTATATTCCTAATGCATAAGCCTGTTGGGCTAGGAAGTCAAGAAAATGTATTAAAAGTAGGAGATGAGCGAGTAAAAGAATTTTTTAGACTCATAGATGATAATAATGTAGACTTTAAAATTGGTTTTGATAGCTGCTCTTGTAGTGGAATTATTAATTTCACAGAAAAAATTAATAGGGATAGCATGGATTTTTGTGAAGGAGCGAGATATTCAGCCTACATAGATGCACAAATGAATATGATGCCTTGTTCTTTTGGTAATCAAGATAGCAAATGGCTTGTAGACTTAAATAAATATACGATTAAAGAAGCATGGAATAGCGGTATTTTTGAAGGATTTAGAAATAGTTTGAGATATTCATGCAAAAAATGTGTAGATAGAAATAGTTGTGGTGGAGGATGCCCATTTGTAAATGAGATTACATTATGTAATAGAATAGAGAGGAATTTTTATAATGGTTGAAGTTGGAAAAGTATATTCAAGCAATAGAAGTGGAGAATTTATTGTGTTACAAATAATAGATAAAGATAAAAACAGGAATCTTATTTATGAAGTAGAATTTATAAAAACAAAATATAAAGCGTATGCAAATTCTACTCAAATAAATAAAGGGCATATTGTTGATAAAAATTATCCCACAGTAGTAGGAGTGGGTTATCTAGGATGTCATAATAAAAAAGATTATCCTCATGAATATTCTATTTGGAAATCAATGCTTACAAGATGTTACAATAAAATCCATCCAACTTATGAAAGATATGGCGAAAAAGGAGTAACTGTTTGTCAAGAGTGGTTATGTTTTGAGAATTTTATTAAAGATATAAAACAAATAGAAGAATATAATGAAAAACTCTTTAATGAACATCTATTACAACTAGATAAAGATATCAAACAAATGGGTAGTAATAACAAAGTTTATAGTAAAGATACATGTATATGGGTTACAAACTATATAAATTGTAATTTTACCAATAAATTAAAAGAAATAATCGCCATATCTCCAAGTAATGAAAGTTTTACATTTACAAATGTTAGAGAATTTTGTAGGCAAAATGACTTAATTAATTCTAATGTATCTGATTGTTTAAAAGGTAAAAGAAAACAACATAAAGGGTGGACATTTAAATTTAGTGATAGAGAGGAGAAAGGGTTATATGAAGATTAGGCAGGATTTTGTAACTAATTCATCATCAAGTAGTTTTATTATATCCGCTAAAAATATTAGTTTAGAAGATTTATTTAATGGAGCATTTAAAGATTTTTATTACAAAACATATGATTGGCTTACCAAAGAAGAGATTGATGAGGATTTTAATATTTCAAGGATATTAAACAATGAAGATATTGGCTGTTCATTGTTTGTAAAAACAGGCAAAGAAATTAATAAAGATAATTATGGAGACACAAATCTTCCAGAAGAACAACAATTTTATGTAATTGATAATAATACTTGTTGTAGATTTAATTGGTCTTTAGTTGAAGATGTTTTTGAAAATAAATATAAAATACCATATACTTTCGGTTATTGTGATCAGAGGAGGTAACTATGAAAATAAGAAGTGATTTCGTGACTAATAGTAGTTCAAGTAGTTTCGTGGTTGCGTATAAAGAATTACCACAAATTGATGAAGAAACAATTAAAAAATATCCGTTTTTGAATAATTATTCAAGATTGATTGAAAAGGTTTTGTTTACAGAGGGAGATAATGATACAACAGCAGGAGAAAAAATTTCAACAAAAGAAGAGTGGAATAAGTACTTTATTGATTATTATGGATGGAGAAACTGCGACACAGTTGAAAAAATAATAAAAGACGATGAGTATTTATCAAAACTATATAATAATGCAAGCAAATATATCGAAGATGGGTTTACAATTTTAAGGAAAAGCGTAGATCATAATGATACATATTGTTCAAATATGATACATGAACTTGCCGAAGATAAAGAGAATTTTATAATTTTGGAGGACGAATAATGAAATTCAGAAAAGATTTTGTTACAAATTCCAGTAGTTCGAGTTATATTTGTGAAATATGCGGAGATGAAGAAACAACATGGGATTTTCCAGAGTGGTTAAGAAGATGTGTAAACGAACACTCGTTTTGCGAAGAGCATTTGCTGGAAAATTATAAAAATGATGAAGAAGATAGTTATTTTATAGCAGAAGAAAGTTGTCCAATTTGTAATTTTACAATGTATTCTCAAAGCGAAATGGCAGACTATTTATTAAAAACCAGAGAAATCACAAGAGATGAAGTGTTTGCGGAAGTTAAAAAGGCTAACAAGCGCAGAAGGAAGTTATATGATAGCGAATATATACAATATGTTTTTAACAAATTTGATTTAAGTGAAGATAAAATCATGGATGAAATAAGAAGTAAATTTACTAATTGGCATAAATTTATGAAATATAAAAGGAGAACAAACATATGAAAATACGCACAGATTTTGTAACAAATTCAAGCTCTAGTAGTTTTATAGCTGTATTTGCAAGGGTCAAAGATAAAGAAAAGGCACAACCAATAATAGATAAATATGGATATGACACATATACAGGAGAAGAGCTTTTATCAGAGATAAAAAGTAGTAGATTATTTGAATATGATTGGGCAGGAGTGGATCTTACGCCATCAGAAAATTATGTTAAAGAAAATATTGATTCTGATTTTATATTTTTTGGTGATGGTGATGATATTGATGAGTCAGATGGTGAACCTGATTATGATGTTGATTATAGTGATTTTTCTGATGGAATAATTGAAGCCATAAATGCTGTAAATGTGGATAATGGATTTGCAGATATTGATTCAGGATATGGTGCAGGTAGAAACGGTTAATAAAATAAGACTTTCGTTTAAATTAAATATAAAAGGAGGAAGCTATGAAAAAAGTAACCAACATTAAAGAATATGATAACGAAGGGAAATTAATAAGAGAAACAACGACAACAGAGGAATTTGAAGATAATAAAAATGTCATATACCCATTTTATCTAAGTTACCCAAATTATCCGACATTCCCATACCAAGACAACATTTATTATAAAACGCCAAATGACCTAAATGCTTATACTACAAAAGTAACCTGCTAAACGAAGGAGAAAATAATGAAAGAAAAATCAGAAGAAGTAAAATATGCTATTAAATATATTGGCGAAAATGAATATCTAAATGAGTATGGCTGTCCAACAACAAATATAAATAAAGCATATTTTTATAATAATTATGAAGACGCATTGGATTATAGAAATAATATAGATGTAGCATATTTGTATGAAATTGTGAAAATTAAAATTACTACCGAATTTGAAACCCTTGTGGGAGTAAGGTTTGAAAATTAGAAATCTCAATGAAATCGGATTTTTATAGAAAGGAGAAAGAAATGAGAAAATTTTTAAATGTATTTTTTATTGTATATTGGCTAGGATTATTTACTGCATTGTTTTTTGGGTATAACCCTAATAAAGTTGAAATTGGAGTAGCATTTTTAATGTCGGCAATGGCTTTTATTACTATAGATTAACACAAAATTCTCGTTTTATCTTAATGAACTAAAATATAAAATAGTGAGGCATAAATGATTAAGTTAAACAAGATATATAAACAAGATTGTTTAGAAGGTATGAAACTTATAGACGATAAATCAATAGATATGATTCTTTGTGACTTACCTTATGGAGTAACTACAAAAAACAAGTGGGATACAATAATTTCTTATCAACTACTATGGGAGCAGTATGAAAGGATTATTAAAGATAATGGAGCAATAGTTTTATTTGGTCAAGATAAATTTACTGCAGAGACAATGTTGTCAAACAAAAAAATACATAGATATAATTTGATATGGAAGAAAGTTTTATCAAGTGGATTTTTAAACGCTAATAAACAGCCATTAAGGGAACATGAGGACATAATGGTATTTTATAAAAAACAACCAATATATAATCCACAAAAGATTAAAGGTAATCCGTGTCATAAAAAAGGTAGTGTTGTGGGCAAGATGAATGATGCTGTTTTGCAAAATAATAATTATGGAGATTTCAAATGTGTTGAAACTAAAGGAGATATGAAATTCCCGACATCTATATTAGAGTTTTCAAAACCTCATCCATCAATATCTTTGCACCCTACTCAAAAGCCAGTAGAGTTGTGCGAATGGCTAATTAACACCTACACAAACAAAGGTGAAACGGTTTTAGATAATTGTATAGGTTCAGGAACAACTGCTATTGCCGCCTTAAATACAAGCAGAAATTACATAGGGTTTGAATTAGATGAAAATTACTATAAAATTGCTCAAAATCGCATACTAGAAATAATTGTGAAAAGTGAAACCCTTGCAGGAGTAGGCTTACAAAAATCAATATTTCAATAAAATTTTCATTTCATGTTGAAACAAAAAATATAAAACTTAAAGGAGAAGAATATGAAATTTAACATCACTTACACAGAAAAAACTAGGTATAATCCAATGACTAGAACAACTTTGGTTGAAGCATTAAATGAATTATCAGCAGTTAGAATATTTATGGGTGTAACCAAAATTAATAAAGACGGTAAGCATGAAAACGCTAAATATATAGTAGATAAAATTGAAGAAGTCAAAGAGGAACTATTGCCAGAAGAAGTTGAAGCAGAGGCAGAATCAATATTATAGCCCGAAAGGATACTTATAATGACGCAAGATATTATATTTAAATACAAAACGGTATTCTTTCTGAGGGTTGAAATATTTGGTTTAATGAGTCAGCTAGGGATGGTTAGAACTAGAAAACATTTTGAAGTATATCTAAAACAAATAAAAATATTACATGGATTGATAAAAGAATATGCACATTTGCTTTACAATTTTGATCACAGTCCTGATTTTTATACTTCTCTAATCAATAAGATGGATGTGGAAATAAGAGATTTAACGCACGATATGATTGGTTTGAGGAAAGATGAAAATTATAAGGATTACAAATTTTCATTCTATGCGTATAGAGAAATATTAGATGCAATGTTTAAGTTGTTTAAATGTAAGTATTCCGCACAACCATTAAAAGGCGATACTGTGCTTAGAGAATACAGGATTGAAGGATTTAAAGATATATTGGGGATTGATATTCTAAAAGAGCCAGAAAATGAGTATGAGCAATTTGATTTTTAAGTTTAGTGGAGGTTGGAGTGGAGGCGGAGGTTGATATAGATAGTTTTAAATTTACATAGATTTACTTTAAGTAATCCCGAAAGGGTTTAAATATAAAATATAAAAATTAAAGAATAAAAGGAGACTAATCTTATGGCAAAACAAGTTGAAAAGAAACCACTAAAAAAAGGTCAGTCATTATTTGTTTTAATTGGTGAAGCAAAGATTAATGATTTTACCTTTAAAATGAATGAAACATCAAAAAAGTCAGATTGGGTATGGAATCAACTAAATTTGGGAGTTGATTGTGGTGGTGGAAATACCGTTTACGCTGAAATGATGGGCGGATATGGCGCACACAGAGATAATGAAATTTACGTACATGGTAAAAAGGAAAATGATAAAAATAAGCAAGTTGATGATTTTGAAAATCAATTTAAAGTAGCATGGGAAGATAGATTTGACGAAGATATTCTTGAAACAATAGGAGATCAATGTTTCATAACTATCGGAATTGAAAAGGACGCAAAAGATAAAGTTTTTGCTAAGAAATTTTTATCTGCTTACGATGCTATAGAATATATTAAAGAACATTTAGAAAATGGTATGGTCGTAAATGCAAAAGGTTCGTTTAAATACACAACATATAATGATATCACTCAAGCAAAAAAGGAAATTAAGAGCATATTTTTATCAAAAGCAGAAGATGTAACTAAATATAAAGCTATGTTTACTCAAACCGTACTTCTAGATAAAGATAGCGTTGGTAAACTAGACAGAGAAAAGGCTGTTTATCCTATAAGTGTAAGAATTGTTGATTATGTTAAAGAGTACAATGGTAAAGAAGTAAAACAAAATATTACATTTAGTAAAATATTTGAACTTGAAGTAGATAAAATTAAGCCCGAAAATACTAAAAAGTTCATTGAAAAGATTCTAAAAGTAAAGAAAGATATTACTGAAATAACTTTAGAAGGTGATATAGTCGAAGGTCAAACTTTAGTTAATATTACTGAAGATGATATTCCAGAAGATATTAAAGAGTTACTTGATATTGGTGCTTATACAATGGAAGATGTCGTAAATAAGCTTGCAGTTGGTGGTAGCAGAGAAAAGAGAATGGTTATTCGTAGACCTTCTATTAAACTTGTTGGCGAAGAAGATGATAAAAAGCCAATAATTATGAAAGTTGAAAATCAATATAAAGACGAAGATTTAGTGTTTGATTTTATGATAGAAGCTGACAAAGATGATGATGATGTAGAAACTGATTTGGATACAGATAGCGATGACGATACAAGTTGGTTAGATGCATTAGACGAAGAATAAACTAAAATATAAAATAAGGAGAGAATATTCTCTCCTTGTAATCCTAATTTTACGAAAGGTGGTATTTAAATTGACAGATAGAAAATATGGCAAGAAAAATGTAATTAAAATTGATCCATTGGCTTATAATTTGGGTTTGATAGGTGAAAGTGGTATTGGTAAAACAACTCTCGCAAAAGAGGTATGTGAGAAGCTAGTGGGAGAAGAAGGATATATGATATTCAATTGTGGTATGGAAGATGGAGTAGATGCAATTGCGGGAGCAATGTTTGAGAATATCCCAGACTGGGATACATTTGAAGAAGTTACAGATGATATTCTAGAAAATAGACTTACGGATTACAAGAATTTAAAAGTTATTGTTTATGATACTCTTGACGAATTATTTTCAATAGTAGAACCAGAAGTTATTAGGCTTCACAATAAGGAGAATCCTGAAAAGCCAGTAAAATCTATAAAAGCTGCATTTGGCGGGTATATGGCGGGAGAAGATAAAGCTATTGAACTTATTCTTGAAAAAATATGGGAATTAAAAAGAATAGGTATTAGCATGTTTGTTCTAGGTCATACAAAAAAGAGGACAATGACAGATGTTCCTACGGGAATAGAATACGATATGTTAACTACAAATATGTCACATAGATATTTTAACGCAATGAAAACAAAATTACATGTATTAGGCGTCGCTTCGATTAATAGGCAGATTACGCAAACTAAAACAGGTAAAAAAATTGGTAAGGGCAAAGATAAAAAAGATGAAATTAAAGGTAGTATTGAGAATGAAACAAGATTAATTACTTTTAGAGATGATAATTTTAATATAGATTCAAAATCAAGATTTTCTGAAATTATTGATACAATACCCTTGGACGCAGATGGATTTATTAAAGCAGTTGAAGATGCGATAAAAATAGAACATGAAAAGCAATCAGGAAATAAATCTATAGAAGAGACAAAAAAAGATCAAGCAAAAGAAAGTGAAATAAATATTGAAAAGAATTCTAATTTAAAAAAGGCAGAGCTTGAAGTAAAAGAAGTTGAGGAAATTATCATAAAGCTAACTAGTTTTATAAAAGCGAATAAGGCAAATACTGATAAGTTAAAGCCTCTACTAACTAAAACAAAGAAGTTAGGACTTATCAACCCAACAAAAGTTGAAAATCTAGAAGATGCAAAAGAACTTTTAAAAGTAGTAAATAGTAAAGCTTGATAATAGGGGATAATTATCCCCTCCCTTTATTATCTAAAAGGAGATAATCTCTTATGAAAAGAAGAAGTAAAGAAGAAATTGAAAAAGATAAACAGGAAAAATTAGAAGCGAAAAAACAACGAGAAGTAAAAAAAGAAATTAAACGTTTGGCAGATATAGAAGCTGAAAAAAGATGGGCTGAATGGTGCGAGCTATATGAATATTTAAAAAGGGATATTATGGGATATTCAAAAGATCTAAAACTTCCTCAATACATGCTAATGCGATTAAAAGGGTTAGCAAGGGGACAATTTTTAGCAAATAGAAATCAAAAGCCTAATGCAAGTTATGAGTTTAAAACTATATTATACACTTTCAAAATGTGTAAAATGGATATTATATCTGGTTTTAAAGCAAATATGACTAAGTTCAATGACGAGCAGCACAAATTTAACTACGCAATGGTTATTGTGGAGAAGAACATTAATGATATGGTTATTAGACTTCAAAATGCAAAACAATCAAAAGAAAAAGCGGAAAATATCACAGTTGATAATATTTATCACGAAGATGCTGGATTTAAGCGTGACCGAAAAAGGATAAATGAAAGGCTAAATAATTTATGGTAGGAGTTGATACATATCACACAAACAAATAAAGCAAAGAGTAACGATAAAAAGGTTCAATTATCAGTGTTTGACGAAGAATTACTAAAAGCTTCAAAAAAAGTAATGGAATATAAACTAGCATGTGAGGCTAATATTGTAGCTATTTGTTGGGCTGTTCCAGATATGTATTATACATATGATAAATTAAACATTAAAAGTTTTCATAATAATTGCTGGAAAGTTTATTTTCAAATAGGTTACGACATTATTATTAAAGAAAGAAAACAAGTATTAGATGAAATTACTATAGGGTTATATCTTGAAAAACATTTAAAATTGAAAGCACAATATGAAAAATATAAAGGTTATGAGACTATTGATAATGCAAAAGCTTATGTTAAAGTTGAAAATATTAATGGTTATATCAATGAACTTTATAAATGGAACGTGGTTTTAGATATGTTAAAAAGAAAATTTCCTGTTTATGATAGAATTAAAGACTTTGCAGATATGACAGTTGAAGAAATATACGAAGAATGGGAAGCAAATTTAAATCACATCTTCATTAATGTTGAGGGAGAAGACGTTACCCACGATATCACAGATGGTTTAGATGAATTAATAGAAGAGCTTGATGGTGGTATAGCGGTGGGTATGCCATTATATAATTCACCAATGTTAAACAAAGAGATTGGTGGTTGTTTAGAAGGAAACGTTACTCTCGTAGGTGGTTTGAGTGGGGTTGGTAAAACAGCACTAAGCAGGGTGTTAAAGCTTCCTAGTATTGTTGATTGCAATGAAAAAATTGTAATAATGATTAATGAAGAAGGAAAGAAGAAATGGCAGCGTGAATACCTTGTTTGGATAGCCAACAATATATTTAAAGAAGATTTGCAAAAATATATAGTCAGAGATGGAAAATATAAAAAAGAAGTAAAAGAATTATTAACAAAATGTTCTGAATGGGCAAAACAACATAAAAACACTATTATCTTAAAACCATTTAGTCAATACACTACTTCTAAAGCTATCAAGACGATTAAAAAGTACGCAAGTATGGGAGTCAAGTATTTTATGCTTGATACATACAAGGCAGATGCTAAAACTTCTAGCAGCGAGGCTTTTTGGTTTAGTATGCAACAAAATATGGTTGAAATCAACGATGTTATAAAACCAGAAAGTAAAAATGTTCATATATGGATTACATTTCAATTAGGAAAAGGAAGTGCAAGACAAAGACATTATTGCCAAGATAATATAGGAATGGCTAAAAATATTGTAGACGTAGCATCAACTTGTTTAATGGTCAGACAGGTATTTGATGATGAATACGAAAATGGCAAACATGAGTTATATGTTTATAGAAAAGAAAAACGAAATGGAAATATAGAATCTGAAATACCAGTCAAACTAAAAAAGGGAAAAAATTATCAAATAATATTTATTGTTAAAAATAGAGAAGGAAGCACAAACGTATTTCAAGTGGTTGTGGAACATGATCTCTCTAGAAATGTTTATAAAGAGGTTGGTTATACAGTAGTTCCTATAGATTGGTAAAGGAGGTGTTTGATATTTATGCTTACACACGAATTAAAAGATTATATTATTGAGAATGATGAAATTATACATATATTAGAATCGTTAAATTGCCATCACATTAAAGAATTTGGGAAAGAATACAGAGCAGGTTTACCAGAACATTCAAATAAAACAGCAATAGCTATTAATAAAACTACGACAAAAGTAAAAATATTTCAGCCTAATAATACTGTCATCAGAGGAGATGTATTAACCTTATGTATGCATATATTAAACATCTCATTTCCTGAATCTAATAAACAAATACACAATTTATTAGGCTTAGAATATAAATTTATCAAACAAAAAGAAAGTGTAAAAACAGAAATAGATCCTTTACGTATATTTAAAAAAGTAAAGACAAGAAACAACTTATTTAATGTAAATGATATTGAGTTATATTCAGATGATATATTGAGAGATTATGTTCAGCTACCCCATATAGACTGGATTAGAGATGGAATTATGCCTTGGACTTGTGAAAAATTTAATATTGGTTATAGTACAGAAAAAAAAAGAATAGTTATCCCAATTAGGCATTGGTGCGGAGAAGAAAATGAATATTTAGGCATTATTGGTAGAACGACTGTTCCTGAATATTCTATATTTGATATTCCTAAATACTTTCCATTAAAACCTTATTCTAAATCAATTAATATTTATGGATTACAAGAAAATTATAAATCAATACAAGAAAATCAATACTGTATTGTGTACGAAGCGGAAAAATCGGTCTTAAAAAGACATAGCAGAAAAGACGAAACGGGAGTTGCAATAGGTTCACATTCTCTAAGTGATGAACAAGTTAAAATATTAATAGGGTTGGACGTTTCAATAATTATTGCATACGACAAAGATATACCTTTAAATTATATCCGTTCTGAGTGCGAACGTTTTTATCAAACAAGAAATATTTATTACATCTATGATAAGTATGATTTACTAAAAGATAAAGATAGTCCTGCCGATGCAAATAATAAAATTTTTAATTATTTGTTAAAATATAAAACTTTGTACAACGAAAAAGAACACAATGAATATCTGAAAGGATTAAAATAGTATTATGCAAAAAGTAATAGATATAAAATTAAAAGAAAATAAAAGTAAAAAATATAAAAATGGTACAGTTTGGAGTTCAAATAATTTCGGAGATTTTAAAATAGTCGGTAAAATTAATAGATCACATTATTTAATTGAATTTGAAGATGGGACACAAATAATTGCTTATGGTGGAGCGATAGGTACTAAAATAGTTAAAAATCCTTATTATCCATATATTTTTGGAGTGGCATGTATTGGTAAAATTTCACAATATCATATTCTATATAAAAGATGGGAAGGGATGTTAAGAAGAATTTTAGATAAAAATAATAGAGCATATAAAGATTATGGAGGAAGAGGTATAACTATTGATAATGAATTATTATGTTTTGAATCTTATGTTGAATATATTTCTTCTTTAAAAAATTATGATAAACTTTTAAGTAATTCTAAATTATTTGATATTGATAGAATAAATAATAATAGTAATTATGAAAAAGGGAATTTAAGAATTGTTACTAAAACTGAAAATCAAAGAAATTCTAGAAATAATGTAATAATTCAAATGATAAAAAATAACGAGGTAATAGATACAGATATTATAATAAGGTTAGTAGAAAAATACCCTGAATATAATTTTACTCATTGTGGTATTAGTGCAGTCCATACTGGTATACAAAAATCGCATAGAGGATTTGTATTTAAAAAGCTTTAATGATTTAAAATATAAAATAAAGGAGATTATATGAGAAAAACAAGACAAGAATTAGAAAAAATAAAAGAAAAATATAATGTTGCAACACTGTATTCATGGAGTAGATACAATACATATAAAAACAGTTGTTTTGAATATTACCTTAAATATATTACAAAAACACCTGAAGACAGAAGTGATGGTATATATGGTATTAGTGGAAACGCAGCACATAATATATTAGAAAAATTTTATAGCAAAGAAATAACCTATGATGAAATGTTGCCTAAATACGAAGATGAATTGTTTAAATTTAATATGGCGGAACTAAAATATGATAGAACTAATGAAGAAAAAAACAAGCTAATAGCACAGAAATACGAATATTGTTTAAGGCATTTCTTTCAGAGTCACAACATAATTAATAAAAAAGTTGAAATAGAACGATTTATTCTTATAAAAATAAATAATTTTATGTTTCATGGATACATAGATTTTATTTTTAAAGACGGTGAAGACGTGGTTATTGTAGACTGGAAAACATCATCTATATATACTGGTAAGAAAATTGATAAAGAGAAAGGACAGTTAATATTATATGCGGAAGGACTTAGACAACTAGGAATTAAAATCGAAAATATAAAAGTATTGTGGAATTTCTTGAAGTATGTTACTATTGAGGTAGAGCAAGCCAATGGTGAAACGAAAGAGAGGCATATAGCTAGAAATGAAATTGGTGAAAGCCTTACCGCTAACGCAAAAATGTGGCTAAAAAAAGAAAAAATATACACGGATGAACAGATTGAGAACTATTTAGATTTACTTAAACTAACAAATGATATAAAAAATTTACCTGAAAATATACAACTAAAATATAAAATAAAAGACTGTTATGTGAATATACCTTTTAACCAAGAAGAAATAGATAATTTAAAAACAGATATAGTTGATACTATAGCCGACATTTCGAAAAAAGAATCTAACTATGCTAAAACAAAAGACGAAAATATTTGGTGGGAAGAAGTAACGAACAACCAGTCATACTATTTTGCTAATTTAAGTGGATTTTCAGCAAAGTTACATAAACCATATGGTGCTTATTTAGATGAGCTAAATAAATATAGAAATCAAACTGAAAGTAGTAATGAAAATGATTTAAGCTGGTTAGATGAAATTTAAATAAGGAGACACATAATGAATGATTATATAAGATATCATGTTCATGATGATACGAGTAACTGTAATGGTTACTCTGATTCATGTACAAATTATAAAGAATATATAAAACTTGCCAAAAGAGATAAAACAAAGGCTTTGGCTTTCTCAAATCACGGAGGAACTTACGATTGGGTAAAGAAAAAACAAGATTGTGATAAAGCCAAAATAAAATATATACATGGTGTAGAATTATACGTGTGTACAAAATTAGAAGCCGATGAAAGAGGATATCATATCGGATTATATGCAAAAAATATTGATGGCGTTAAAGAATTAAATTCTTTGATGTCTTTAGCTACATCAAAAGGCAAAAATGAAGATAAGAGTGATAGGCATTTTTATTATAATCCAAGAATATCACTAGAAGAGCTAATGAATACAAGCTCAAACATCCTAGTCACTACAGCGTGTCTAGCTTCTATGTTATGGAAAAAGAGAAATGATGATGATAGTTATGTTCAGATGTTGTTAAACTGGTTGGCTAAAAATAATAATAGATGTTTTTTAGAAATTCAATACCATAATTATAAGGATCAAAAAGATTATAATAAATTATTATGGGATTGGAGCAAAGAATATAATATTCCACTTATAGCAGGGACAGATACTCATTCATCAAATGAATATAAAGCAGCGTGTAGAAAAATTTTGCAAAAATCTAAAAATAGTGATTATTCAAATAAAAAAACAGAAGATGGTATAAATGAAAGTGAAAACGCTTACGAAGAAGATTTTGATTTAACATGGAAAACATTAGATGAATTAATTAATATGTTTGAAATTCAAAATGAATTGCCTAAAGAAGTATATTTAGAAGCTATTGAAAATACAAATAAATTCGCAGATTTAGTAGAAGATTTTAATCTTGACAAAACATTTAAATATCCTAATCTTTATGGTAAGGATGTTTCTGTGCTATTTAAAAATAAAATAACGCAAAAATATCAAGATAAAATAAATAAAAAAATTATTGATAATAATCCTAAATATAAAAAGCATATAAAAGAAGAGTTCACGGCTTTTAAAACTCAGGGCATGGAAAGTTTCTTATTATTCATGTCTGAGTTAGTTGACTATTGTAATGCAAATAATATTCCCTATGGGTTTTGTAGAGGTTCGGTTGGCGGTAGCACAATAGCTTATATATTAGATATTATTGATGTTGATCCTATAAAGTGGGATACTGTATTTTCAAGATTTTGTAACGCTGATAGAGTTAGTCTTGCTGATATAGATATTGATTTTGCTCCAAATGATAGGGCTAAAGTTTATGAGTTTATAATTAATAAATTCGGAGCATCTAAAACATCTTATATAGCACAATTTGGAACATTGCAAGATAGAGGTACAATTGATGTTTTAACTAAAGGGTTGGATTATGCAAACTTAGATGAAGTAGCTATTATTAAAGACCAATATGAAAAAATATTCAATGAGTATAACGAGATAATCCAATCAGAAGTTAATATAGATGAATTAAACTTAGAAAAAACAACAGTTGATTTTGATAATCATGATATATATGTAAATCAAATCAGAAACCCTAAAGCAATTACAAGAGCTAATAAATTATATCAAAGTTTTATAGATTTAAAAAATAACAATCAAGACTTGTTTTATTATTTTGATGGGCTAAAAGGTACAATAATATCAAAAGGACATCATCCTAGTGGTATGATAGGTTCTCCTATTACACTACAAGATAACTTAGGAGTGTTTTATAGTGGGGGTGATGAAAGCTTCCCTGTATCAACATGTGCAATGAAAGCTGTAGACTCTTTAAATTATGTTAAGTTTGATATATTAGGGTTAAAAACTGTTGGAATAATGAAAGATACTTATAAATATATAAATTCACATTACCTTAAATCACATGAAATTGATTGGGAAGATAAAAATGTATGGGACGATATGATTAAATCTAAAATTGGAGTTTTTCAATTTGAAGGGGATTTTGCATTTGCGTTATTAAAAGAATTTAAACCGAGAAAAATTAATGATATGTCATTAGTTAATGCAAGTTTAAGACCTTCGGGAAAAAGCTATAGAGACAAACTTATAGCTAGAGAATTTAATCAGAATCCATCATCAGAAATTAATGAATTGCTAGTTCAAAATAATGGTTTTTTGGTTTATCAAGAGGATACAATTAAATTTTTGACTGAAATATGTGGATTTAATGGTTCTTTGGCTGATACCACTAGACGTGCAATTGGTAAAAAGGACTTAGAGTTATTAAACTTACAATTACCTAAAATACTTGAAGGGTACTGTAATATTTCTAAAAAACCAAGAGAGATTGCAGAAGAAGAAGCAAAGGCGTTTATCCAAATTATATCTGATTCAAGTGAGTATCAATTCGGGTATAATCATAGCACTGGATATAGTATGGATGGATATGCTTGCGTCAGATTGAGAACTTATTATCCTATTGAGTTTATTACTGCTTACCTAAACAACGCTGCAAACAAAGAAGATATACAAATGGGTACTGAGTTAGCAAAAGAAAAGGGTATCACTATTAAATCAATTGAGTTCGGTGAATCAATAGATGAATACACCTTTAATAAAAATACAAATACAATTTACAAAGGCATAAAAAGTATAAAATATTGCAATATGAATATAGCTCATGAATTATATGCACTCAGAGATAATAAATATAATAGTTTCACTGAATTACTTATGGACATCAATATAAAAACTTCAGTAGATGCCAGACAACTTAAAATACTAACTGGGTTAAATTTCTTTAAAAAGTATGGTAAAAATAAGAAATTATTACAATACATAGATATATTCAATAGTTTTAACGGCAGGAAACAGATTAAAAAGGTAGAATTAACCAAATACAATCTAACAGAAGCATTAATTAAAAAATATAGCAACAAAGAAACTGACGCTTTATATAAAGAATTAGATACAATAGGATTAATTAGTATGTCAACTTCTAAACTAGAAGATAAATCAATGTCGGTTAAAGAACAAGTTAAATTTGAAATGGATTATTTAGAGTATGTTATTTATATGAACCCTGAAGTACATGAAAAATTTCATATTGTTATAGAATATAAAACCTATAATGATAAAAGAAAGCCATACGTAACTTTAAGAAATATAAAAACTGGAGAGGATTTAAAAACTAAAGTTAAAGAACCACAATTGTTCGTGGAGAATCCATTTAAACTATACGATGTGCTTAAAGTAAATAATTTTAAACAACAATTTAAGACTAAATGTGTCGGTGGAGTATGGAGAAAAACAGACGAACTCGAAGACATACTAAATGATTGGGAGGTATTTTAATGACAGAAAATATAAAAGAATTTATATGCACACCTAAATTTCAGACGTTTAATAGTCCTGATTATAAGATATATAGTGTAGATGTAGATTTTAATAAGTATCCCGAAATTAAACCAAATAAATATCAAAACACAACTATTTTAGGTGATATGTTTGATTTAGGATATGATATTGAATATCTTGTTAAAGCTGAAGAACAAATGAGTAAGCAAGGTTATGGTTATCAATATAAAGTAATTAATATTAAGCGTGAAAAACCAAGGGATTCTCAATCAATGAAGATATTTTTGTCTGAAATACTTACATCAAATCAGGTTAATACGCTTTTAGAAGCCTATCCTGATATAGTTGATAGGGTAATCAACAATAGATTAGACGATATTGATTTAAGTAAAACTTATAATATTAAAGAATATACATTTAATATTATAAAAAACAAGATAATTGAGAACTTTGGGCTAGTTGAACTGGTGGACGAATATCAAGGTATGATTTCTATTTCAGTTTTAAAAAAGTTGTTTGAAAAATATCTATCAATACCAAAGATAAAAAAAGAATTAAGAGATAATCCTTATAAGTGTTTGTGTGGATTGTCGAGAATAGGATTTAAAACTGCTGATAGTATATTGTTAGACGTGGATAAAACTTCAAAAGACAATATATCAAAAAACATAAAACCTATAATAGATTTTGGATATGATTTAAAAACGTCAGCACAAAGATGCAAAGCGTGTATTATGTATTTATTAGAAGAAAATGAAACCGAAGGCGGTCATACAAAGATGAGTGCCGTTAAGTTAAAGAAACAATGCGAAAAACTAGCCATAGCTTGCATATCACATTTTGTTGATATTATAAAAAATGATAAAGATATATATTTAGATAATAAAACTAAAGATGTAGCCCTTAAAAACACCTATGATACAGAATTTTATATATCAATGAGAATTAAAGATGGCTTAGGATATAATACCAAATGGGAATTTGATGTTGAAAAGTATAAAACCGTGGATAATATCACACTAACCGATCAACAGACAGACGCTTTAAAGAATATATGTAAATATAATATTTCAATTTTAAATGGCTTTGCAGGTTGCGGAAAATCGCAAACAACAAATTCAATTATTAGAATGCTAAGAGATAATAAAAAGTCGTTTAAATTATTTGCGCCTACTGGCAGAGCTAGTAAAGTATTATCTGGATTTACAAATGAAATAGCGTCAACTATTCATAGAGGTTTAGGATATATGCCTCCTAATGAGTGGGGTTATAATGAAAATGATAAATTATTTTGTGATGTTTTAATAATTGATGAGTTTTCAATGGTAGATATTTTTATTATGAAGAAAGTGTTAGAAGCAATTAATTTTCAAACAACAAAAATATTGATAATTGGTGACTCTGCTCAAATTCCATCTGTAAGTGCAGGAAATGTGTTACACGACTTAGTTAATTCAGGATTGATACCTATAACCACTTTAACACAGGTTTTTAGATATGGAGCTGGCGGATTAATGACCGTAGCAACTAAGACTAGATTTAGTGAGGAATTTTTGACAAATGACATAAAAGGCGTAACATTTTTTGGAGATGATAAAGGATATATATTCATTCCATCTGATCAAGAAAAGTTAGTGTATAATACTATTTCATTATATAAAAAACTATTAACTAAAGGATATAAACCAGAAGATATACTTGTTCTGTCATCTTACAATAAAGGTGACTATGGAACTGTTGAATTAAATTTGAGGTTACAAAAAATAGCGAACCCAAGCTGTTATGGAGATGGATTAAAAATAGGAGATACTTCTTACTATGTAAATGATTTAGTAATACAAACCGTTAATAATTACAAAGCTCCGCTGTATACGGATGGCTTTTTAGATGACTCGGAGGATAATGAAACTTTTGTTCCTAATGGTGAAATTGGTAGGATAGTAAGAATAAACAAAACTAATATGATAATAGACTTTGATGATAAGCAAATAATCTACGATAAGTACATGGCGGCGCAATTGAAATTAGCTTATTCAATATCAACTCATAAATCACAAGGAGGTCAGGCAAAAGTAGTTATATTATTAACTCCAAAAGCTCATACGTTTATGTTAAACTCTAATCTAATATATGTTGGGCAAACCAGAGCAAAAGAAAAATGTTATCACATTGGAAGTATAAATACTGTTAACAGAGCAATCAAATTAAAAGCTAATTTTAATAGAGATACATTTTTAAACGAATTACTAAAAATTTAATAATCTAAAATATAAAATATATTGACAATCGAATTAAGCAATGGTATATTTAATGAGGAAGGAAAACTTTGGATAAATATTTCAATAAAAATGGTATTTTAAGGAGGGCTTATGGAAGATAAGATAGATGAAGCAATTAAATTACTTAGGGGAAAATGGATATGCAGTTAAAAAACTTACAAAGCAAATGGAACATGATATGGATGAATGTGAAGAATCTGATGGAGAAAAAGAATGTTTTGGTTGTGCTTGTAGTATTTGTATAGCTTAATAAAATTTGGCATTTATCGAAAGGAGAATAATATGAAGAAATGACAGTTTGGATTAACGAAAGCCTTAATGGGGATATGGAAATTGATGATATAGATGAAGTTACAGAAATAGAAGATTTTGAAATAAAATATAAAATATAAAAGGAGAATAGTATGGAAGTTAGAAAAATGAATTTGGACGAAAGCCATAAACTTAATACCAAATTTAGAAACAAATCTCACATTGATGAAATGACAAAGAAACTCTTGTTATATTATTCAGATCCAGAAAAGAAAATAAGACTCAAAGAGAAACATCTGTGCAAATATTGTAATTATGTAATGTCTAGATTTGGTGGTGCAGCTATGACCACAGTAGAATGTGCAAACTGTGATGAAGAAAAGACATTTGGTAGCACTTGTGTAGATATTCTTTGTGATAAATGTGCTGAAGAATTAAAATTATGTAAGCACTGTGGTCAGAAGATTGATTAAAATATAAAAAGGAGTCAATATGTTAAAACCGATTGAAGTACGCAATGATAAAATATCTTATCTCTGGACAAAAGAACTTTGTGAAGAGAATATTGGAGTAATATGGAATGAAGAATATGCTCATTACATATTAAGATGTGTGAAATATTGTATGGATAATAAGATTGAAGTTTAGATAAAAAGTATATTTCAATTAGATTTAGGAGGAGATTTAGAAATGAATATTGGAGATAGATTTTTTACGATTGCATATACTTCAAATACGAGAGCGATTGAAGTCGAAATAATAGACATAGAAAATATTGATGGCACTACATGTATTCATTTTCAAAACGTAGAAGATAACATAGATAAATGGTTTAAGCCTATTGAATTTATAGAGCAGTGGAAATTTAATACAAAAGAAGAAGCTGAAAAGAAATTAAAAGAATGTGAAATATAATATAAAAGGTATTTTTTATTAAAATATAACTAAAATATAAAAAGGAGAGTGCGAAATGGAATTTAAGGAATTTAAGAATCTACTACAAGAAAACTTCAATCAGATATCAAAAGATGCAAGTCGCTTATTTGAGGTAAATTTAGACAAAGACGAGATGTGGAATCTGTATTTAGATAGTTACCCAGAAGGAACTAACGAAATTTACAGAGAAAGAAGAGAGCATGATTGTAGTTGTTGTAGGCATTTCGTAAAGAACATTGGAAATGCAGTTATTATTAAGGATAACGAAATAAAAACTATCTGGGATTTTGAAACTGGTAGCACAACATTTCAGCCAGTTATTAATGCTCTATCTGAATACGTAAAGTCAAAAGCTGTTTCAGATGTTTGGATAAGCAAATTTAAAAAGATAGGCACTGATAGAAATTTTGAAGAATTAGAAAATGGAAAAGTAACTGAATGGCAGCACTTTTATTTAGAATTGCCAGACAAATTTGTTGACAAAAGTGGTAAGTCAGAAGGAGATATTAAAGGCACTTATAGGGATACAAGAAACGTATTTAAAAGATCTCTAGATGAAATAACCGAAGAAAGTTTACTAACTGTATTGGAGCTAATATCTCAAAATTCTCTATATAAAGGCGAAGAATGGAAAGTAGTATTAATTGAATTTCTAATATATAAGAAAGAATACGATAAGTTGCAGACAACAAAAGAAAAAGAAAATTATACTTGGGAACAATCTGTGAAAGTTGGTGGTGCTATTGGAAGAATAAAAAATCACAGTATAGGAACATTGCTTATTAATATAAGCGAAGGTATGGATTTGGATACAGCAGTAAGAAAGTATGAGGCAATAGTCGCTCCTGAAAATTATAAAAGACCTAAAGCAATCTATACTAAGAAAATGCTTGAAGACGCTAAAAAAACAATAGAAGAACTTGGCTATATGGAGTCCTTGAACAGAAGATATGCAACATTGGATGATATAACCGTAAACAATATATTGTTCTCAAACAAAGATTCTGCAAAAAGAATAAGCGGGTCAGACATATTTGAAGAAATGTCTAGTGAAATTGCAACTAATCCTAAAAAGTTTTCTAAGGTTGAGGAAATTTCAATAGACGATTTTGTAAAAAATGTATTACCAACAACAAAAGAAATTGAAGCATTCTTAGATAATAAACACTCTAGCAATATGGTATCGTTAATAGCTCCAGAAAATAAAGATAGTAAGACTATGTTTAAATGGAACAATGGATTTAGTTGGGCTTATTCTGGAAACATAACTGATAGTTCAATGAAAGAAAATGTTAAATCCGCAGGTGGTAACGTAGAAGGAGTGTTGAGATTTTCAATACAATGGAATGATAATGAATATGACGGCAATGATTTAGACGCTCACTGTATTGAACCTCGTGGTAATGAGATTTGTTATAGTAATAAAATTAACCGATATACTACTGGACAATTAGATATTGATATAATCAATCCGACAAGAAATAAACCTGCCGTTGAGAATATTACTTGGACGGATAAAAATAAAATGCAAGAAGGTACTTATAAATTTTTTGTTCACAATTATACACATAGAGGTGGGAAAAGTGGATTTAAGGCTGAAATTGAATTTGATGGTCAGATATATTCTTTTAAATACAATAAAGAATTAAAAAATAATGAAAAGGTTCAAGCTGCAGAAGTTACGTTTGATAAAAACATAGGATTTACCATCAAAGAAAAACTGCCATCAAATGTATCATCAAAAGAAGTATGGAATTTGAAAACAAATCAATTTGTTCCAGTATCAGTTGTTTGTTATTCGCCAAATTATTGGGATGAGCAAGATAATATTGGGCATAGACATTATTTATTTATGCTAAAGAACTGTATTAATCCAGAGCAGCCGAATGGCTTTTACAATGAGTTTTTAAAAGAAGATTTAATGCAGCACAGAAGGGTATTTGAGGCACTTGGAGGTAAGATGGCAGTAAAAGATGTTGAGGATCAACTATCAGGACTTGGGTTTTCATCAACCAAAAGAAATGAACTATTAGTTAAGGTAAAAGGACAATCAGAAAGAGTAATTAAAATAAAAATATAATATAAAAGGAGAAAATAAGATGAGCGAAAATATGTTTGAAAGTGCAGTAAGGGGCAAGATGAGGTTTCCATTTAAAGGGTTAGTATCTGCCGAAGATTTGTGGGATTTGTCAGTTGAAAGTCTAGATTCAATTTTTAAATCTCTAAATTCTCAGCTAAAGCAAGTAAAAGAAGAAAGTTTACTTGATACAAGAACTAAACAAGACAAGGAACTTGATACAAAAATTGAAATTGTAAAGTATATAGTTAAAGTTAAGCTAGAAGAAGAAAATTCAAAACTTAAAGCTAGAGCAAGAAAAGAACAAAAGCAGAAAATATTGGAGATAATGGCGGCAAAACAAGATGAAAGCTTACAGAATAAGTCGCTAGAGGAACTTACAAATATGTTTAATGAGTTAAATAGTTAATAGTAGGGAGATTATTTCTCCTACTATTAAATCGCATACAATATATAGACAACACAATTAATTAATATACTATATATTGATTACGAATTTCAATAAAACCGTTGTTTTAAAGCAATTTAGGAGGTTAATATGGATTTATTCTGGTTTTTACATAAAAATGGTGCGTTAAATGGTCGTTCAGAATTTAGAAGATTAGTCTGTATGGGGAAGATTTATGTTAATTCTGTTCCTATAAAATTTGATGAACATTATAATTTGGAACTAAAAGAAAACGATATAGTTTCAATTGGAGAATACCAAAGAAGGGTATGGGTAGTTTAATATGAGTGCAAAGATTATTGATTTTCAAGAATACAGTAAGAAAAAAGATGCTGAATTAATTAAACAAGAATATCAAGAATTTGTTGGCTTACTTAAACATCTTACCAATATTCAAGAATCAAAACATGAAATGATGACTATTGTTTGTGGTAATGGAATGTATGGATATTATGATGATAGCGGTGAAAATATTACTGATGAGTTCATGAATGAATATGTTGGAATAGTTCCAGTGAATGACATAAATTATGATGATTTATTAATTAGTGTTTTAATTTCACAAAATCCGAAAAGTGTAGTAATAACTGATTCTCATGAAATTGAGAATGAAGAGCTGATTAGAACACTGAAAGAAATTTTTGAAGACAGGATTTTGTTTATGTAAAATAAAAGGAGAAAAATATGAGTAAAAATATAGAACTTAAATTAAATGCCAAAATGGTTGCTTATGAGTTATTTTGTATAAAATGCAGAAATGCAAAATTTGAAGAGAAAGAAGATTCATCTAAAGATACCATTACTTCAACTTTTGAAAACATGGTCTTTGAAGATAATAAATGCGACAAATGCGGGTGCAATACTTTTGATGTAGATTGTTTTATAAAGTTAGATGTTCAAGTGCCTAAAGAGCCAGTTCCTCCGCCTACTAGAATAGTAACAGAAGGAAAATTGCTTTAAAATACAAAATTTATTTAAAAGGAGTTACTATGAAAAATTACTCTAAAATTAGATTATATGAAATTAATAAAAATGTTAGATGTATAAAATGTAGGCACAAAGGAGCAGTTCAATTTTACGGTCAATGGTATCCTAATGGACTAGGAGATGATGCTAGAAAAGTTCCTGAATTACAAAAATATAGAGATAACTTTTTTATGAATCCTACTTGTAGTTTTGGAGGCATTATGCCTTGGGAATGCACCAATTGCGATAATTATGGACTTATTGATTTTGTTAGTTTGGAAGGATATGTAATGGCTTTTGAAACCACAAGAGATTAAATTAAAATTGCGGTTTT